ATGCAATTATCCATGGTACTGTATATGCTACTGATGGTAAATTTACTGGTGAAGTTGAAGCAACAAGTGGTGAATTTAGAGGTAAAGTCCATGCTACTGAGTTAACATTAGGATCTGGTGTTAAGATTTCTACTAGTGATATTGATGGTATTGATCAATATGCAAAGTTAAGTGACATTAGCGGATCTGGTGAAGTAGTAATTCCAAGTAATGTTATAACTGCAGATAAGGTAGAAATTAGTGAAGAAGTAGATGAAAATGGTATCAAAACTCAGACAATTACTGTTGGTGATAAGGAATATACAAGTATCATTGGTGGTGACTTCGTTTTAACTAATGTAGGTTTAGGTCAAGAAGATGGTACTTATACTAAGATTTCTAAAGAAGGATTACTTACTGCTAACAATGCAATTATCCATGGTACTGTATATGCTACTGGCGGTGAATTTTCTGGTACTGTAAGAGCTACTGATGGTGAATTTAGAGGTAAAGTTACAGCTACCGAATTAACATTAGGATCTGGTGTTAAGATTTCTACTAGTGATATTGATGGTATTGATCAATATGCAAAGTTAAGTGACATTAGCGGATCTGGTGAAGTAGTAATTCCAAGCAATATTTTAACATCAGATAGTGTTGAAGTCATCAGTGAAACTACTGAAAACGGTGTTACTACTAAAAAAGTTAAAGTTGGAGATACAATATTTACCACTATTAGTAGTGATGATGGTAATTTTATTATAACTGACGTTGGTTTAGGTGAAAATACTGATGACGGATCAAAGAGCTACACTAAAATTTCTAAAGACGGTCTGTTAACTGCTAAGAACGCACTTGTTTATGGTACCGTATATGCTAATGAAGGTAGATTTACTGGTGATATCGTAGCTAATTCGTTAACTTTAGGAAACGATGTTAAGATTTCTACTAGTAAGATCGATGGCATTAACAACTATGCAACAACAAGTAGTTTAAACAATTATGCGAAAAAAGCAGACCTCCCAAAATCTGTTAGTGACCTTGGATTTGATGATTCTAACATTGTCTATAAAGGTGACATTACTCAAACTCAAAAAACAGATAGCGATGGTGTTTCGTATGTTGAAACTACAGTACCTACTTCTAATGGAAACGTTACGTATTCAACCTATGATGCAGACGACTATATGGTTTTCGGTAGAAGTAAGGGTACAGATAGTGATGGACAAAACTATATTTGCGTTAGCAAGGAAGGTTTATTGACTGCTAGAAATGCAGTTGTTTATGGCACTGTCTATGCTACCGATGGTGAATTTTCTGGCACTGTTGAAGCATCCACTATTAAAGGCTCTACTATTGAAGGTGGTTCTTTATCTATCACTAGTTCTGATGGTACGACTTCAGCTCAAGTTTCATCTGATGGTGTTTTAACTGCTAAAGGCGCAAATATTACTGGCGTGATTAATGCTACTACGTTAAATTTAGGATCTGGTGTTTCTATACCCACCAAGAATATTCCTGGTTTGAACAATTATGTTACTGATGCAGCATTAACTGCTAAATTGGGAAGCTACGCAAAGTTAGAAGATATTAGTGGGTCTGGCGAAGTGGTAATACCAGCTAATGTTTTAACTGCAGACAGTGTTGTAATTAGTGACGAAGTAGATGAAAATGGTATTACCACTCAGAAAATTACTGTTGGTACTAAGGAATATACTAGTATTACCAATGGTAGGTTTGTTTTAACTGATATTGGTTTAGGTACAGATACAACAAATGGTTCAAAGAGTTATACTAAAATTTCTTCAGATGGTTTATTAACTGCTAAGAATGCTATTGTCTATGGTACCGTATATGCTACTGATGGTAAATTTACTGGTGAAGTTGAAGCAACAAGTGGTGAATTTAGAGGTAAAGTCTATGCTACTGATGGTGAATTTAAAGGTAAGGTTACTGCAACAAGTGGTGAATTTACTGGTACTATTCACGCTACTGACGGTGAATTTAAGGGTGATATTACATCAGGTTCTACCATTACAGGTGCTACCATTAGTGGTGGTTCTTTGTCCATTGGTGGTTCTACTACTTCAGCTCAAATTACATCTGCTGGTAAATTAACTGCTACTGGTGCTGATATTTCTGGTAAGATTACTGCTACTTCTTTAACATTAGGGTCTGATGTAAAGGTTCCTACAAGTAATGTTAGCGGATTATCTACAGTTGCAACTAGTGGTAAATATAGTGATTTAACTGGAAATCCTGATTTAAGTAGTTATGTTACTAACACAACTTTATCAAATCAGTTAGCAAATTATGCAACAAAATCTGGAGATCTATCTGCTTATCTCAAAACCAACGATTTAAATGCTAAGTTGGGTACATTGAATGTTGCGTATAATGGTGACGTAACAACAACTCAAACTACTGATACTACAACAGGAATTACTACGACAACATCAACTTACAAAGATTCCAATGGTAAAACACATACTACTACTACTTATACTACTGACGGTAGTAACTACGTATTATTGAATAAAACCAACGAGTGGGGATCAGGCGATAGTCTTATAAAGATATCCAAAAATGGACTTCTTGAAGCAAACAATGCTATTATTAAAGGCGAAATTCATGCAACTAGTGGTACATTTAGTGGTACGCTTGCTGCAGGTATTGTTAATGCTAATGCTATTGCTGCTGATGCTGTAACTGCTGATAAGATTAAGGCAGGTGCTGTTGATGCAGATGCGATTGCTGCAGGAGCTATTACTGCTGGAAAGATAGACGCAGGTGCTATTACTGCTGAAAAGATTACTGCTGATGCTGTAACTGCTGATAAGATTAAGGCAGGTGCTATTACTGCTGAAAAGATTACTGCTGATGCTGTAACTGCTGATAAGATTAAGGCAGGTGCTATTACTGCTGAAAAAATTGACGCAACTGCTATCAATGCAATTGCTATTGAAGCAAGTAATATTACTGCCGATAAAATTAATGCAGGCGAAATTGATGTAACTCATATAGAAGCAGATGGTGGTAGTATTGCTGGATTTACAATATCTGGTACTAAACTTTATACCAATGAATATAAAAATTCACTTACTGCAATTGATGAATCAGGTGTTTATATCGGTACAGACGGTATCTGTGTAGGTGCTGACATAGATTCTAGTATTACATTAGATGCATCTACAGGTAAATTGATTGCAAATAATGCAGAAATTATTGGTAAGGTTACTACAAATGATATTACTGCTACAAAGGGTAAGATCGGTGGCTTTATATTAAATGATAACAAATTAACTACTAACCAGACAAAATCTAGTATTGACTGTACCACTGTGGAAGGCGTATATATTGGCCCTGATGGCATAGCCGTTGGCCACCCACTAGTCAATAACAATGGCAGTATTTCTTATCCAGGTGTTACGATAGAAGCATCTTCTGGTAGATTAATTGCGAATAATGTAGATATCACAGGCGGTGCTTTAACCATAGGTGATACTAGAGGTACAAAATACGCTCAAATTACATCTGATGGTGTTTTAAAAGCTAGTAATGCAGAAATTTCTGGTGTAATTACTGCAACAAGTGGTGGCATCGGTCCTGTAACCATTAGTAATGAGTATGGTATTGCAAATAGTGCAACGCTAGCAGTTGCATCTTGGGGAGTGGGAACAAATAACAATTTCAATGGTTACAGTAGTATTAGTTTAAACATTAACTCTAGCACATATAGTATAACTACAACAAAAAGTGGAAGTTCTCCTATTGTATTATTTAGTGGTAAGAGTGATTCAGATGCATCATTAAATGAAGATGCTGCAGGTAATACTACTAAATGTAATTTCTATGTCACTAGTAGTGGACTTGTTAAAGCTAATGACATCTTATGCTGTGGTGATATTTTATGCGATGGAGGTAATATTTCTTTAATAAGTGCTTCTGGAGCATCTAATTTAAATGGTAGTATGCTTACTTTAAATAAATCCTCAAATAATTTAAATGTAGCTATAGCACCAGACTCTATTTATTGGAAAAATGGAGTAAGCTCAGTCGGTAGTATCACTGCTGCAAATAAAGATTATATGGCTCTTACTGGTACATGGAGAACGAGTAACAATTTCTATGTTAATGTAACTAGCAGTAGTGCCATTTTGAACAAACTTCCAGATACTGCATTGCTTGGAAGTGTAAGTTCTAATGGACAAGAGTTAAAAACCGCAACTCATATTAACGTTGCAAAAGCAATTGAATATTTGGCCGATGCGGTACAGACATTACTTAACTCATAAGTATAAAATATACAGTGAAAAAAAATCTAATTTGTAGAATCAAAAAGTCTATATTTGTCTGTTAGTTTTTAAAACTTACAAACAACAATTTTAAAAATTATATAGGATAAAGGGATTTCTCCCTTTATCCTATTTTTATTTTAAACTTTCTTACTCGTAATCTTTACCAGTAATTTCCTTGAACTGGTCAGCAGTGATAAGACCCTTAACTACCATTTTTCTGATAAATTCTTCAGTCCAACCAACCATACAATTCTCATAGTTTTTCTTAATACGACGAATGTCAACCATAATCTTAAGCCTCCTCTTTCATCATGTCATTAAGAATCTGATACTCAAGAGCAGCAGCAATACGTTCCTCTGCAGTAGATTCACCAGTGCTTACAACAGGAGCATCCTCATAAGCTTCGATAGCATCAAGATAGTCTTGATCTTCTACACAAGCAGAGAAATCTACACCCATCTTTCTATAAGTATCTACAAAAGAACTAAACTCTGCTACAAATGCACCGTTAATAATACCACCAGCAACAACCATCTTAACAGCAGGAATTCTAACCCAGCCATAACGAGACATCCATTGTTCAGCAGTTAATTCTTCACCAACAGGTGTGTAAATATTTGACTTTTTATCCCAAATCTGGTATTTTGCCATTTTACCTTTTCCTCCTTGAAAAGTTTACTTTTTTATATTGTTTTGAAAAATTTTATAAGTTTAAACTTGTTTAAATACTTGAATTGTAGGAACAGGGGCATTATTTTTTATACCACCTGTTACAATTATATAGTTGCCAAGCTCAAAAACAAAAGGTATTTCTTGAGTGGTATTTAATGTTACTGGTTCTAATTTTCGAACTAAACTACTGTCAAATGATTCAATTGTATTAGATGGTGTAATAATAGTAGGATTGTAAGTATATACTTCACCACCCATAAAATATGCAGAACCATTTGAGCTACTAAATCCAGCCAATTTTTGTAATGCTTTTGATAATTTAGTTGTTGTAACCACTAAATCCTTGCTAACAATATCAACTACGTCCAAACTAGTATAAGTAGGGTTACCACCAGCAAATAAAGCATGGTTACCTGTTGATGCACCTGCAACATAAAAGCGAGATGTTGATAATTTGGCACTTGTACTTACTTTTGTACCAGAACTGTTATAAACTTCTAGATTAGTACCTCCACAAAAGATTGCATAAGAGTTATCAATGTAACTAGAAGTGTCATCAATAGGAAGCATAGATTCATTAATATTGCTTAGCTTACTAACAGTTAAACTACTATTGATACTATAAACATCACCAGAGCTATTACCACAAAAAACTGCGTAGTCATTGTTAATTCTTTCAACTAATATATTTGAAAAACCAGTTGGTAAATTAGCTGCTAATGTAAATGTTAAGCTATTGTTCAGTGTATGGATATCTGTCATAGTAACTGAGCCAGATTCTACGTTTGCAGTGTTATAAGTTGACTTAAGTCCACCAAATATTACTGCATTGTTTCCTAAATTAGTAACACCACGAGCACTATTCTTACCAATGTTTGCAGATAATGTAACTTTTGTTAAACTAGAGTTATAAACATCAGCTATATCTGTGTAAATTGCATGATAACTACTGTTAGAACCTATTTGTCCGCCCATAAAAAATGCATGATTTTTATCACTAGTTGTACCTGCATACATTTTTTGACGTTGAGAATAACCTGAAGGGAAACTTAAGTTTTCAACAGTTGCATTTACAGATTCTAAAGTTACAGGATTAAAATACACTGTTCTAGCAATACCATTAGCATCACCAATATAGATCTTTTTAATTTTCTTAGCAACTCCATTAACACCAATGTAAGCATTTCTAGCCTTTTTAGCTACATTTCCACTGCCTATAAAGAGACCTTGAGCCATAATTTTATCCTCCTCTCTTTATAAACTTAATTACGCTTCGTAGTAAATATAGATTTCACCAGTTGCTAAAGCAGTTGTTCCTGCTACCATATCAGTAGTACCAGCTCTAATATTTCTAACCTGCGCAGTAGTAAGACCTGTAACTGCAGAAGCATTAGCTACAACTTGTCCACCTAAAGTACCAGCAGTAATAGTGTTAGCTGCTTGATTGTGAGAAGATGCAGCTGCACCAATTTCAGCTAAAGTATAAGATACATCTGCTTCACCATTGAATGTCTTATTGCTTGCATTACCAATAGTAATCTTTCTAGCATTAGCTAACTTAGTAGCAGAAGCTACATTACCAGTAGGTACAACATAATCAGTACCAGCAATAGCTTGAGTAACATTACCGCTACCAGTTCCCTTTAACATGCCATTAATATTGATAGTTGCTTGCTTACCTGCAATAGATGCTAAAGCAGCATTAAAAGCAGCTTCTGTTCCTTGATAACCAGCACTAACAGCTGCTTCATAAGCAGACTTACCATCTTCACCAGATATGGTAGGTAGTGGAGTCCAGTACTCATATGTGACAGTAATATTGTTAGTTCCACTGACAGGTGCAGTTGCAAATACTATATTTTTACCAGATACACTATATGCAGTAGCTTCAATTTCAGTAGTTCCTACCATAATTTGTGTAACTTGATGCGGAGTATTTTGTAAAGTGAACGTAGTTAAAGCACCGTTGCCACTAAAATTTTCTGTATTAGGAAGTTTTATTTTTAAAATTTCAGACATAATTTTTGTTTACTCCTTTCCTATATAAAAATTAGAAATCTTATATGTATTTGTTCTGTATTGCATTGTAAGATACAAGAGAACCATATTTCTAATAGTTTGTTTTGAAGGAAGTTGTTAGAATATTTTAAGAAGGGTAAAGGGAAGATTCCCTTTACCCCAGTTTTGTATTAAAATTTTGTAAGAGTTTTAGCCTACACGATATTTCTTTGTTTTTAAACAGTAGTATCTTGTTTAGCTTTATTCTCTTCTTGAGCTTGCTTAAGCTCTTCTTGCTGTTTAGCAAAGTTACGCTGTTCTTCTTCTTTTCTAGCCATCTCACGTTCTTCGTTAGCTCTATTGTGTACCTGAGAGTTAAGCTCAGACACAATATATTCTAGCAAAAAGCATGGAACACCTTTCATAACAGCGTTGTTAACAACTTGTACTAAATTGTTCTTAATATCATCTAGTTCTAAAGCTAAATGACGAGATGTGTTTTCCTGATTCATTTTTGTTTTACCTCTTCCCTTATTGTTTTTAAGACCATACTATTTAGGAGTGAGACATTTAGTCATCACATCTTATTTCATATTGTTCTAGTTCTAGTTGATCATATAGTTTTTTTAGTTGGTCTTCAAGATCTATTGGGTTTTGTTCTAAGTAATTTTTATAAATTCTTAATCTGTTAACAGCAAGTTGTTTGTACTCATCAGATACAGGTGTCCATCTAATTCGTTTAAGACTTACTAAAAAATCTTTATCAAGCGGTTCATTTGTTAGATAATAGGAACCTACGCATAGATGATAAAGGTATTTAGTGTAATGATCTTCAAGGATTTTTCCTTCTGTAAGAATTCGTTCTATTAAGTCTCTTTGAATGTTGAAAAAACAATAAGCACTTATGTGACTTAGTTGATTTTTTACAGAGTGTATTTTGTCTATAAGTTCTTTGTATTTAGGATTCTCATAGATAATAAAATCATCGCAAAGATTACTTATAAATAAATTTCCAATGCAACTCGATACTGGAGAATTATCAATATCAAATATTTTATTGATTGGTCGAAAGTACCAATGTACTTTTCTACCTCTATACATAAGATATTCATATTGTGAAGCATCAATAAATTCTCCGCCTATGGTATAAACGACAATATCGTAGTCACTTCTGTCATCTGTGACATCAATAAGCATTGAGCCACTTACATAGATAAACACTATTTCTGTTGGATTAAACTTGAAAATATTCTCATAGTAAGACGTATTCTTAAAAGCTTCAATAAATTCTTTCATTTGTCTACCTCTTCAAAAATAATTTCATAGCAATCTTCATCACAGATTGGCTCTTTTAGCCGTACTACACCATCATAATAGTATTTTCTTAAAATTACTTCTTTTCCACAATTTTCACCTGTTTTTGTATTTCGAATATAACCGCCTTCATTGATACTATATGATTTGTACATGGGGGAGTCAGCCCATAAGGAAAACTCCCCTTCAGTTGAAATTTGTTTAAACTTAGTACTATTTGTCATACAACCACCTTATTATGCAGTAGATGTATCTTCTTCAACTTCGACAGACTTAGTCTGAGTGGTTGCCCAAGAAACACTGAAGGTTGCTGTATACGTTTTTGTAGTACCAGATACACTGCTTGTAATAGCTGCAGTTGCGGTTTCTATGTGGTTAAAGTTTGCACTACATGTTCTTGTTGCTGTACAAGATGAACCATCGTCAGCCCATGTATAAACTATTGTTGGCAACCAAACATGCTGTCCAGGTGCAGGAATTGATTCTGTCTTAGTCTGAGTTGTAGCCCAAGAATCACTGAATGTAGCTGTATATGTTCTTACACCAGGAGTGAGACAATCTATCGGAGTTGTAATCTTACTTGTGATAGTTGCAGTAGAAGTTTCACTGTGTGACAAGTTGTTTTGACAGGTTCTTGTTGCTGTACATGCTGTGTAACCAGTCCAAGTGTAATTAGGATCATTCCAACTGTGTCCAGTAGCAGGAATATCTACATCCTTAGTCTGGTCAGTTGCCCAATCTACTGTGAAATCAGCAGTATAACGTCTGGTACCTTTTGCCGTACAAGTAGCTGCTTTAGTAACAGAGTTAGTTGTGTTAACTGTAGAGCTTTCTGGGTGGTTTGCATTATTACAAACTCTAGATGCAGTACACTTAGAGTTATCACTAGACCAAACATAGGTTGTAGTTTTCCAACTGTGTCCAGTAGCAGGAATAGTTACGTCCTTAGTCTGATCAGTCGCCCAAGACTTAGTGAAGTCAGCTTTATACGTTCTAACACCAGTTGCAGTGCAAGTAGCTGCTTTAGTAACAGAACTTGTAGTACTAACAGTTTCTTGTTCCTTATGAGAACTATCATTCTTACACGTTCTAGTTGCAGTACAAGTAGAATTAGTACCATCCCATGTATAAGTAACTTCCCAATTATGTCCAGTAGCAGGAATATTTTGAACGTCCTTAGTCTGATCCGTTGCCCAAGACTTAGTGAAGTCAGCTTTATACGTTCTAACACCAGTTGCCGTACAAGTAGCTGCAGTTTTAACAGAGCTTGTAGTATTAACAGTTTCAGATTCAGGGTGAGTGGAATCATTCTTACATGCTCTTACAGCAGTACACTTTGAATAATCACTGTTCCAAGAATAACTAACTGTATCCCAACTGTGTCCAGTAGCAGGAATAGTTACGTCCTTAGTCTGATCCGTTGCCCAAGATTTAGTGAAGTCAGCTTTATACGTTCTAACACCAGTTGCTGTACAAGTTGCTGCAGTTTTAACAGAATTTGTAGTATTAACTGCTTCTTGCTCATTATGACTGGAGTCATTTTTACATGTTCTAGTTGCAGTACAAGAAGAATTAGTACCATCCCATACATAAGTAGGACTATCCCAGTTGTGTCCAGTAGCATTAATAGTCACATCCTTAGTCTGATCTGTTGCCCAAGATTTAGTGAAGTCTGCAGTATATCGTCTATTACCTGCTGTAGTACAGGTTGCTGCTTTAGTAACAGTACTTGTACTATTGACTGTTTCAGATTCAGGATGAGTAGTATCATTCTTACATGCTCTGGTTGCTGTACACTTAGAATTATCATTACTCCAAGAGTAAGTAACAGTATCCCAGTTGTGTCCAAGCTTAGGTTCAGTAACATCCTTAGTCTGATCCGTTGCCCAAGACTTAGTAAAGTTAGCATAGAATGTTCTAATACCAGTTGCCGTACAAGTAGGATTAGTTGTAACTTGGCTGGTAGTATTAACAGATTCTTGTTCATTATGACTGGAATCATTCTTACATATTCTAGTTGCAGTACAAGTAGAGTTCGTACCATCCCATGTATAAGAAGGACTGTTCCAACTATGTGCTGTTGAGACAATATTAACATTTTGCACTGCTTTAGTTTGCTTAGATGCCCAAGATTTAGTAAATGTAGCAGTGTAAGTAGTTGTACCCTTTGTTGTACAAGTAGGAGAAGTTGTAATAACAGCAGTTGTATTAACTGTTTCAGTTTCTGGATGGTTTGCATTAGCACAAGTTCTTGTAGCTGTACATGTCTTATAATCACTACTCCAACTATAAGTAGGATCATTCCAACTATGCCCAGTAGCAGGAATAGTAGCGGATGTTTGTGCAATACCAGCATCAGCCCAACTTTCTGTAAAGTGAGCAGTGTAAGTCATTGTACCATCAGTTGTACATGTTGCTGCCTTTGTTTCTGCACTAATGATGGTATAAGTTGTAGCAGTTTCTTTATGATTTTGATCGGTTTTACAAGTTCTAGTTGCAACACATGCACTATAACCAGCCCACGCATAAGTAGGATCATTCCAACTATGTCCAGTAGCAGGTTCTGGTCCTGTGGTTGTCTTATCAGTAGCCCAAGTTTCAGTAAAGTTTGCTGTGTAAGATCTAGTACCATCTTGAGTACATGTTGGGTTAACTAAGATAGAGCTTGTGATCTTAGCCGTTGCGGTCTCAATATGAGAAGAGCTATTCTTACATGTTCTAGTTGCATAATAACCTGAGATACCATCTCCTGAATAATTAGGTTCATTCCAACTATGCGCTGTAGATACAATAGCAACATTTTGCACGGACTTAGTTTGCTTAGACGCCCAAGATTTAGTAAATGTAGCAGTATAAGTTGTTGTACCTTTAGTCGTACAAGTAGGAGAAGTTGTAATAACGGCAGTTGTATTAACTGTTTCCTGTTCATTATGGCTGGAATCGTTCTTACAAATTCTAGTAGCAGTACAAGTAGAATTTGTACTATTCCACGAGTAAGTAGGTTCTTTCCAATCATCTCCGATTGCTGGTACGAAATTATCAGTGTACGTAGCATTACATACAGAACAAGTATAAGTTGTGTAACCATCTGTAGTACAAGTAGGATTAGTTACCACTGAGTTATACTTATGACCTAAAGCTGGAACGACAGTTTGTGCCACGAGTATTTCATCACAGCCTGAGCACTTAGAACCTTCTGTTAAACCAGTAGCAGTACATGTGGGCGCAACTGCAGCAAGAATAATCTTATCCCAGTTATCATGGCTATGTCCAAGAGCTGGAATTGTAGCAGTTTCATAAGCATCACAAACTGAACAATCTCTACGCTTTTCACCTTTTGCACTTTCAGTAGGTGCTTTAGTTTCATACCAATCACCAAATGTATGTCCAGTAGCGTAAATAGGAGCAGTTGTTGTTCCATTTGCATTTTCAGCTTCTGCCCAAGATTCTTTAAAATGAGGAGTATATGTCATAGTACCATTAGTAGTACATGTTGCTGCTTTTGTTACTACGTCATTAACACTGTTAGATGTAGCGGTTTCTTTGTGACTTGAATCATTCTTACAAGTTCTATAAGCAACACATACACTATAACCAGCCCATTCATAAGTAGGACTATTCCACTTATGTCCAGTAGCAGGTTCTGGTCCTGTGGTTGTTTTATCTTTTGCCCAAGTTTCAGTAAAGTTTGCTGTGTAAGATCTAGTACCATCAGATTCACAAGTTGGGTTAACTAAGACAGTGCTTGTGATCTTAGCCTCTGCGGTCTCAATATGAGAAGAGCTATTCTTACATGTTCTAGTTGCATAATAACCTGAGATACCATCTCCTGAATAATTAGGTTCATTCCAACTATGCGCTGTAGATACAATAGCAACATTTTGAACTTCCTCTGTTTGTTTAGACGCCCAATCTGCTGTAAACTTTGCAGTATAAGTCGTCCAACCTTTGGTTGTACAAGTAGGAGAAGTTGTAATAACAGCAGTTGTATCGACTGTTTCGGTTAAGTCATGACTAGAATCATTTCCACACGCTCTTGTAGCAGTACATTTCTTATAGTCACTACTCCACTCATAAGATACAGACCACTTATGTCCAGTAGCATAAATAGGAGCAGTTGTTGTTCCATTTGCAATACCATCTTGTGCCCAAGCTTCTGCAAAACGAGGAATATAGGTCATTACACCATTAGTAGTACATGTTGCTGCCTCTGTTTCTACACTAATAATGCTGTCAGTTGTAGTAGTTTCTTGATGATTTGGATCAGTTTTACAAGTTCTAGTTGCAACACATACACTATAGCCAGCCCACGAATAGGTAGGTTCATTCCAACTGTGTCCAGTAGCAGGTTCTACAACATTAACATCCTGTCTCTCTGCCCAATCTTTATCGTTAGCAAATTTAGCAGTGAACATTCGAGTACCGTCTTGAGTACAAGTTGGAGCAAATGTAACAGTATCAGTAACTTCGCCTGTAGCAGTTTCTATATGATTTGAGTTAAGCTTACAAGTTCTAGTTGCAACACAAGTTGAATAATCGTCTGCCCAATCATATTCTGTATCACCCCATTCATGAACGTGATTCAACATCGGGATAGGTTCAATCTTCTGATCATAAGCCCAATCTTTATCAAATGTAGCAGTATACGTTCTTTCTCCTTCTTGAGTCTCAGTTGGCTGTTTAGTAATTTCACTTGTGATAGATACTAAAGTAGCAGTTTCTGAGTGTCTGAGATTTCGTTTACATGCCCTTGTAGCACTACATGCGGTATAACCAGTCCAAGTATATACAGGATCGAACCAGTCATGTCCAAGTGGTAATCCTTCAGTAGTACCACATACGGAACAAGTTTTTGCTGTATCACACGTTGCATCAATCCAAGTATGAGGAAGAAGACTGCCACTATAACCGTCTGTGTAAGAATGATTACATCTACTACAAGTATACTTCTTGTGTGCTTGAACAGTACATGTAGCTTCTATTTCTTCTACTGTATAAGCGTGACCTCTTGCAGGTAATGTGTCAGTGTAAGAAAATCCGCAGTCAGAACAAGTATAAGTAGTTTTACCCTCTGACGTACAGGTTGGTTGTATAGTAGTACTTGTATAATGGTGCTGTATCAAAGTAGGAACACCATTTTCGTAACGCCAGTATGGATAATCTTCTGGTATTTTCTCTTGCGGATGTTCCGCACTATAGTAATAGTGCGGAACACCATTTATAACAGTTGCCCATTGGTTAGTTGAGATGTCTACTATTTTTAGAACAAAGTTACTCCACTGTTCTTCTGTACCCTTAAAATAAACTTTGTTAAGATTATACCCTTTTGTAGATGAATCATAAAATGTGTAATTGCCAAAAGTAGAAAGACTAGCTGGAAGCACTACCCAATCAAGATTAGAACAATCTTGAGCAAAACCATCTCCAATTTCTGTAACAGAATCTGGGATAATCAGATTTGTAATAGAACAATTGTTAAATGTATGACGTCCAATCCAAGTAATACTATCGGGAATGGTAATACTAGTAATATTCTTACTGCTAAAACTATTAACTTCAACAGCATTACTATTAGAAATACCAGTGACAGCTTTATTGTTATACGTACTAGGAATTACTAAAGAAGAAGGTGCTTCTTTACCAGCCGCAGACGTTACTGAATATGAGTCACTCCAATCCAAATAGTTAAAGACAAAATATGAGTTTTCCCATATAGTCACCCCATTAAATACTACCCTGTCTAAATAAACACCATTTGGATTATTTTTATCTTTCCATATTACAGCACTTAATTCAGAGTTACCATATTTTAAAGGCATATTTCTTCCTCCTTACATCGCTACCGCTTCATAGGTCTTACCAGATACAACAGGATCCGTAGATTCGGTAGTTGAAATAGTAAGTGTATTAGTAGCAGCATCGTAACTAAGTTTCACACATCCAAAAGTGCTAGCAGAAGCCACTGGCAGTGTGTGAACATGGTCTATATCGGCATAGTTCCCGTCTTTGCTAACAGTGATAATACCATTTTCACTTGAAACACCTGTAACAGCTTTTCCACTGCCCTGTGTTACAATAGTCGAGCTAATCTGAATATTGCCGCTAGCATCTGATACTACGGCAACACCGCCAGTTCCAGCAATTTTGTGTTGTGATTTTACTACACCACCATCAGGAAACAATTTTAAATAAGTATTACCATTTGTAGTAGCTGCGTTAGCTGTAACGCCGACATTACCAACACAAGTGGTAAACTGAGTATTACCATCTCCAACGGATTCACCAGCTGTTGGAGCGTAAACATCAGTATTTGTACCATTAATATTAATAGATGCAATCTTAGTACCAGATTTTTGAATCTGGCTCCAAGATACTTCATCACCACCGCCTACGCCATCTGGAGAAGGTGCATAAATATCAGTATCTGTACCATTAACATCAATTGTGGCAATTTTTGTTCCAGATGTTAAATGTTGAGTGACATTTACAGTGTCACCACCGCCACCTACGCCATCTGGAGAAGGTGCATAGACATCTGTGGCTGCTGCATCACCTATTTTAATTGTAGCAATCTTAGTACCAGATTTTTGAATCTGATTCCAAGATACTTCAAGATCTTCTAACTTCTCTTGTAGATCTTGTCCGTCTAAAGCAATAGTATTTGCAGTTACAGTAGTAGTATCTAACCCACTAGAGTCAATGGTAGTTCCAATATTTCCACTACCATCTACAATAGTAAATGAAGTAGAACCAGATACAATTTCTTCAGTAATTTCATCTCTGAAAGTACTAAGATCAACTGTTTTTGTATTGACTGCTGTTACATGACCATTACCATCTCTAGTAACACTATCGACAGCGGTAAATCTGTCATTGTTACTACTAGATGGTGTCTCGATGTCATCATTATCATCTGCACCCATTGTTATATCTGGATGCTTAGTTAAGAATGTAGCTCCTTTAGTTGCTGTAATGGTATTACCACTTTGTGAGATAGCAGTAATAGCATTGCCACTACCAGTAATTTTTACTTCTTTTGCATAGTTGCTATGATTATGAGAATCATCATTTACAGCAATCACACCATTTGTAATGGTTACATCACCACCAGTTTTAACAAGACCTAAATCAGTACCAGCTGGACCAATTGTAAGGCCGTCAATCACAACAGTATCTGCAGTTACAGTAGTAGTTTCAAGACCTTCAGCATCGATTGTAGTTCCAATATTTCCACTACCATCTACAATAGTAAATGAAGTAGAACCAGATACGATTTCCTCAGTAATCTCATCTCTGAAAGTACTAAGACTAACTGTCTTTGTATTAACTTTAGTTACATGTCCATAATTGTCTCTAGTAAGACTATCAAAGGCAGTAAACGTGTCATTATTGCTATTAGATGGTGATACAGTATTACCAGTATCTATATTACCTGTTGTAGTGTTTACATCTGGGTGTTCAGTTAGATATTGGCTGTGAGTATGACTATCATTAGCAACAGTAACGTTAATTGATACATTACCAGAACCATCAAAAGTGGTAGAACCACTAGCATCTCCAGTTAAAGAAATTGTTCTTGCAGTAGCAAGTTTTGCTGCTTTATCAACAATACCATCATGATTTGTATCATAAGTAGATTTTAACATCATACCAGTATCTGAATTGCCAATATCAACGCCATTAAGTGAAATAGTATCTGCAGTTACAGTAGTAGTATCCAAACCATTTGCATCGATTGTAGTTCCAATATTTCCACTACCATCTACAATCGTAAATGAAGTAGATTCAGATACAATTTCCTCAGTGATTTCATCTCTGAAAGTACTAAGATTAACTGTCTTTGTATTAACTTTAGTTACATGACCATTACTGTCTCTAGTAACACTGTCGATAGCAGTAAACGTGTCATTGTTGCTATTAGATGGCGATACATTGCTTGTAGTATCTTGTAAAATAGTTGGATTGGAACCAGCAGTAACGTGCCCATAAGCATTTACAGTTACATTTGTGTAGGTTCCAGCAGTAACACCAGATTTTGCATGAGACGCTGTATAAGATACACTATTTTCTCCACCTGTACCACTAAGAACAACTACGTCATCATCAGAAGCAGTTGCAGTTATCTTACGAGTTTTAATCTCAGTATCTAACTCATCAATCATGTCAATGATACTTTCACCATTAAGCTGTATATCGGTAGTAGCATTAACAACAGTGGTATTTAACCCATTTTCATCAACTCGTGCTACAATATTGCCAGATCCATCAGCTACAATCCATTCATCAGATTCAGATACAATTTCTTCACGTAGATTATCTAAATCAGTGTTATGTTTAGTCGTCAGACTAGTAATTGCTTCATCTACATAAGAAGTAGTAGCATGATTAGTAGGTAGATTTGTTAGATCATTGTAGCTACCAGAGAAGTCAGATTTAGCATTCCATGCAGTTCTTTCTGCAGCAGTAATATGCAATTTGTCAGTTCTATTATCAGACTCTTCAGTATGTGTATCAATTTCAGTTCTTAACTCATCGATTGTATCAGCAACATTTGTATCATCGATAAATACTTTCTTTGCAACTACAGTAGTAGTTTCTAAACCTACTTCAGGATTTCCATTACTACCATTTACACTAGTTTCACCTACTTTTGCAATTATATTGCCAGATCCATCAGCTACAATCCATTCATCAGATTCAGATACAATTTCTTCACGCAGATTATCTAAATCAGTATTGTGTTGAGTGGTTAAGTCAGTAATTACTTCATCTATTTTCTCATTGATTAAAGCATACAGACCAGTAGCATCTTTAGTAGAAGTCTTAGGATCACCTATTTCAGTAGATAAATCACTGATCATGGTAACTACATTAGTACCTTCAGCAACATCACCAATCTTATTGTCTAGATTGTCAGTAAGATCGCTAACCATACTAACTACATCGTCATAATCATCTGGAACGGTACCGATTTTAGTATTTATAGCATCAATTTCTGTTTGAACATCTTTACTACCAATAAACACTTTTTGTGCAACAACGTTAGTAGTTTCTAAACCTACTTCAGGGTTATTGTTTTCATCTACTACACTTGTTTCGCCTACTTTAAGAACGACATTACCATTATTATCTGTAACTAGTAGTTCAGTATCACTATCAGTAGCTGAGATATTACCTATAGTAGTTTTCTCATCATTTGTTAAATGGATATTACCATTCTCAGTATGAGTACTTAAGTTAGTAGCTACCTCATTAAGTTCGTCTTTTGATGCTTTACTATCAAGACCAGTAGTTGCATGGTTAACTTTATTCTCCAGTGTAGTAATACGTTGACCTTCAGCAGTAATGTCACCAAATTCAACGAATTTACCATTGACAAATACCCATTCTTCTTCACCAACAGCAATTACATCACCATTATCATAAACAGATAGGTCATCACCATTTTCAGCAGTGGGTACCTTATCCATAACATCAATAAAGTGCATGGCACCATTTACACCAGTGATTAACTGTTGTAGTTCATCTATATTTTCAACAATATCTTCTCCACCAACGAATAACTTCTTTGCAACAACAGTAGTAATTTCTAAACCTACTTCAGGATTTCCACTACTATTGTTTACACTTGTTTCGCCTACTTTCATGACGATATTACCATTGTTATCAGTAACTAGTAGTTCAGTATCACTATCACTAGCTGAGATATTACTAAGGGTAGTCTTTTCATCATCTGTAACATGAAGAGTATCTGTATTTTGTACGTGTTCAACAAAAGCAACATCTAAAACATCAATAGTAGTATCTAGTTCATCAATTCTAGTAACAATACTTTCACCGTGAACCTTTACATCAGTAGTGTTGACACCATTCTCATCAACTCTGAAAACAATGTTACCAGCTTCATCAGTAATTTCTAGTTTTTTATCATCACCATCAGATCTAATAGTACCTATGGTAGTTTTTTCATCATTTGTAAGGTGAATATCTGTATTTTCAGTATGAGTAGATAAGTTAGTTGCTACAGTATCTACTTGAGTAATAGTAGCGTGGTCTGTAGGAAGATTAGTTAAATCATTGTAGTTACCAGAAAAATCTGATTTAGCGTTCCACTTATTTTTATCAGCTTCTGTAACGTGAATATCTGTATCATCTATATGCTCATCGACAGTAGTATTTAAAACATCTAAATCGTCATTACTAGCTGGTGTATAACCTAGTGCTGTAGTGACTTTTTCTTTTGTTATTGATTGTCCTGAAAGTTTCTTTAATTTACCTTCAAGTTGAATATTTACACTCATTTTTTGAAATTACCTCCTTTCAAATTTTTAAATAGAGAAATTTCTTTTTTCTATATTTTTGTAAAAAGCTATAGGAATATGATTTCCTATAGCTTAAGGAATTTTCTTTTTTTTAGGAAGTGAATCTATTGAATGACAAAAGAGAAATTTTTAGATTCAATAGATTCACTTTTTGTTTAGTATAAAGATACTAACTAGAGAATTTTTAATAGGAGAATGAACACATTGAAGTGTAAAAGAAGTATTACTATTTCTTTTTTAACTTTACCTCTGATTTCCAAAAGAGCAGTGGCAGTTTGAATTTAAACTCAATGAGTTCACCTCCTATAAAATTATTTATTCTTAATTAAATAATCCAAATAGATGGGTCTGTTGAATCTAAATAGGCAGAAGGATCAGTGGCGTCAACAGTTAAATCAAACTCGGCTTCGTCCTCTTTACGAATAGAGATGCCAATAGCTTCTTCTCCGTTTCCAATATAAGTTTCTGTTTTCCATCCATCTGGGCATCTATTTCCATTTGTAGGGTCATCAACATTAACATCATAGAAAATACCTAAATCATACCCCATCTTAGGAGAAATAACCACGTTATTTGGAATAACGATAGTAATAGGGTTAATACTTAATCTCTTTTTGCTTGTAGCTGTAGTTGCAGCATAGGCAGAACCTACTGTTACAGTATATTTCTTAATAACCTTAATATTGAAATTTCCTTGATGATTTCCATCTTGTGTAGCAACAGAAATAGTTGCACTTCCTTCTGCTAAACCTTTAACAATACAATTTAATCCATTTGGTTCAATTGATACGTAACTATCTCCACTATTTATTGACCAAGTAACATTTTGATTTGTAGATGTAACTGGTTGAAGTTTAGCCGTTAAAGTAACTGAACCGTTAACACTTACGCTATCTTCTGAAGATATTATTGATACTGCGCTTACAGGGATTGATTGATTTGTAACAGTTAAAGCACACTGAGCAGTGTAACTTCCATCACTTGTTTTCGCTTCTATAATAGCAGTGCCATTAGCTAAACCAGTAACTGTACATACATTTTTATTACTTGAAATAGATATATTAGTATTTCCAGATTTAATTTCCCAACTAATATTTTGATTAGTAGCATTTGATGGTAATATTGAGGCAGTTATTGCAATGGTTTGATTTATTTGCAACGGTGAGCTTGTTACATCCAATTCAACACCAGTAACGGGAATTGTTACTATGGTTTCATGATTAGCGTAAACATTTAACCATTTTTGTAATAAATAAGCCATTTTCTTATGTCCTGCCTCATTTGGATGGATTCCATCTGGCATATATAAATCACGAATAACTGATAGCTTTGGATAAAATCCTACGTCATTGAAAAAATCAACTACTGGAACAGAATATCTAGTACACACTTCTTTTATAGCATCTACATAGTCTTTTAACACATAACCACTGGCATTTTTACTTTCTTCATCCACGTTTTTATAATATCTATGCATAGGAGTTATATAAACGAGACGAGAATTTGGATGAGCTTCAATAATGCCCGGAATAATTACATTTAATGCTCCATAAAATGATATATCTCCAACATCTGTAATAGTACCCAATGGTGTTCCGTGTCCGTAATCATTAGTTCCTATAAATAATGTAATTAAATCAGCATCAGGAATATTTTGCCAGCGATTAATTAATGGTTCTCTATCTGTTCCATAGTCTGATTTAGCACTTACACATGAACCAGAAACACCCATGCCAATTACTTTACCTAATTTCAAAATTTCTTCAAGCATTTGCCAATATATTTTAGTTGTACCAACACCATGAGTAATACTATCACCAACACAAACAGCAGTCTTACCTTCCCAGAAACTAAAATCTTTATACGCATTAAGAATGCCATTTTCCATGGCATTCAAATGCGCTGCTGTTAGTGTTTGTCCATTATTAAAATTTTGTTTGGTATAAGACATATATTCTGCCTCCTTACTTTACTTCCCAAATAGAAATATCAGTAGAATCTAAATAATCACCAATAAATGTGCTTTCAGTGGCAAAATCAAAATTGTTGTTATCTGTTTTCCTTATGCAGATACCAACTTCACTACCGTCTCCTGTGTAAGCTTCACTAGACCAAGCAGTAAATGTTGCTTCTGGAGTTGGAATATCATACTTATTTAAACCAGACCATACAGAAATCTGATAACCACTCTTAGGAGTAATAACTACGCCAGAAGGAACAACGATGGTGTAAGGATCATGTGTTGCACGATTTTGCATCTGGTTGGATGAAGCAGAATCATCAAACCAGTTACCAGCATATAAAGTATACTGAGTAGGCACAACTTCTTCTTTAACTTCCCAAATTGAAGTATCGGTAGCGTCAACGAAATCAGAAATTGGTTTACCAAAGTCACTATCACTAAAATCACTATCGTCTGATTTCTTAATACTTAAACCGATAGTTGTAACACCATTACCAGTCCACTCTGTTAATTTCCATCCATCTGGACATCTAAATCCATTTGTAGGGTCATCTGGGTTAACAGCATAGAAAATACCAATCTTATATCCATCTTTTGGTGTAATTGTTACACCATTAGGAATCTTAATAGTGACAGGATTAATAGATGCTCTATTAGCTGAGCTTGCTGTAGATGCAGCATAGGCAGATCCTTTTGTAACAGTATATACAGTAGTAGGCTGTTCAGAAGTATCGGGTTCAACAACCTCACCACTGCCTTCTTCACCAGTAGAAGTATTCTTAGTAGGAACGTTAATTGTAACATTACCAGTAACAGATGCAATAGCAATAGTAATTGTATTACCATTTGTAGTAACAGCAGTACTAGTTATATCACCACTTCCAACCATAGTAACAGTTACACCAGCGGTACCAATTTCATAACCATCCTTAAGAGTTACAGTTGCATTAAGAGCAGCACCTTTAGTTACGGAAGAAGGAATAGTATTACTATCTACACCACTTCCTAAAGCCTTAGAAATACTCCAAGTTGTTAATGTGGCAATATGCTTACCTTCGCCACTAAAATCGGCACCTTTTAACTTAATAATCATATAGAGTTTCCTCCTTTTATCTATTTTTATTTTTTGTTGTTGTTTTCATTTTATATAAAAATTTAGGATTACATCATCCTAGAACCATATATCCTAGAACACCAGTACCTAAGATAGAAGACGTTTTATCTCCACTAGGAATATCTCCACTAGGAATATCGCCGCCAGAAGTAATGTCATCATCTTCCTCATCAGTAATCACTACTATAGTACCAACTGGAATTTGATTAGCTGCATATGCAGTATCATATTCAGCTCTAGTACCAACCCATGTAGTATTAAATGATCCAGTAGTTCCATCACCTTTAGTGAAAGAAATTAAAGAACCAAGTATTGTTAGTTCCTTTATATACTCTTCAATTTTAGTTTTTAATACATCTACTTGATCGGCTACATAAGATAAAGCAGCTTTCTCATCAATTAATGCATGTAATCCAGTAGATGCGGTTTTTAATACAGTAGAAGTTTCACCAGTAGTTTCATCTTCAACTGTCTCATAAACTGCTGCATTACCAACAGTAGTCTTTAGATCAGTAACATCTTGAACTAAACCACTACTAGAACTACCAACAGTAGTCTTTAAAGCAGATACATCAGCAACTAAACCGCTATCTTCATTACCAACAGTAGTAGCTAGCTCATCTAAGTCATCCTGATCAGCTTTTTCATCGATTAGTGAATACAAACCAGATGCTGGAGTTTTTAGTACAGTAGAAGTCTCGCCAGTAGATTCATCTTCAACTGTCTCATATTCAGCTGCGTTACCAACTTCATCAGAAAGATTAGCTAAGCCAGTCTTATTCTCATCAATTAGAGCATACAGACCAGTAGATGCTTTAGTAACATTACCTTCATCATCAGTAACAGCTGCTTCACCAATTTCTTCACCTATGTTAGTAGCTAGTTCATCTAAATCATCATGATCAGGTTTAGCATCAATCAGAGCATACAGACCAGTAGCTTCTTTATCTACTACAGTTTCAGTAGTAGTTTCACCAGTTTCTTCATCTGTAACTTCGACTATCTTATAAGTAGTAGGATCACCTACTTCAAGAGATAAATTATTAAAATCATCTTGATTAGCTTTAGCATCAATTAGAGCATACAAACCAGTAGAAGCAACAGGTTCACCATCTGCATCAGTATGAGCAGTTTCACCTATTTCAGTTTTGATTTCATCTACATCATCTTGATCAGCTTTCTCATCGATTAATTCATACAGACCAGTAGATGGAGTAATAACATTACCATCTTCATCAGTAACAGCTGAATCACCTATTTCTTCAGATAAGTTGTCAATTAATGCGTAAATACCAGTAGAATGGACAAGTACATGATTCTCGTCAATATATGCAGGAGTACCTACTTCAGTTTGATCGGCTTTAGCATCAATTAGAGCATAGATACCAGTAGATGCAACAGTATCACCATTTCCATCAGTATGAGTAGCTTTACCTATTTCAGTTTTGATTTCATCTACATCATCTTGATCAGCTTTCTCATCGACCAATGCGTAAATACCAGTAGAAGCAGTTTTTAATGTAGTTTCACCAGTAGTTTCATCTGTCTCATAAACTGCAGCATCACCAATTTCAGAGGATAAGTTATTTATTTCAGTCTGGTTAGCATCAATCAAAGCATAGATACCAGTAGCAGCCTTAGTAACGTTACCTTCTGCATCAGTAACTTTAGGATCACCAATTTCATCACCCAAAGTAGTAGCTAAGACATCAAGATCTTCATGATCAGGTTTAGCATCAATCAGAGCATACAGACCAGTAGATGAAGTAATAATATTTCCTTCATTATCGGTAACTGCAGGATTACCTACTTCTTCAGAAAGGTCGTCAATTAATGCATGTAAACCAGTAGATGCAATAGGGTTACCATCCTCATCAGTAGATTTAGGATCACCTATTTCTCTAGAAAGATTACCGATCATACTAGCTACATCGGTATCTTCAGGGATTTCACCAATTTTAGTACTTAAAGTGTCTAAATCACCTGTATTAGCTTTAGCATCGATTAAAGCATACAAACCAGATGCAGGTATCTTTACAGTAGAAGTTTCACCAGTAATTTCATCTTCAACTGTTTTTTCAGATTCAGCACTACCAACTGCAGTTTCTAAAGCAGAAATACGATTACCTTCAGCAGAAACATCACCAAACTCAATAAATGTACCATTGCTAAAGACGTATTCTTTCTCACCAACAACGATTACGTCACCATTGTTATAGTCACTTAGTCCAGTAGTAGGTACTTCACTCTTAACACCAACAAAGTGCATAGCACCAGATAAACCATCAATTTGTTCTTCAAGAGTACCAATACGTATAGTATGAGTATCTACTTCAATCTGAGATGCCTTATTGTCAATCAGAGCATACAAACCAGTAGCAGGAGTTTTTAATACAGTAGAAGTTTCACCAGTAGATTCATCTTCAACTTCTTCATATTCAGCTGCATTACCAACAGCAGTCTGTAAACCAGCTACATTTTTAACTAAGCCACTAGTAGCATTACCAACAGCAGTCTGTAAACCAGCTACATCTTTAACTAGACCAGAATCTTCATCACCAATAGTAGTAGCTAGTTCATCTAAGTCGTCCTGATCAGCTTTTTCATCGATTAAAGCATACAAACCAGTAGCTTCTTCAGTAACATTACCTTCATCATCAGTAACTTTAGGATTACCGATTTCATCAGTTATCTCACTTAAATCAACTTCACCAATCTTTTCGTCAATCAGAGCATAGATACCAGTAGCTTCTTCAATAACATTACCATTTTCATCAGTAACTTCAGGTTTACCGATCATACTAACTACATCAGTATCTTCTGGTACAGTACCAATTTTAGTATGCAATTCATCAAGTGCTTCATTTAATCTTTGTTCGTCAGAAACATAAATATCTTTTGCTTCTGCAATAGGGAAGTCATTTCTTGGATAGAAACCTGAGTTAACAGGTACACCACCTTTAAACGCCATAGTTCATTATTCCTCCCCTCTTTATTAAGATACCTTGACATTTATGCTGCCAAGGCCAGCATAGTCAGATCTATAAACATAGTATTTTTCTGTGTAATTAGATGCATTCGTAACATCAATAGTAGCAACTAAAGATAAACCAGCACCTAATCCAGTCTCAATATCAGTAAAGGAGCATGCACCTAAACGAGTAGGTACACAATACCAGAGATATTGACCATTACCTGCATTATATGCTACCTTACTATTAGTTCTAGAGCCAGCTAATTTCTTTGTAGCAAGGCTATTAACGAAATCGCTATTAACTTCATCTGGCTGTGCAGCCACACCATAACAAACACGATTGTAGAAATATACAGATGTTTCTTTATTGTCAGTAGCTCCTTTATTGTCAGTAACTACCAGCTTATATTTCTTAGTAGCAGTTAAAGGTGACTCAGCACTATAAGTATAGGTATGAGATGTTAGAGTTTTTTCAATAGTAGTACCATCTAATGTTAAAGTTGTAGGAGTCTTACTAGTCGTCCAGTTTAAAGTAACTGAAGTTAGTTTAGTACCCATTTCAACAGTTCCAGTTGTATTAGTAAAACTAGAAATAGTGATAGGTACATACTCTAGTTCTTCTAATCTAGTTTTAATCTCATCGAGAGCTTCACCAACTACACTTGCATCAGCAGCTTGACCAGAATTAGCTAATGTATTATCAACTGCGACACCTTCATGGCAGAATAGTAACTCTTTAAGTGTTTTACCATTACTACCTACCTTCATACGAGGTTGACTATGTGTATCATCAACTGCATAAATAATAATCTCACCAGACTTTGGTACAAAACTCTCTTCAATAGTTTTCCAGTTTGCTTCAGTATCGTACAAATGTTGTATTCTAGCTTGTAAGATTTGTTCTTCAGCCATACTTATAAGTCAACTCCTTTCATTTGTTATTTTTGCAAAAATATTTAAGAAAAGGGACGAACCAATTGTTTTAGGTTCGCCCCCATAATTTTTTAATTTAGAAAAGCTTGAATCCATATTCAATCTTTCTAATTTCCTCAACACTATCTAATCCATTTATATAGCGTTTCAGTTGATTAAAGTAAGTCAGATGATACATTTTATGTTGTTCAGCCGACTTATATAGCAAAAGCATATCTTTTGAAGTGTAAGTAACATATTCACCATCTGTTTCATGATAGGTAACTTTCTTAGCACCATTGTCAATTGCATTCTTAATTGAAAGTAGATTAATCTGATCTTCAATTGTCAATGCAAAATGATGTTCTTTCTTATCACTAAGAACAACAGTAACACCATCAACGATATTTTTATGGCAAATTGCACTCATTTCTTCTATTTTTTCTGCTTTTAGTTTTTCTTTTACAGTTTCATCAGCATAGATTGTAACATTAGCTGCTAGTAAACTAGCAAGTCTGTCATATTCAGATTCTGAAATCTCTTCTAAATTAACAATCTTACAGACAATTCCTTTAGGAACTACCATACTGTCTGTACAATACTTGTCTTCATTATTTGATGCAAGTATACAGTTTGCAGTTTTTTCATTAGCTGAGAGTAACTGATTTATTGAGGGTAAAAACTTTCGGTATTCTAGTTTTTTTAGAACATCGATTACGACATTATTATGAATTACCTTATACATTTCTTACAACTCCACACCGTTTTCATATTCCATTACTACGGTTGAAGAGGAAGCACCCCAGTAACCATTTGTAGGAGTAAGTTCTCCTTGTTTCCATGGTACACTGATCTTAGTAAGATTACTACAGTTAATGAAAGCTTCAGAAGATATATTTGGTAGAATGATTTCCTGATCCTTGATCTTATAGAAAACAATTTCAACATTGTCTGCAGTTGAGTAAGAACACAATCTTGCACCAACTTCAAGACCATTACAAGGGATATAGAACTTAGATACCTTAGACTTATAGAATACCATTCCGTTTATATCGTAAACTTGTTTAGGAATTACCAGTTCTGCATTTTCAGTAACCTTACAGTTCATGAAAGAGAAGTTACCAAAATATCCTACATTGTCTGGTAGTTTGTCAATTACTAATCTTGAGTTAGCCTTAAACGCACTAGACCCAAATGTAGTTATCGAATCAGAGAAATAAAGTTTTTCTAAAGAATAAGTTGAGTTCTCATAGTTAAATGCATCAGAGCCAATACCAGCTAGAGTATAATCTACTCCATCTATCATATAACTCTCTGCAAATCTACCAAATGCGTACTTCTTTTTGTTTTCATCAGTGCCTACATCTTTAAAGCCAGTAATAGTTATGGTATTGTTGGCTGTATTTTTTGTATAAATAAAATCATCAATTTCGTAATCATAGACATTGTCCTCATTGAAAACATACTGAGCTACACAGTACATATCTCCCTTGACATTTATAGGTTCAGGATACCAACCAGTAAGTTCATAATACTCAGGACATAATGTATCTGAGTTAACTGGTACTTGACCAGGATATGCTGCATCCTTACCATATTCAACTGTAACAGTTGATAATAAATTTTCTGCAGCTATACTAGCACGATAGAAGTATACCTTATACTTCTTAACTGTCTTCTTATAAGCAACATAAATAGTTGTATTGTACTCTATATTCTTTAGAGCAGAAGTATTTGGATCACCATCAATTTCTCTAGACCAGCCACCATACACATACGTATATTGAGCATCTTCTGCTCTTGTAGGAGTAGAAATAATTCCCTTTGCAACTATATCAGTAGCATTATAGGTTTCACCATATGCCTTTGTAAAGTCTATAGTATGAAGAGTTTCAGTACCAAGATCATTCATATAAGTGACAGTTGCATGTAAAGTAGTATAAACAACATCTAATTCAGGATAAGCTTCTCTTAATCTCTTAAGAGTTGCACCATCAATTTCACCTACAGTTAAAGTACCAGAAATGTAAGGATACTTAGTTTTATCACCAGAAAGTACACCATTGTTGTCAATGTACTTACCCTTAGCATCATCACTCAAAAGTAAGTTGATGAAATCTCTATTATCACCTACTACTTCATTAAGACCTACAATTCTAACACCGTTAGTTAATTGAGTGAGGTAATCTGTCAACATTTCTACTACAGGAATACTAGGAGTATTCTCAATACGTAATCTGTTGATACCACTGATGTCAGTACAATCAAATTCCCTTAATTTAGTCTGGTTCAGAATCTCAAGATTCTTAACCGTACCAAGGTAAAGTTCTTCAATAACACCACCAACAGGAAGATTTAAAGATGTAAGATTGGTATTACGTGCATCAAGTTTCTTCAAAAGTCCATTATTAGTTAGATCCAATACACTAATTGCAGAACAACCTGCAATATTTAATTCTTCAAGTAACTTACAGTTAGAAAGGTCAAGTCCTTCTAAAAGAGAGTTACCTACATACCCTTCTTCATTTGAACCAATGATTAATTTCTTTAAACATGTAGCGTTATACAATTTAACGTCGTACGGTCTAAACTTTGAAATGTCACCAATTTCTGTAATGAATGAACTACCATAGATATAAATAGCGTCACTATAACCCATGGTCTGGTTGTTACTTTTAAGTTCTATTGAGGTATTTGCATTAGTTTTAGGACCAGTAACTAATGCACTAGGATCCATAGTATCACTATATTTGATAGATGGATATAAAGTCTGGTTAGCCTTTATTTCAATGCCAGTATCTTCAGCTGCAACACCGTCAGACCTACCAACACGGAAGTTGATAGTATTTGTAGTGTTACCAATATTAAATGTTAAGCAGTTATACTTACTGTAAAGCATGTTAGAACGTTTATAAATATACGAGTCTTTTTGCTGAGTACGGCTACCACGGTGTAAATATTTATAGTCAGACGTATATATTGTAGTTGGTTTTTCTGGATTGGATAAATCTACAAAGCCATCAACCCAGTGGTCTTCATATTTGAATTTCATATCTTGGTTGACAATTGCAGGACATACAAGTTTAGCGTTATCTTCGATATGGTACTTATACAAACTACCATAGTTTAAGCCACCACCATCAACACTTCTATTTGTAAGTGTTTGTGCTTTGCCCTTAATTTCACCAGAAAAAGCATCCATAATCATATTCCAAAGTCTTGAGTCTATACCATTGAATACATTATCTCTTTCGTGTTTATAATCCCAACTTGCATGATAAGGAATATTCATAGAACCTTCATTATTTACACCAAAACCAGAGTCAAGGTCATATAGGTCGGTGTACCAAATTCCAAATTCAGAATTCTCCCAGTCTATCATATCAGCGTTTACTTCACCAGTAGATGTATTAATGGCATCGCTAATTTTCATATCTTCACCAGTATATGCGTTCTTTAGCTTTTCGGCTGTAACATCTTCACATTTCAAGAACATGTTCTTTGCAAAGTTATCGCACAATCCAGTAAATTCTAGGAACAGATAATAAACCAAAGCATGGTTTTTGTTAAAGTGTTTTTCAAATTCGTTTATGAAAATTACCTTACGATATTCACGTTCAGTATAAAATTCTTGTGTCTCTAATGTTTCAACACCAGTAGTTGGATCCTTAACCTTAACAGTATAGGTAAAAGGAGTTTCTCTAATATCAGTTTTAGCATCCCAGTAATTAGCTCTCTGACATACCCAAGTAAATAAAGTCTGGATATAGTCATAGATAGGAATTAATCCTTTATCTTCAAGATCACCCTGGTCAGGATACATAGACTCTAAACCAAGTATTGCACGTTTAGCTCTAATAGGATTTCCTTTATCGTCTAAAGCATCTATTACTTCTTGTAATCTATCTGTTTTAAACATACAAAGAGCGTCACTATTGTTTAAGAATTCCCACTTTTGACGCTTAGTTACATTACCTTTGTCACCATCACATTCCAGACCAAACGTCTTCGAGTTACCTTTATCGTTGTTTAAAGCACCATCACCTACAAAGTTAATTGCTCCGTCAACAGTATCTCTCTGGAAGAGTAAGCAACGGAAACCATAGACAGTATTCTGAACACGAGGGTCACCACCTAAAGATTCATTTTGAGAAGGTAAAGTATCTTGGAATAAAGTATCTGCCAAGTTAGCGTTAAAAGTATTAGGGTGGTCAGAGGACATGAAGTCAGCCTTCCAACATAATGTAGATTCAGGAATAGAGATTGGGTTACCATCAGAATCAAGACCCTTAAGTGCATAATTGACCTTTGGTGTGGTTATAGTAGTTAGTCCAGTCTCTTCATTAAATTCTTCTTTAACTTTTGCAAGCTTAAACTTATAGTTCTTTCTAGGATATTTTGCTGAAGATGTACCCTGTACGTCATTTTCACATACATACTTTCCATCCTTCATACCCATCAGATTAAACTCTTCAGTAAAGCTACCCTTACCATCTGGTCTAGTAAGCATACATGCACACTTGTTTTTGTTTCCTTTATATGCTGCTAACGTACCAGTTATTAACATACAGCTATACTTATTTCTAGCCTTGTAGTAGTCAATGTCTCCAGTACCGTCATCTTTTAGTACGTCATTTTCTTTATGTCTGGCAATCTTATCGTCAATTACAGAAGGAGATACCATGTAATTCTGAAGAATTTCAGAGTCACTAAGACCACGATTATAGATACGGACATTATATACATCTAGGATACAAGTATTACTACCAAAGGTTATAAAACCGTCGTTTGAGAAAGATGCATTATCTAAATAAGGTACAGATTTTGCATATTCACCATTGATATAAATGTCGATACACTGACCAAATCTATTGCCATCGTAGCTCTTTAAGAAATGGAAAGGTTGAACTACAAAGCTCAAATAAATGCGTTCATCACTCTTAATATATGCAGCTGCGATATTTTTCTCATTCATAATGAAACCTGTAGTACTAGTAATTGTGTTACCATCTTTATCAACAGACTCAAATTCATCAAACTTGATCTCCTGTCCGTTAGCAAGCAAATAGCAATGCTGAGGAGTAACTACAAAACCTGCGGCATTAGCACTTGGTGTGCATTCAATTACATGAGCTGTATCATCAGTTACATTGCTAATTTTAAACTCAACTTCAAATGTACGTCCATTAGTTACAACGCTAGCATCTGTAGCACTTTCAAGATCATGAATAATGCCATCCTCATCTGTATAGGTAGTAGAGAAAATTGGGAACTTAATGGTATGACGAGCATCACCGCTTAAAGTTAATGCGCCACTTTCAACATAACCATTGGAAACCCAGTTAAAGTTCTCAAAGGTACTCTTAATATCAATCGTCTCATTGTTAATGGTTGTGTAAGAATAGCTATAGCTATTCTTATTTACATCGTTATTAGTACGACCATTAGCAGTATAGGAATAAACGAGGTTTGCAGAAACTGGTTGTAAAGGATATTTACTCTTAAGTTCGTTAATCTTAAGCTCGATAGTTCTCTTAATATTCTTACTGGTAAATTCGATATAAGCTACACCAGAAGTAGGATAAGATACTGGAATCCATTTATATCCTGGTTTTTCAGTTTCAGGATTAATAAAAGGGATTTTTTCAAGTGAAGTAGCATCATAAGTATGCTCTCCACTATTTTCTATAGTATAAAGACGAATGCTTAATTCATCTGTAGTTTCTTTTTTAGGGGTATACACATCATATTCTATTTCAATCTGTTCACCATATGTATACTCGGTTTTGTTACATATAATGCCAATCATAGGTTCAGAATTTAAAGAACTCTTGTCGTAATAGAATATTTCGTGTTGTAAAATTACAGAAGGTGCTCCTGTATCAGTCATAAAGTAAACATTTAAACTATGGACACCATAGCCGTATTCACTCATGTTGATGATCTTTTGCTTAGTTTCATTATGGCTAGCACCTACGTCAATCTCATCATATACATCACCATCGATTTCAAAATAGACGACTTTATTCAGGTTACGTCCTATGCATTTATACTGGTACTCGATGTTACCACTATATGCTGCAAAGCTACCAACATTCAAAGCTTCAATCTTAGCTTCAACCTGTGTAAGTGTAAAGTCTAAGTAACGAGACTCTTTAGACTCACCACCAGTAACAGTAAGTTTAATGTCTACTGCCGTATCATTTACAAGAATATTTGCTACGTTTACTGAGAATTCTCTGCAGTTCTTAATATTTTCTGTTTTAAAGACTTGCCATTTTGTATCATCGTCCTCATGAAGTTTATAAGTTACTTCGAGTTTACATTCAAGCGTTGTAGGCACACCATCACAATATTCATAGAACGTAGCATTTAATAAAGTTTCATCAGTTTTAGCAACTGTAAACTCAGTTGATGTCATATTAGTTCTAAGACGTGTACTATATCCAGGCTCGCCAACCACACCAGAGCCGCCAGCAATAATAACTGGATTTCCTACTTTCTCGCCATTAGAAGTCAGAAATAGTTCGTACGTATTCTTATCGTAGGTTAAACCATCAACGTTAACATTATTAGCACCCTCAAATGCGTCTAATCTGGTAATGATGTTAGAAATATCAGTTCGAATAGTTTCAATGACAGTTAGATCACAATCACAACCATCGTCTTCACTGTTTTCAAGTATCTCTAATCTAGAAACGATGTTGTTAATATCATTTTGAAGAGAAGTTAAATCACAATTACATTCAACATCACTGTCGCCTTCAATTGCGTCTAATCTGGTAATGATGTTAGAAATATCTTCTTGAATTGAAGTTAGATCACAATCACAATCAGTATCATCGCCACTGTCATTACCACTTTCAAGTGTTTCTAATCTAGTGATGATGCTAGAAATGTCATTTTCAATAGAAGTTAGATCACAATTACAATTAACATCACTATCATCACCGCTATTATTTTCGAGTACTTCTACTCTAGTTTTAAGATCGTCAATACTATCTTCAATGGAAGTTAAATCGCAATTACAGTTAACATCTCCAGTAGTGCCATTGTTGATGATAGTTCCGCCTATATATTGCGAATTTTTGAATGTGTCTCCATCACCAGCTTTAGCTTTAATTGTGCCATCTTCACAATACTCTAAAACTATTTCACCACGTTCAATGATTGGATTTAGTTCATTCCATCGTTCAGTAGTACCTCTTTTATGTTTAATAATCGTTGTGTTTTGAGAATCGGACATATTCGGTATCACTTCCTTTATTAGATTTAGAAATTACCCTATCATAATGCTATGATAGGGTAATGTCTTTTAAAAGTTATTTTTTTTTATAATCTGTGATTATTCAGCAGCCTGAGTTCCTGTTAAAGAAGCTACATTACCACACTGTAGAACTAAAGTATCAGTGTTCTTAACGAATACCTGTTCTACTGCATCCAGTCTAGTGACTAAATCCTTACCTTCTGCAGCAGTTGCACTGCTCTCAGAGCCAGTAATATACTTCCAGAGAGCCTTGTTATCAGCATCGTTAGCTGCAACTCTCTTATCTAAGGAACCGTCAGCATCTCTTACATAGTCCCAGAGAGCCTTATCAGCAGCATAGAGACCAGTAGCATCCTGACCTTCTGCAGCAGGCTTACCTACAGCAGTCTCAAGAGCTTCAACAGCTTCATCGTTAGCAGTAATGTACTCGTCAACCTTATCTACAAGACCCTTAGTAGCTTCGCCACCTTCAGCAGCTTCAGTACCATACAGAGTAGCATTGATAGCAGCAAGTTCAGTATCATTAGCTTCGATCTGCTTAACTAAGGAACCCTCTTCGTCTCTAACATAGTCCCAAAGAGCCTTATCCTTATCAGCAACATCCTGCTCAAGTTCGCCAATAGCTTCATCGTTAGCAGTAATGTACTCGTCAACCTTAGTTACAAGACCCTTCTTAGTTACGCTACCATCTTCACCTGTAGTATCGAATAATGCTTCATTGATATCGTTGATATCAGTAACGATCTGAGTTGCAGTTGCACCATCTTCCTCATGACCTGCAAAGAACTCTAACATTTCGTTATAAGTGTCAATAGCAGCCTGATTGGTATCAGTGTTGAGCATTGCATTAACCTTATCTTCAACATTCTTATCGAAGTTGTCATTTAAGGTCTTGATATCCTCAGCGTTCTTATCAATCTGAGCAGCTAAGCTATCTTCGCCATCCTTAACATATTCCCAAATCTGCTCATCAGCAAGGAATAGACCAGTAGCTTCCTCAGTATCAGTAGCAGCCTTACCTACAGAAGTCTCTAGTTCACCAACTCTAGCACTAATAGTCTGACCATTACCAGCTACACCACCAGTAACTTCTGCCTCTAAGTTTGCGATAGCATCACTTAATGCCTTAACAGACTTGTAAGCAGGCTGGGTTTCGTCAGCTTCGTCATAACCCTTGATAGCGGTTACAAATTCGTCATAGTTGCTTACCTGAACGAAAGGACCATTTTCTAATTTACCTTCAGTAGTCAGAAGTCCATTAAGGTATTCTAGAAACTCTTCCTCAGACTGCTTAGCCCAAGCCTCAACATCTGCTGCCTTTGCACTACCATATGCAAGAGTTCCAAAAGGAGTTACACCGTCGCCTACCTTAAAGATAACGTCCTTAGAACCATCTTCATTGGTAACTTCAACAAATGCAACTTCACCAGCCTTAAGTACTACTGCCTTGGCAGCGTCAGATTCCCAGTTGCTAAGCGTATCATAGAGTAGCTGAACTCTAGTTTGTAAAATTTGCTCATTAGCCATAATAAATTTACCTTCCTTTTTTAAATTTTTTTATGTTTTAGAATTTAAAAGCCAAGAACTACCGTCAAGTATGATTAAATCACCTTCGGTTTGAACTAGCTTATTAAAGTTGATGCTATTTACTTCCATAGCACCATCCTCATGGATTATAATTTTGTTCTCTTCAGTGGATGATTTTACAACACCAAAGAGTTCAGATGTCGCAATAGGAATATCTACTGCGTTATCTACAATTGGTAGATCTACTTTATTAATAGAGATTCGCTTAATAAGACTATTTTGTTGACTACTTTCTAGATCGTCTAATCTAGTAGCATTTTCACTTACTTGAGTTTCAAGTCTATTAATAAGAGAAGACATGTTAGCTGCTTCTGGTCCGTGATTCTTGACGTAAGTAATCAATTCCTTATACGTATTGACAACCTCATCGGCAGTTTCAGTTGTCATAAAGTCATTGAATGCTTTTTCAATTTTATAATCTACAGAACCTTCAACAGTACTATTACCAGTTAAGACACCAATAGATGTTGTATTGGCATCGACTTTAGATACAAGTTGTTCGTAATCAGATTGATCTACTTTTAAACTAATTGTGTCTAATAGAGAACGTTTATCTGCAGAAGTCAAATAGTCTTTCTTAATAGCATCAATCGTAGTGCTATTACTAGAAACGATACTTCTAAGATCGGATACTTTATCTTCAATCTTCTGGTCAATAGTATCAACAAGATCAGTATGTGCAGATTGAAGGTTAGTAATAAGTTGCTTCATGTTACTAATATCAGACTGATTAGTAGTAACAATTGCCTTAAGGTCTGTAACTTCCTTACTAACAGGTTTTACTGCATTTTCAATCTTCTGATCAATGGTATCCTTAAGTTCAGTATATACAACTTGAAGATTATCTACATCTCCCTTGATAGTATTGAGAAGACTAGTATTACTAGCTATGTTTGTAGTATTACTAGTAACTATCGATTTGAGATCTGTAAGCTCTTTATTAGTTTCTTTTACTGCACTTTCAATCTTCTGATCAATTGTATCGCTAAGTTCAGTTAATCTTGACCTTAGATCTTCAATATCGACTTCAAGATCGTCATTATGACTACCAACTCGCTTAAGATCACCAGCTTCATTGTCAATTTTATAGACGTCAACTGATAAGGTACCATCGTTAGCTCTATTAACTACAGATAGGATTTGACCTACATAAGCTATAGGACTTGTTCTAGCATAGGTCTGTGCAGCTTCTAAAGAAATGTGTACAGAACTATTGTCAAGAGGATTAGGATTACCACGTCTAAAGTTCATTGGAAATCCAATGCCATCTTTTTCAGTGTATTTGAGCAGATTATAAATAGCCATCTTTCATCCTCCTTTCTTATGCAAGTTCAATAGCATGAATTTCACCAGCATCAATAGATGCAGGTTCATACACCCAAACATCGTAATTAACAGCATCCGCACCATTTACGCCTTCTACTCTTACTGCAGCAGATGTTTTATCATAAGAATCAGTTATAGGTGTATTCATAGCAGAAGTTAGAATTACTTCTTTTAAGCCACTACGACTAGAATTACTAGGAATTACAATAACAAATCGTTTAGCATTTTCTATATCTTTACCAGTAAGTGTAAGAGATTTAGGTTCATCATAAGCACCTCCATTAATGAGTTGCTCACGAATAATTGCAGAAGTTAAAGGAGCTTCTGTAGAAGAAGTAGCAAGCACACCATAAAAGAAACTTCTATAGCCAGTAATTGAACTAGAAGTTTTACTTTTACTACCAGCAGCAATCTTCTTAGTAAGTAATTTACAAGGATTACCTTTATTAGTTAAAGGAACACTACCTGCAGTATAAGTAACTTTAACAGCTACATTAAACTTAGTAGTATCAGTTACAGTTACATCAGGTAAATCACTAGAAGGTGTAGAATAAAACTCATTATTGGTATCAGTTATAGTCCAATCTATAACCTCAACACCAGTGGGTTCAGGACCATAACTATATTTACCGTCTTCAAAAGAAGCAGTATACTTAATATCAGTGACAACAGTACCAACTTCATAAGAACCAGCACCAGTTAATGTTACAGACACAGAAGGATCTGTTTTTTCAGGATCCAATTCCTTATTATACATTGCCTCAAATACACCAATAAGATTTTTACCAGTAGATGGAATAGTACCAACACCATTAGTGGTCTTAATATATCCTACATCTATAGTAACATCCATATCAGTATCAAAATAGACATTCGACGCATTATAATTACCGTCCATAGCAATCCATTTTTCGCCATCATAAAGATATGACGTATAAAGGTATTTATCAGCAACAATAAGTTCTTTTACAATACCAATGTCATGGATATTAAGTTCAGTAGTACCAACCGCAGCTGTTAAAGCAGCTATATGATCTTCACCTTTTTCTATAATAACACCAAATATATGCGCGTCATCAACATAAGGAAGTTCTGACCAAGCATTTATACCATCGCCAATTTTAAGCTTATGTTTAGCAACGTCATAACCAGGTTCACCAGCCTTTAAGATTGTATCCTTTTTTACATCCCATCTATCAGTAGTACCACGTTTAAATTGAATCGTTTGTCCCATATATCAACCACCCATAGACTTAAATTTCACCGCCATCAATGACATCTATTGACACATTTAAATCAACAATATCACTAACGCTATGCTTATGCTCACAGTCAGCTTTTTGCTCAATTACAGCGGCTACTACTTTAGTTGCTACAGGAAGTTCATACACTTCTGGAACTACTTCTTCAACATCAGTAACAATTTCATTCTTCTTTAAAAATAATTCATCCAGAGCAGTTTCCACACTCTGAATGTCAATTTGTTTTGCATGTATTTTATGATTGCCAGGCATATAAGTCTCCTTTCTGTCGTATTTTTTCCAAATTATAAAGGTGTAATATCACTGCTTTAATAGTATGTTCGTTTCCAAAAAAAAGAAAATGAAAGATTAGCTATATCATAAAACTAGCTAATCTTTCATTAAAAGTTTACAAATTTGCTAAATATCTATCAAGTTCTACAGTTATGTAGTCTTCTAGATAAGCAGCTAAGATAGTGTTACCTTCTTGGAAGTAAATTAAGTTGCCTTTCTTACCTAAAGTCTTGGCATCTTGGAAGTTAAGTTGATCCTTTAGAGACTTTACATTCTTACTTTCAGTGTTAAGGTAATTGATAATGGAATCTTCCGTTAAAGGAATGAAATATGACTCAGAAACAGGCATATAAGAAGTAGATTCTTGTAAGACGGAAGTCATATAAGCAGGACGGTGTGAAGGATGAATTACCCAGTCATAGGTCAGAATATGGAGTGGATCCTTGATATAGGTAATATCGCCTTTTTTCTCTGAAACTGGCAGGTTATTTTGTATAGTACGTGAAGCTATACATTCTTTACATATCTGTAAAGTTTAGACTATATCTTTACCATTTTAATGAATGGTATTCTTTATAGACGTAATACTTAATACGCCAATAGTCGTTGGACCTAGCTATACTAGGATGCTGATTGTCTTTTGAGTTTCCAGCAATTAAAAGAATTTATATTATGGATTCAGCACAGTTATTAAAAAAGTCATCTAATAATTTTTCAATATCAGACATCTCTTTATATGAGATGCGGATAAAATTCATATTATTTTCAATTGCCCATTCATCTTTAATTCTATCATGCTTTTGAGTTTTTTCAAGATTTTTTATTTTATTTTCTTTAGTTGAACCATATGATGGTTCAAAATGTTGTTTTCCATCAAACTCAATAAGCATATCATAGGATTCTATATAAAAATCAAATGGCAATGGTAAAATATCTCTACAATCTTTAAAACAAACTTCTTTTTGATATTCGATATTTCGAGTTTCTAAATACTTTGTTATCATTCTACTTCCTAATGATTCACCTAATATTTCATTGCATCTTGGACACCTAGCATTATGATTTATAAATTCATTTGGACTACAATCGTATTCATGATTGTTACAAATATCTGAAAAATGTTTCATTTTTATTGGAATCTTACAGTCAATATATTCATCAGCTATGACTGTATATTCTTTATCCGTTAGGTCTTCAACCTGCTTTTTATATTCTTCAAGAGTAGGTTTTATAGTTCCATAACAATATTTACAGCCTTTAGATATTTTATCGTGAATCATATCATTAGCTTTTGGATACCATACTTCCCCACATTTTTTACAAAGGACAGCTATATTAGTATGTACCTTACTAAAAGGTCCTACGATTTCATAGACATCTATAGACCAACGTGAATAAAATCGTTCTTCATATTCTTGTTGTGTCATAGGTTTATTACCTCTATGAGATACCTTACGTTTTTTATAAAAAAATGCAGGATCTCCACATGTCCCTTTATCATCTAAGTAACGTGGTTTAGTATTCCAAATATGTCCATCTTTATGTCTTAATGCAATATCTCCTCTAGCACCTTCAGGTGGATATGGAGTTATAAGCGTATAATCAGGATAATGTTTTTTAATTCTATCTTTTAGAATCTCTTCTCGTTGTTTTAAAGTTTTAGTAGCACCCATGTAATCAACTCCTTTTAATAAAATTAATAATTTGTTGCATGAGTGGTTTTTCTTTTTTGTAAATTATTAGACTTAGCTTAAAATTTCGGGTTTACCGAATCCTCTCATTGAGAAAGCCACTTGCATTCCTTGTCTGATTAAGCCTTGCATGTCTCGACCTCTTTCAGTTAGACATGTTTCTACTCGTCCTTTAAGTAAGTTTCTTTCCCACCAAACATCAGTAATTAAGTGAGATAGATTTGATTGATCAATGTATAGCTGTCTCTCTACAGTTGGGGATAATGGATGCAAAATATTCATACAAGTTCATTACACTTGCACAGATTATCATCTCTAGTTTAGACACTAGAGTTTAGACTATATCTTCATCTGTTTACCAGATGTTTCTCATTTAGAACCAATTTTAGTTCTCTATAGTCGTTGAACCTTAATTTAAATTAAGGATGCTGATTACCTTATATTAAGTACTTCCAGCAATTAAAGAAATAAGTAGTTTGCATATCACTATGCAAATCGGCAATCCTTATTTACCAGCCTCTCCCAACCATGATTTAGTTCTCAAACGTTCTTGAACATATTCAGATCTAAGAGCATTTTTAATTACATCAGCAGGATAGATACGTTTATTTCTATTTTGTATATCACCCTCTTGAAGAACAGTTTCTATGACAGTAGGCTGACCAGATTTATCACTGATAATCTTAGGTGTACTAATCATAGCGTCTTCAGAAATGATATAACCCTTAATTTTTTCATCTCTCAAGTTAAATAACAGCTCCTTTCTGTATTAGATTATTTAATGTAATGTTGACTTTTATAATTTAAGCTATGATATACGATTACATTCCAAAAAAAAAAACTTCCTTTTTAAGTAAAGGAAGTTTTTAGTAAAGTTTCTTACTCTTTTCTTGCTTCTACTATATCAATCGCTAACAAAGTTAAAACAAACTCTAAAGCATTGTTATATCCTTGCTCAAAAGAAATTGATACATCAGAAATTCCATCATCTGTGATTCCATTTTCATCTATAATATTCTCTAGTTCACGTAGTTCTTCTCTATTGCTTCTGTAAGCACCTTTTATCTTTCGGATTGCATCATCAGAAATTGTCATAAAATTTAAATCCTACCTTTCTTGTTTTTATTTGATTACAAGATGAGAATATATATTTGAAACAGGCTTTATAATTTTTCAATAAAATTCCAACATTACATTAAAGTATGACAAAAATTAATGTTTAACTTTAATCCTAGAATATACAGAAAGGAGATAATATTTCATGATTGACGAAAAGAATATTTTGCAAGAAATAGAAAATGAAAGTAATGTATTATTAGAAGAACTAAATCTATTATCTGAAGAAAAGAATGAAAACAAACCAATTGAAAGCATTCAAGATGATAATAAGAAAGACGTACTAAAGAAGAAAATAGTCAATAAAGGCAATGAGATTCTTAAGCACATGCAAAAAAGAGTTAGTGATGAAGAATATATCGTTAACGGCTACGGTTATCATAGCAAAACATTATATAAAATGTCGACAAAATTCCCATTCTTAGGTAAAACAATTGGTATGCCGCTAATGGCAATTACTAGAACTGTTACAAATAATGCCATCAGTAGAAAAATGGAACAAGAAAAAGCTCTAAAAGTATATACTACACTTAAAGGCGATAAAGCAGCTGTTGATGCTCAGATTGCTATTTTAGAAAAGTTACAAAAACCTAAAAAAGAACAAAAAGAGCAACTAATTCTTTTAAAGAAGATGTCAGCTGAACTGGAATTTAATTTAAAGCGTGTAGAATATAATTTTAAGATGTCCCATATAGAAGCAGCTCGATCTAAGAATTCCTTTAGTTCAGGAAGAAAGATTTACAAAATGTAATTATCTATAAAAGGGAGTAAAGAAATGGAAAGAGATTTTAAAATTTTAAGTGAAGAATACTTATTATCCCTTTTAAATGAAGCACCTGGTAACGTACAACAAACTAACCAAACTCAAACAACATTCTCAAATGAACCTAATACTACATACGAACCACAAGAACAAGATGCAAGTATGGGGATTGAGAATGATATGGGTGAGGGAAGTTTTGACCCAGGTATGGAAGAAATGGATATGGGCAGTGGAAATAATATGTCTGGTGATATGACAATGGGTGGAGATCCATCTATGGGTCTTGGTAGTCCTTCAGTAAATGTCAAGGATATCTTTAAGAAAAGAAAGCTATTTAATGACTACAAAGCATTACTAGAAGTAATTGAAGAATTATTAGGAACAACAAATAAAATATTATCCAGAGATCTTTCAGATGATGCCCAAAAAATATACATGTTTGTAAACCAAAAAATGGAAGAAAACAAACAGAAGGTATTAATTATTTTAACTGAGCAGTACCTAATTTTGCCTTATAAGCAGCTTTTAACGCTTTATATGTACATCAAAATAGCCACAAAGTCATATGCGGATATAGTAAAACAAATTAGTGTCATGTATCAATAACTAAAACGAAATTTTTTCTAAACAAAAAAGTAAACAAATAAATAGTCTACTAAATTATGTATTTGCAGTGGTAATAGTAAAACTAACTATGACACTACAAATTATAGAAAAGATTTTAATATACTACATCATATTAAATCAAACAAAAATTAAATTTTTTCTAAATGAAAGGAGGAAATCATACACTGGATTTGATCTCTTTCGATCAAATTACGTATGATATTTAAACTTATGTCTATTGAATATCGTCAAACAGCTCGTTCTAGAATGAACGATGGTTTCTCTGATGTATTAAGAGAAGCAGCTGAGTTCTTTGCTAACAAAGGCATTCAGATGACTTCCCATCAGGGTATGGAAGAAATTCTATCTGAGCAGACTCTCTTCAATGAGTATAAAGATCACTTACTTGAAGGTATGGAGCCTGACCAGGTTGAAAACTTCAATCAACTTATGGACAACGCTCGTACCAGCATGCTTCAGGAAGCATCTGTATCTGGCGTTCAGCAAATCGCTGGCTTATCTATGCCTACCATTCGTAAGATGTGGGCAAAGGTAGCTCTAAAGCATGCTATTCCTACTCAGGTTGTTGCAACTCCTCGTTTTGCTATTTCTTACACCAAGGCATACTTAATGGATGCTGAAGGCAACAAGAAAGAGCTTCCCGATGCTATCAATAATCTAAACAACAGAGAAGCTCAGCTTCCTAGATTCGTTAACCCTGCTGATGGTCTTGTACTTCCTATGATTGACTTCGACCTCTATGCTAATGGTTTCCCACAGGTTCCTGCTCTAAAAGGCACTGACACCATTGACAAGGTCTTCTATGTTGAGACTGTTAAGGTTAACAAGGCTGCAGTTCAGGCTGCTGCTCAAGCTGCTGAACAGGCTGCTGCTGGTAGCATGAATGGCTATGCAGGTGGTGACATTGATGAGATGACCATTCGTGTTCACATCAAGACCGACCTGAATGCTCTTATTTCTGCTCGTGTTGCTATTCCCGTTCAGTTAACTGATCCTACTACTGGTGTAGTTACTAAGTACGGTGAAGTTTACGAGACTCTACTTGGTCGTGTTGACTATGCAGATGGTAAGTTCACTTTAATGTCTTCTGGCAACATGATTACTCATGCATTTATTGATGCTCGTCTCTCTCAAGAAGCAAATGACTACGGTCAGTCTGTAAGCTTCGACGTTCTTACTAAGGACGTTACCATCGGTGTTGGCAGCCACCTGAATGCTCCTCTGCCTATTGAGTGGCTTCAGGATACTATGGCTATCTACAATATCGATGGCGCAGCTGAAGTTGTTGACTTAATGTCTCAGACCGTTGCTCAGCAGCTTGAAATTGAGATTTACAACTTCCTTAACAACTCTATCGAAGTAAATAACATTCAGTACTTAGGTGAGTTCAATATGATTCCTTCCGCTGGTTACAATGGTACTCCTAAGAGCTGGCGTGAAGAGCTGAAGACTGTCATTGACTACTATGCAATCAAGATGAAGTCTGATGCTAAGTTCCACGGTGGTAAGTTCATGATCATTGGTAACCCCATTGACATGCAGATCATTCCTAACGTTGACTGGGTATTCAACCACACTTCTGACCAGATGTCTGGTGTTGATGTATCCTTCAACCTTGGTGCTTTCTCTGGTGCTAACAAGTATGAGATGGTTTCTAGTGACCTAGTTCCTGCAGGTGCGTTCATTATGTTCTTCGTACCTGGAATTGATCGTCTCATGACCTACAAGTACTATCCTTACACCTTTAACGTAGAAAGAGGTTACCGTGATCCTAATATGCCTAACGTTCCTAGTCTTATGATGACTAAGCGTCATGCACTTGAGGAGTTCACTCCCCTTATCTGCCGTATTACTATCAAGAATAATATCGGTGCCGTTAACAAATATAGCGGTTTTATGCAGAAATGCATATCAAATCTAAAAGAATTGCTGGAAAAGCTATTGCCAATCAGCATCCTTAGAAATAAGGTTCAACGATTAAGTGTCGCATAAGTTTGCGATCTGTATTTAGAATCCAAAAGCGAGAAATGGATTATGATATAATCTCTACTTCTATGAAAATAGAAGACTGACATCTAACAAATGTCAAACTAAGATATTAGACCTCAGACTCCTGGATATTAATCTAGGAATTCTTAATAGAGTATAGCTAGATATATTGATCCCCTATTCCTTAAATGGAATAGGGGATTTTTATTTGTTAAAAGAGAACAAAAATATATATTATACACCTGGTTATAAAAATAAGAAATATAAGAAAGGAAAATAATATGAGTAATAAAAATGCAAAGGGTTATGTTCCTCCTATGACAGATAAAGAATTTAGAGATTTAGTTTATAGTTTAGTGGGAGATGAGTATACGGTTTTAGGAAAATATGTGAAAACTGATGTAAAAATTAAAATGAGGCATAACACATGTGGACATCAATATGAAGTTACACCAAATAAATTTCAACAAGGAAGAAGATGTCCAAAATGTTATGGAAATAAAGAAAGAACTTTAGAAAGTTTTAGAGAAGAAATCAAAAACCTACCAGATGGAGATGAATACGAATTACTAAGTGTTGAGTGTAAAGATAACAAAACACCAATGGAATTTTTCCATAAAATATGTGGTGAAAAATTTAAAAAACCAACTGTTGGATTCTTAACAAATCCAAAGAATAAAGCAAATACTAGATGTCCTATATGTTCTAGACAATACCAAGTAATTAATCATCCAAATAGGTTATCTTATGAAGATGTTAAGAAAATTGTTGAAACTAAACATTCTGGTGAATATAAACTTCTTTCAGACAATTATAAAAACACTAAGAGTTTGATAAAAATCTTACATATTGGTGGTTGTGGTAGAGACTTCGATACCGATATAGACCATTTCAAAAGAAAAGACTATAAATGTCCAAGATGTAATGAATCTGTAGGTGAGCAAAGAGTAAGAAAAGTCTTAGAAAGTAGAAATATAGAATTTATACAGCAATACAGATTTAAAGACTGTAGAGATAAAAATCCTTTACCATTTGATTTTTATATTCCAGCTTATGATCTTTGTATAGAGTTTGATGGTATACAACATTACGAAAAAGCTAATTTTGGTTCTTATGCAGCTGACTTAGATACAATTCAATTACATGATGAAATCAAAACTAACTATTGTTTAGATAACAATATTGGTCTCATACGAATTAGTTACAAAGACTTTGATAATTTAGAAAAAGTTTTAAAGAAAGATCTAAATGAATATCTTAAGGAGTTAGATATATGACCTCACCCTACCCTTTCATCAATAATACCACTATCAACTCCCACAAACTCTTCCCAATATGTCCTATCTGTAATAAAGAACTCATCATACAAGTCTCACTTACTAATAACGATGGTAATACAGCTAGTTTATGTAGTTGTACTAACTGTTCATCAGGTCATGATGAGGATTGGGAAATTATTTGGAATGATACTGAAGTTATTAGTGTCGAGAAGTACTATTTTGGATAAAAATTCGATAAAGTATTAAAAATGTATGAAAAACAATAAAATAAAAAGATAAGGAGTAAGTATTATGGGATGGTTAGACGCAAAAACATTTTATAAAAGTGGTGATAAGCCTAGATTTAAAGTAGGCGATAAGGTATTTAAGATAGTTGAAATCCGCCCCAATATATTAAAACGAACTTTAAGATTCTGTGTTGAGTATACTGTTGAGGAAGTATCTAGTAAGAAGAGCGGTTTATTTTTTAAAGAATTTACTTATGTAATTAAAGAAGTTGGAACTGATAAATTATATGATGGTATATATGAATCAGAATTATTTACAGAGTTTAAACATATTGATAATCCTAATACTGATGATCCTGACTGGTGGCTGGATTATTTTAATTTTGAATGATAAACATAACTTATGGGATGGACTAGATCTAAGCCGTACTATAAGAGCAGCAAACTATTTTGGATTAGAATGTATAGAAAATTATAGAAGATTACCTAAATGAATTAGGTAATCTTCTTTCAAAAAAAAAAAAGAAACTCTTGGTAATAAGAGTTTCTTTTTTTTATTATTCCCATGGTTCTTTAAACTTATCAACATCAATTCCAAGATGCTCAAAGTACTCCATAATCCTAGTAATAGCAGCATTACCTATACCACGTATATCATAAAGTTCCTTCCTACTATTTAATTTCAATATCTCATCAAAAGTCTTAATCCCTTTCCTAGTCATAGCTCTTTCGATTCTAACTTTCATTTTGTCATGTTTAATGAAAACCATACTAATTCCATTAACAGTCCAGAAAAATAATCCATTACTACTGTCAACTCCATTAACATTTCTACTAGAATAGTTCCTTGACTTATACTCACTAAATCCACCATTATTAATATAACTCATCCTTTCTCTCATTCTTAATTTTCTTAGTTCTTTAAGTATGATTTGTGTTATTCTTCCTGTTGTTATGTCATGTATTTTACTAATCTCTTTTAAGGCTAATCCATCAGAAAAATATAGTTTAAGGATATCTTTAGACCTATCAGGAAAAATTTCATCATTTTGTATGACACTGATAAGTCTATCACCTATATCGGAAGTATATTTTTCATCATCTGAATCTAAAATTGCTCTGAAAAGGTTCTCAGGATAATTGTAATATTTGGCGTAATCATAAAATCTGTACATAGTATATATCTCCTTTTGTATGGTAAATTTAAACTAACAATGGTTCTTATAGTTGAAAGATATATAGATGTAAGGGTTGATAATACGAATTGGAAAAAATATAAGAAGAATAATTAAGAAAATAGTTGCTAATCTTCTTATGAAAAACAAGTTATTAAACAATGTATAAAGCATATAACTTAATACATTAAATTTAAAAAGAAAGGGTGAATTATGTTGACCTTTGATGAAAAAGTGTTTCAAATGCGAAACAATGGACTAACATGGAGAGAGATAGCTACTAATCTAGCAATCGATTATCCAGATTTAACTTTCCAACAATGCTACGATAAAGCAAGAAATGTATGGAGACGTGAAAGAAAACTTAAAACTCAACAAGAACAAGACATAAAAATCAATGAATCAGAGGAAAGAATCCAGCAAAAAAGCTATGAAATAAGAGCAGATGGAAGTAGAGTGTTTGAAGATATTCTAACTGTCATGGAAAATGAAAAAGATATAAGCCCAGAAGAAATAATAGAAGCACATAATCTTAATCCAAGACAATGGGAAGTACTCAATTATAAAACAAACTACTGGCAAGCGCAAGCAAAAGATAATAAAAAAGCACTCTTATATCAGAGCAAACTTACTGTAAAACCAAAAGATAAGGTAGAGATTACATTTGAAGATATAGATGACTATTTTAAGGATAAAGACTATTCAAAAGATAAGTTACCTACTTGTAGTTATGATTATGATCCAGATGGCGAAATATTAGAGATAAAAATTCCTGATTTACATATTGGTTTACTATCATGGAGAGAAGAAACCAATGTAGATTATGATTTGAAGATAGTAAAACAAAGATTCTTCCAATGCATTAATGATATACTTGAAAGATGTAAAGGACGTAAATTTAAAAAGATAGTATTCGTAACTTTAGGAGATTTACTCCATGTAGATAATGATAAACAAGAAACTACAAATGGTACTTTCCAGCAAGTAGATGGAAGAGTAGCTAAGATAACAGAGTGTGCAGAAGATTTATTAATAGATACACTTACAATGCTGGGAGATAAAGCACCAGTTGAATACATATATCTTTGTGGTAATCATGATAGAACAGTCGGTTATATGCTTGCAAGAAGTGTTTCAAATGCTTTTAGAAATGATAAGAATATTACGTGTGATATATCACCAAATCCAATTAAATATAGAAGATATGGAGTTGGTTTGGTATTATACCACCATGGTGATGCTCCTAAAAAGAATATTGCAGAATTGCCAATGAAATATGCAAAAGAAGAATTATCATATGCAAAGTTTGTTGAAATAAACTTGGGCCATTATCATGATGAAGAAGTAAAGTCTATTAATGGTTCAAGAGTAAGATATTTTCCAACTATATGTGCATCAAGTTATTGGGAACATCAACAAGGATATAAATCGCCAGTAAATGCAATAGTGTGTGATATAAGAAATGAAAAAACAGGTCTAAGAGACACATGGTATAGTATGGTCTAATAAGATGACAATTAATACGAGTTTCCCTTATATCTTAATTGGTATAAATGGTAAAAAATAGAAATCTTTTATAAAGAAAGGTAGAAATACTAAAAATGACACTCAATGAAAATCAAAAAGAAATGTATAAAAATTGTATTTTCTTAAATGAAAGTCTAACTAAAAAGAAAGAAACTATTCCAGCAACTTACTATACTACTATAGCTCAGTTAAGCTCAGCTTTATCAACTAAGATACTTCAAATAAAAACGATAAAATCAGTGAATGCCAATAAAGATGACCACAATTTGATTATTACTTTAAAATATCCTACAGATAAATTTCGTTTTGAAAATGCTAAAGATGAAAAGATATGGAGTGATAGTATAAAGGATATCGATAAAGTTTTAGGTAGTTTAAAGAAACTAGTAAGAGATAAAACTGAGTTGCATGATACTGTATCAAACTACTATTTAGATTTTAGTGAGTTTATTGTAAAGATTTCTTTTTATCATGAAGATGATAATTTTCAGATTAAGTTTAAATATGTTAAGTAAATTTAAAGAGGATTACCAAAGTAGGTAATCCTCTTATTTATTACTTAGCATTTTTTAATCGTTTGTATTCATTTATAAAATTTCTTACATTAATAGAAATTTTTAAATTTGATTCTTGGACTAGTTTTATATATGCAATAGCATCTACATAGTTTTTATGTTCTTTAGTAAAAATTTTATTAAAGAACTTACAATGCTGCATTGAATTTTTATATCCTACAAATTCCATATAAAATTGAAGTTTGTTTTGATATTCAAAACAAAATCCATTTAAATACTGTATTAAATCTTTATCAGATTTTGGTTTTTCGTCATGTGTAGTTTCATAATCTTTTATTAAATACTTTTTTAGTTCTGGGTGTTTATTTATATAGTCTAAACTAAAACTATTATTTCCTAGTGTAATTAACTTTACCTCACTGCATTTAGGTAATTTTTTTATACTAGCATAATCATCCATAGCAATAGGTAAAGCTTTTATAGCCTTTTTATTTAAGACACCCTCAACAATGACGTCTGCAGCAGTAAGAATAGCTAACACGGCAGTAATTGTTAATCCTGCTCCAACAATTCCTTCATTCAAAAATGTACAATCTTTATACATTTCTATTTGTTTTTCATTAAGCTTCATCTTTTTATTTCACTCCTTTACTTTAGGACTTTTAAATAATAGTAACCGTCATCCCAGTCACCATCTGCTTTTATCTGGCATTTATACTTAGATAACTTTGCATTAACATTTCTTTCAAACTCATCAGAATACTTCCAGAATTCATTTTGAATATCTGTGTCTCTAGGAGTCTTACTAAATTTAAGTAAGTCATAATCACCTATAGGAAGTTTATCCTTAACACCATCTATAAAGTCATCTCTGTAGTTATCCTTATAAGATTCACTAGCATAATCTAAAATGCCAATTGAGTTCTTTATTGGATACTTAGCTTTTATTGCTTTTAACTCTTCCTTGAAAGTATTTATTGCAAATACTAGCAGCTTTTTACGCTCATCAGGATTACTCTTACTATCTTCAAATGTAATTGGGATATTATATTTCTTGATGAAATTAGCAGCACTATCAACTTCAGTTTCTAATATTTCTGTTTCTGTTCTTAATTGTTTACCGTATTTTTTATCACTCTTACTAACAAATGAACCTTGAAATCTTACCTTATATAAGTAAATCTTTAAGTTTTTTAAAGCAGATTCATACTTTCTGTTTATGATGATAGGAGTATTATATTCATTAATACTTGATTCATGTTCTTTCCATTCTGCTAATCGTCCTTTAGCACTAAAACCTATTTGAACTCTTAATGTTTTGCTTTTTGTCTCATGTACACTAGTGTTAGTTCTTAACGTATTACCACTTACTGGATATGTAGTTGCGTAGTAACCTACGGATTGTTTATTAAATAAACTTTCGTTCAGGAACACACAATTTTTATACATTTCTGTTTGTTTTTCATTTAAAATCATAACTTTTCTTACTCCATCCTTTCCTTATGAATTAGTAAGTTTTCCTATTAATCTATTGTTTTTCATGTAAAAATATAATTTATCAAAACATTAAAAATGAATGAAAATTTTATTTATATATCATTACCTTAGTAAAATTTTAATAAGGAAAGGATAGACTATGAAACCACTAACTAAGCAACAAGTATTTGATTTGCAGCTCAAATGGAACATTAAGGCATCACCAAGTATAATGAAAAAGAAAAATTGGTGGAATCATAAAGAGTACTGGGATTGGATTTCTGAAAATTGCGAGTTACCTAATGACTTCATTGACGAATTTAATGAGTATTTGGACTTCTATGAGCTTTCTAATAACGAATCAATATCAGAAGAAGTTTTTAGAAAATTCAAGGATAAAAAAGATATAGACTGGTTTTCTATAAAAGTTAGATTTCCACCATTTTCTAACAACTTTATCAATGATATGATAAAAGAGCATTACATAGAACCAACTTTAGATGATTCTCAGTATGACGATCTCGGAGGTAAATATTTCAGTATTACTGATGATTTCGTTAAACAATATCATACTAGTGATTTCTATAATAAGTTTTACGATATAAGATTTTGGCGAGATATGCATGAATTTATCACTGAAATGAGTGTCGATTATTTCGACCAAGATATAATCAATCAATTTAAGAAGCAATATAAGAAACAACTTGACTATATTTCCGACCAAAAGAATCATGATAGATTTTATTACACAGATGATGATGCATTCTTGGCTGTTTTTTGTTGGTAATAAATTATTAACTTTGGAGGTTTAATCATATGTCCAGAAAAAACAATCTTAATGTACCTGATGATTATCTTGAACAGGTCTGGTGGGCAGAAGGCTTTAAAGAATATCATGAAGTAAATCATGGTTACTTACTTGCTCAGTATTCACTTGGTAATAAGCAAAAGTATATTGTTTCATTAGGAGATATAACTTCTACAGTTGTAAGACATGTAGACAAGTATTATTACACTGAGAAAGAAGCATATGCATCTATAATTGAGTTACCATCTGCAAATAGAATGGGAGAATATAGTAGATACAGCTAACATGAAACCACTAGAACTAACTAAAAAACAACTATTTGATTTACAGTTCAAGTATCCTGAAATAGATGAAATTGGAAGGAATAATATTGATCTTGGTAGATACGGTGGCTATTATAAGAATTTTCTAAGTTGGTACGAAAATGAAGAAACTTGGAATTTTCTTATTACAAATCATAAAGATAAACTAACTGAAGAATTCCTTAGTGAGTTTATAGAGCAAGTAACATGGGTGAATGTTTATTGCATTTGTGAACACTATGAACTTTCTGAAGAATTTATGAAAAAGTATAAAGATTATCTATACTGGCCGTATATTCTTATGTTCCAGAAACTTTCTTTATCATTTTTAGATGAAATGTCAGAATACTTGAACTATTTAAACAAAGAACGGTTTTTACCACCAAGTCTATTAGATGATACAAGAAAAGCATTAACACAATAAAACGTTTAGAAGATTACCTATTTCATTAGGTAATCTTCTTTCTTTTTTAATGACTCGTTAAAGGAAATTATTATGAGTATTTTACCAAAACCACTAACGAAAAAACAGATATTTGATTTAAAGTTTAAATGGAACTTAGATACTGGTCTATTAGACGAAGGCGATGTTTTACTATTCTTTAGAGTTTTAGCATATACTACTGAATTATCTGAAGACTTTATGAGAGAGTTTAAAGATAATTTAGATTGGAAAAGTGTTTGTATGTGGCAAAAATTATCATCAGAAGAATTTATCTATGAGTTGAGAGAATATATAGATTGGAGATGTTTGATTGAATATCAAAGAGATAATATTTCTTTAGATTTTTACCAAAAAATGAAACATGAAGGTTATATAAAACCATGGTATCACTAACTAAGAAACAGATATTCGATTTAAAGTTTAAATGGGGTGTAGAGAAGGGAAATTTTGAAAGTCCACTTTTTCAAAAATTATTCTTTATAGATGTTGCATACAAAGCTATTTTATCTGAGGAATTTATAAGAGATTTCAAAGATCAGTTAGATTGGGATGGTATTTCTAGATACCAACAGTTATCAGAAGACTTCATTGAAGAAATGAAAAATTATGTAAACTGGCAGATAATAATTAACAGTCAAAAATTATCTACTGCGCTCTATGAGAAAATGAAGAAAGAAGGATATATAAATGAAAACATTAACAAAGCATCAAATATTTAACCTAAAATTTAAATGGCAAATACAACCCAACCCAGATGTTCCAAATGCATATCAAGATCCTTATTATAACGATGATGAATTTTGGTATGATGTATTTGATAGTTTTGATCTTTTTATAGGTGATGAACTATCATTAGATGAGCTTGATAGACTTAATTCTGAGTTTGTAATGGATTATTGGCCACAGATAGAATGGTTTTTAGAAGATGGTGGCTATTGGTCTAAGGAGTATCCTGAATGTATCTTAGATGAATAATCATATTCCGTATTTATCCTCGTTTTAACTATATATCCTAAATTTGATTCAAAAATCAATATTTTTTACAAGGAGAAACAAAAATGAAAAAAGTTTTAATCGTTGTCGATATGCAAAATGATTTTATCGACGGTGCTCTTGGAACTAAGGAAGCACAAGCAATTGTACCAAAGGTCATTGAAAAGATCAAAAATTTTGATGGTCAGGATATAATTGTAACCAAGGATACCCATAACAGAAGAGATTATTCTGTAACTCAGGAAGGAAGATTACTACCTGTAGAGCATTGTATTGATGGAACTACTGGATGGGAACTTAATAGAGAGGTTGATGATCTTCTTTTCCGTTTAAACAATGTTGACTATGTTAAAAAGGCAACTTTTGGCAGTACTTATATAGCTGAAACTTTAAAAGAATATGGTGAACAGTATGAGAGAATTGGTGAAATTACACTCATTGGTCTTTGTACTGACATCTGTGTGGTTTCTAATGCGATGCTTCTTAAAGCTTTCCTTCCTGAGACTAAAATCATTGTTGATGCTTCTTGCTGTGCTGGCGTAACCCCTGAAACTCATAAAGCAGCATTGACCACTATGAAAATGTGTCAAATCGAAGTGATCGGAGAATAATATATGAACATCATCAAAAAGTTTTTTGGTCATTTAATGACTGTTCATAAACATCGTAAAACAGTCCGTAGACTTTGTTTCCGTTGTGGATTATATTGGCAAGGAATTACACATGACTTGTCAAAATACTCTCCCACTGAGTTTATTAATGGAGTTAGATTCTTTACTGGGAAAGGATCACCCCATCTTGGTGAAAGAGCTAAGTATGGTTATTCAAAAGCATGGCTTCATCATAAAAGTCATAACAAGCATCATGCAGAATATTGGCAAGATATTCTACCAGATGGAAAGTCTGGACCTATTAGAATGCCAGTAAAATATTTTGCAGAAATGATGTGTGATAGAGTAGCGGCATCTAAAATCTATTTGAAAGATGAGTATACTTGCGAGTCTCCTTTGAGGTATTATAGAACTCATAGAGATGAAAACCAGTTTAATCTTTCAGATAGAGAAAAATTAGAAGACCTTTTATTAGTGATGGCTTTATCTGGAGAAGATATTATGTTTGACCGTTTGAAAAAGATGTGTAAAACCAATCAGAAAGGGAAATAATTATGATGACTCTAAGTCCTATTATTGTATCGCTTCTTGATACTGATCTGTACAAGTTCAACATGAATCAGGTCATGTTCCATAAACACACTAACTTGAATGGTAAATATCTATTCAAGTGTAGAAATGAGAATATTGACTTTACTCCTGAAATGGTTAAGGAAATTAACGAACAAATTGACTATTTATGTTCTCTTACTTTTTCAGATGAAGAACTTGATTATCTTGGCTCTTTAAGATTTATTAAGAGTGACTATGTAGAGTTCCTTAGACTTTGGAGACCTCTCCGTAGATATGTAAATTGTTGGAGGTCTCCTAAGAAACTTGAAAATGGAAATATTATAGGAGACTTGAATATTACAATTGAAGGTCCACTCTTCTCAGTCATGCAATTTGAAATCTATCTTCTTGAAATTGTTAATGAAACCTATTTCAGAATGAAGTATGATTATATGCGTCTTATGGATTCTGCAAAAGAAAAACTTGATCATAAGATCGAAGGATTCAAAACAGAAGAATATAATTTCAAGTTTGCAGAATTTGGTTGTCGTAGAAGACTTTCCAGAGAATGGCAAGATTATGTAGTAGGTGAACTACTTAAAACTGGTAAGTGTGTTGGTACATCAAATGTTTATCTTGCTATGAAATATGGTTGTAAGCCTATTGGAACTTATGCTCATGAGTATGTACAGATGTATCAAGGCATTCCTGGTGTTACTCTTGCATATACAAATAAAATGGCAATGGAAGAATGGTTTGATGAATATCAAGGTGATAATGGAACTGCATTAACTGATACACTGGGAACTGATTTGTTCCTCATGGATTTCAACAAGCTTCAAGCTACCTGTTATACTGGGGTAAGACATGATAGTGGCGATCCTATTGAATGGGGTGAAAAGATTATCGCTCATTATATCAAGCTTGGCATTGATCCCAAAACAAAGACTTTATTGTTTAGTGATAGTCTTAACTTTGTTAAAGCACAAGACATATATAACCATTTCAGAGGACGTATCAATGTAAGTTTTGGTATTGGAACTTATCTCTCCAATGATACAGATGTTGATCCATTAAACATTGTTATCAAACTTCAGTATGTTAATGGACATCCTGTAGCAAAGATCAGTGATACACCTGGAAAGGCAATGTGTCAAGATAATAGTTATCTTGCATATTTGAAAAACGCAGTCGATTATAGACTAAAGGAAAAAATTTAAAATTTTTATAAAAGGAGAAACACAAAATGGAATTTAAAAACTTCCTAATCAAATTTCAGGAAAACTTCAAAAATCTTACAAAAGATGAAACTCATCTTTATGAAGTTGAAGTAGATAAGGATGTACTCTGGAATCTTTATCTCGACAGTTTCCCTGAAGGAACCAACCCCATTTACAGAGAAAGAAGAGAGTTTGATTGTAGCTGTTGCAGACATTTCATCAAGCAGTTTGGTAATGTTGTCGTCATTAAGGACAACATGATCAAGACTATTTGGGAGTTTGATGCATGTAGTACAACCTTCCAGCCTGTTGTAAACGCTCTTGATGCATTTATCAAGGCTAATGTCATCACAAATGTTTACATCAGCAAGTTTAATAAAATCGGTACTGCATCCAACTTTGAAGATCTTGGAAATGGAGAAGTAAAGAAATGGGAACACTTCTTTATTGATCTTCCATCTAAGTTTGTTGACAGATCTAATCGTTCCATTGGTGATCTTCAGGGTGATTTTAGAGACACTAAGAATGTTTTTAAACGTTCTCTTGACGAAATTACCAAGGAAAGTATCGATACTGTACTTGAACTTATTTCTTCCAACACGCTTTATAGGGGTGATGAATGGAAGCATGCTCTTACTGATCTCTTAAAGTACAAGAAGCAGTATGAAAAGCTTACTACAGAAGAAGAAAAAAATAACTATGCTTGGGTTATGTCTTCTAAAGTAGGTGCAGTTATTGGACGTATCCGTAATCATAGTATTGGTACACTTCTTTTAAACATCAGTGAAGATATGGATCTTGATCTTGCTGTTCGTAAGTATGAACAGATCGTAGCTCCTAGTACTTACAAGAGACCTAAGGCTATCTTCACTCAGAAGATGCTTGAAGATGCAAAGAAGACCATTGAAGAACTCGGTTACATGGATTCTTTGTCCAGAAGATATGCTACACTTGATGATATTACGGTCAACAATATCCTCTTCTCTAATAAGGATTCTGCTAAGAGAATTCAGGGAGGACTTGATATCTTTGATCAGATGTCCAAGGAGGTAGCTGTAAACCCTAAGAAGTTCTCTAAGGTTGAGGAAATTACAATTGACAATTTCATCAGCAATGTTCTTCCTACAGCAAGAGAACTTGAAGTTCTGTTTGAGAATAAGCATGCTTCTAGCATGGTATCTTTGATTGCACCCAAGGATACGAATAGTAAGACCATGTTCAAGTGGAACAATGGATTTAGCTGGGCATATTCTGGTAATATGACTGACAGCACTATGAAGGAAAATGTCAAGGCTGCTGGTGGTGATGTCACTGGTGATCTCAGATTCTCCATTCAGTGGAACGATACATCCTACAATCCTAATGACTTTGATGCTCATTGCATTGAACCCAGCGGTCTTGAAATCTATTATGGTAATAAGAGCTATCGTCATCCTTCCTCTGGTATGCTTGACGTAGATATTATCAACCCCATTCAAAATAAAGCTGCTGTAGAAAATATTACTTATGCAAGTAGAAATAAGATGCCGAAGGGTACTTATCAGTTCTTTGTACACTGCTATAATAACAAGGGTGGTAGAGATGGATTTAGTGCAGAGATTGAATTCGATGGACAAATCTATTCTTTCGCTTACAATAAAGAACTTAGAACTGGAGAGAAAGTTTATGTAGCTGATGTTACATGGGACGGTCAGAGCTTTACTATCAAGGAAAAGCTTCCTTCAAGTACTTCCTCTAAAGAAGTATGGGGACTTAATACCAACCAGTTTATTCCTGTTTCTGTTATGTGTTACTCGCCTAATTACTGGGATGAACAGAATGGCATTGGTCATAGACACTATTTCTTCATGCTGAAGGATTGTATTAACCCTGAATCTCCTAATGGATTCTATAATGAATTCCTCAAGCAAGAACTTGAAAAGCATAAGAGAGTATTTGAAGCTCTCGGTGGTAAGATGAATGTTGAAGACACCAATGATCAGCTCTCTGGCATTGGATTCTCTTCTACTAAGAGAAATGAAGTAATCGTAAAGGTTAAGGGAACCACTGAAAGAGTTCTCAAGGTGAAATTCTGATATGGATGAGAATAATAAACTTGATCAGGTCATTGAATTCTTAAATGAACACATAGCAGAAGTAACTGAGTATGCTAATTCTAAAGAGTATAGTGGCCTAGACCAACATGACTGCCGAATTGCAGCTGAAGCATACGAACTTGTCTTGAATTTCGTTCAAGACTTAAAAACCAAGTAAAACAAAATAAAATTATACAAAGGAGAAAATATCATGTTTGAAATTGCAACTAGAAAGAAGTTTAGATTCCCCTTTAGAGGTATGGTAAGTGTTGAGGATCTTTGGGATCTTAAGGTAGAAGATCTCGATAGTATTTTCAAGACTCTTAACTCTCAGAAGAAGCAAATCAATGAAGAAAGTCTGCTTCACACTCAGACCGAAGCAGATGTAGAACTCAACCAGAAGATTGAGATTGTCAAGCACATTGTTTCTGTTAAGCTCGCTGAAGCTAAGGCAAGAACTGAAGCTAAGGCAAAGAAGGAACAGAAGCAGAAGATTATGGCTATCATGGAAGCAAAGAAGAATGAAGCTCTTGAAGGTAAAACTATTGAAGAGCTTGAAGCTATGCTTACTGAACTTGATTAAAAACTTTAGAAGGTTACCTAGAAATAGGTAACCTTCCTTTTTTTAAACTTGATAGATATTAGAAAGGAACTATAGATAAAACATGCCAAAAATGAAAGTTTACAGCTTTAAAGAAGCACAACGGATTGTATATAAGAATGGTTGGAAATTAGTTAGGATGAATGGTGATCACTTCTATTACAAAAAAGAAGGCAATCCAAGGCTCTTAACCCTAAGTCTAAACTTAAATCGAATGATTTGGCAACGGCTTATTAAAGAATTTGATATAAATTTGAATTGTAAGAAGAAAAAAGAAAATGAAGAAACTATCAAAGAAACAACTATTTGATCTACGATTCAAGTACTCTAATATAAAGCCACTTACTATAAGAAGTAAAAATATCAAGAATGGTGAATGGTGGAGATATAAAAAATATTGGGATGATCTTTGTGCATTTTCAACATTACCTGAAGACTTCATAAGAGAATATATAGATGTGGTAAATTGGAGGTTTATTTCAATTCGTCAAGATCTCTCTGAAGATTTCATAAGAGAATTCCAAGATAAAGTAGATTGGGAGTGTATTTCTATCAATCAAGATCTCTCTGAAGATTTCATAAGAGAATTCCAAGATAAAGTAGATTGGAAGATAATTTCTGAGTGTTGTATACTTTCAGAAGACTTCATTAGAGAAATGAAAGACAAAATAAAATGGAAATATGCTTATACTATAAACTTTATTTCCAGAGAATTTAGACGAGAAATGAGAGAGGAAGGGTATATTCCAAGTGGAGATTAACTTAACAAAACAACAAATATTCAATCTACAAATTAAATGGTCATATATCTATCCAATAAATTTTAATAATAGTGCAGTTAAAAACTGGTGGGAACACCAATTTAATTGGAATCTTATTTCTTTGAAGAAAGACTTACCTGAAGGATTTCTAAGAGAATTTAAAGAACATCTCAATTGGGATATTATAAAAACTAATTACAGTTTACTCTATACTCTATCAGTAGAATTCAAAAAAGAATTGATGCAAGAAGGATATATTTGATAGCAAGAAAAAAAATAGTAAGTTCCAATAAAACTTACTATTTTTTTTTTCTATGTTCCCGATGCCAAAAAAAAAAGTAATAAGAAGGTGAAGATAACCTATTACTTTTTCTATCATTAATTTTAACTACATAATTTTTCTAAGTATACTTTGTATTCTTTATCATAAAACATAAAGAACTCTCTAATAAACTTTTTCACAGTTTCAGGATCTACTGTAATATTTCCTCTATTAAGTATGTACTCAAGTATAGGTTTGTTACCATATGCAAGTGTATAATTAACAACAGACTCAGTAATTTCAACATTTCGCTTCTCTACAAAATACTTAAACCAATCAAGTGACTTTCTGTCAATACAACCAGTTAATGCTATAGATAGTAATTCTTTTTCTTCACAAACAGTACCATACTTATCAAGCCAATAAATTACATTTTCAAATTTACCATTGATAGCTGCAACTGTCAGATGGTTGTCATCACCAATATGAGGATCACATCCATATTTAACTAGCAATTCTGCTTCTTCAAAACTACCATATGCTAATGCTCTTGTAAGTGCAACTGGTATGTATGTGTAATAGGTTGCCTTACCAGTCTTTAATACCTCCTCAATCTTTTTAAGATTATGTGTGTCTAATACTTTCATAAGTTGTTGGTCGTCTTTAGATAACATAATACATCTCTCCTTTTCATGATAAAAATTATTCCATTTACAAGGTAAAGATATATAGATATAAACACTCAAAATACGTTATTTGAAAAATTTGAGATATAACCCAATACAGGTTATATCTCAAATAAAATTACTTTACGACTTGATTGTAAAGAGGAGTATAAACTTGAATCCAATGTTTCATAATTGGCATTTGCTCAGAAATGTAGTTATTTGCCTTTACATTTTTGACAACATTGTCATACATATTCTTTAATTGGTTGGGATGTTTAACAAATACACCACTCTTAGTATCAAGTCTAAAGAATTCATCAACCTCAGATTCAGATAATGCAGGGAAGAATGCTTTACCTTCAGCTTTAGCTTTCTTTCTCCATTCTTGATACTTCTTATTGTATTCTTTATTCGTTTGCATTTGTTCTTTAACTCTTGCAAAGACATCTCTAATACCTTCAGCTAGAATTTTCGTATCTTCTTTAACTGGTTGTAGAGTAACTTGAGGAGTAACAGGTAGTTCTGCAGTTTTCTCATCAGACATATTACGAGCATTTCCTTTATATCTAGCTTCTAAACGGAAATAGTAAACATGCTCATCAAGCTTAGATCTAACATCACTAGGTAGGCTTTCATCCTTACCTGCAGCTTCATAAAGAGCCATCAAATGACAGAACATTTCATTTACAGATTGTGTCATCTGTTCCTCAGTATAAGACTGTCCATATTCACAGGATACTACTAAAAAAGTTTCACTTGGATCATTAGCAGTACTGTCTAAAACAGTCTTAAGATCTTTAGGCGCGTGACCTAACATCATCATCATTTCTGCAACTTCATCTACAAAAGCATCTAGTCTTTGATAGTAGTCTTGAGCTAGAAAATGTTTCCCATCAAAGTTCTTACCCTTAATCTTCCAATGTAATGCTCGCATATTGTAAGAGTAAAGAACCAGTGCATTAAAAATTTTTACTAAATGTGCCATATATCTTTTGTACCTTCCTTTCTTGAAGATCAATTTATAAATTTGTTGAACCGTACAAAGTATTTTTTAAATATATATCCTAGATTTACATAAAAACAAAGGAGGCTATTAAAGTGAATGAATCTAAAGCTGTTAACGATATTTTCAAAAGATTTGAATTTGACTTAACATTCAAATACAATCCTGCGTATTTTCTAATTAATGATAGAAGTGAGTTATATTTATTATGGATTTACGTTACTAAATTCTTAAAAATTTCTACTAATGAAGCCTATATCGACCACTTACTATATACATCGGCTAAGTTTAAAGCATTTAGTTGTATCTTTTATATAGACTTTCTAAATAGACGATCTGATGTTTACTCAAAGAGTTATGCAATTGAACGAAAGAATTTAAAAATGGAAATGACATCTACTCTACCAGAATATTTTACAGTTTTAGCTACCTATAAGTTTGACTAAATCTTTAATTTAAAAGGAAGTATCAGAATTATAGATACTTTCTTTTTTTAATTTTAAAGTAGAAATGTAAAAATACATTAAAAATCCACATACTTATAAGGAAAGGAAATTAGTTTAAAATGAGCGAATTAAGACCTTTAAATGACAATGTTATCGTAATCCCCTATATTCAAAAAGAAACTGAAAGCGGTATAGTACTTCCTTCAAAATTAGTAGAGACGGAGGTTCCTGCATTCCATATTGTATCTTCTGTTGGTCCAAAAGTAAGAAACAAAGATATTAAAGAAGGTGCAGTTGTAATTATTCCTAAAAGAACTGGAAAATGGGTACCTTTTGAGGGATTTAAGTATATAATGGTCAACGAATCAGATATTCTGGCAGTTGTAGAAGGTGCTACTTATGAAAAAATGCCAGAGAATTAAATAGAAAGAGAGGAAATAAGTAAAATGGTCAATCAAATAGACAATGACTTTAACTTGTTTCAGCCAACTGAAACAGAACGTGCTGATCTTTTAGCAAAATTATCAGATGATATCATTACTTCTAACATTGAAGAACAGTTAAAGACAACTATGGTTAACTCTGCAATATACAATGATATGCTTGCTGTATTTGAAACACGTTTTCAATTTATAACACAGTTCTATCCAGAAGATGAAATAATCATTGAAAGATGTAAAGATATTAGAAAAAGTGTTTACAAAAAGATCTATGATGCATTAGCAGAACGTTTTTCAATTTCATCTGAGCTTAGTAATAACTTAGACAGCGATGATTTCTTTTTTTATACTAGAGAACTGTATAATTTCCTAGTTCTAAAGTATAAGAATAACCTCATCAATTTCTTTGTCAGTTACTTGTACTCACATAAAAAAGACTTAATCGTAAACTATGTCGATGAAGAAGAAAAGAAAGATTTAATGTTCAAGTCTTTAAAGAAATCTTTAAGTAATCCTGATAATATCACACTTCTTTATAACATCGAGGAAATCATAGAGAACATATCTCAATACAATGATGAACCAGAATCTATTGTGGAAGAAATTATAAGTACTGATGAGTATGAAGCTACTAATTTTGCAATGAAAGAGTTACTTGTTGAAAACAAGTTTAACACTTACTTGGAAAAGATGTTCATTGAAGAGTACTTTAAACCTATCAATGATGATGACTTCAAATATGATCTGTATTCTTCCATTAGAATTGACTTAATCACTCTGCTAAGACATGAAGAAAGTAGAAAGGTATAATAGTTTATGGGTAGCAAAAAAAGAAGTAAATTCGTACAACAACAAAAATATAATCGACATTTACAAAATAAGTCTGCATCGAACATGAATCATGCTATCAATAAAACTAATCGTAAGATAGCACAGTACAAACAGGATTACGAAGAATCTGTTAATGCTATCATAGGTGACTTTATTAGAGAAAACAATTTAGACCCTGAAAAGATTCCTAACAATTCCAGAATCATTATTTTTGAATTGCTTAGAAAGAACGTTCAGAACAAACTTGATATGTACACTCAATATATTGCAGAACATCAAGAAGATGAAAATATCAAGGAATTCTATGATGCTCAAACTGTTTGTACTGAAGCTTTAGAACAGATTGACTGGATCTATGATTGGACTAGACCTTTGAAAAATGATAAATATCATCTGTACGATGGATATGAAGAATTGCTTGATAAGGCTAGCGAGAAACTAGAAAATAGTGGAAAGAAATTTGAATCTCTAAAGTCTGTTCTTGAAGTTATTGAAAATACAAATGTAGATTGTATTAAACACCTGTTACATTATAGATTTTACCAGTTCTGTTACTTTATTGAGCAGAATGATGTTGACAGGTATTACATTTACATTTCAAATACCATTAAAAACCTCCTAATTTTAGATAGTACGGATCCTCTTGTAGAATTTTTAGTAAAAGACTTTAAGAAAGATGTCGATAATACTGAAGAATGCGAGAATTAATTAACTATGACTTATACCTTTTTAAAACAAGAAGAAGATAAAGTTGTATTTGTAGGCAATAGACTAGATATTTACCTCCCTAAATCTTATTTTGATGAAGATATGCTTGCTGAAGAACTTGGAACTCAGATCAAGACTATAGCTTGCTTTGTAATGCGTTATTATAAAGACCCTGACAGTACTAAGTATGAAACTTATCAGCTATCTTTACCAGAAGATATTACTTTTTCATTTTCTGAGTTCAAAGATAATGTTAAAGAAGTATTAGTTGAGAGGAATTTTAATGAAGATGGAATAGATGAAGAACTTGATAGTGATGATGAAGTAGAAGATAGTTATAAGATTTTTACTCTTTATCAAAATGACATTTTCATCAATAATCTTAACCATGCAAAAAGCTATAAAAACACAGAAAAGTTATTAAAGTTACATCAGAAGGGAAAACTCCCAAAAATGATTAAGTATAGTGACTTTATTAAACTTTATCTAGAAAACATGGAAACAAATAGTACTGATTTACAGGTTCCTTCATTAATTCTAGAAATGACTATTTCTGAGTTAGCAAGGTATAAGCAAAATCCAGAAATTCCATTTAGACAAGTTATAGGAAAATCTAATTCAAAGATTTCAGAATTAGATTACAAGCAGGCATCTATTAAGGAATTAGCTATGCTTTCCTCCTCATTTACAGCTATGACTAGTGAAAACATTAACAAAGCGATTGTATATTCTGTTTCTAAATCCAGAGATGGCGGAAAAGAAGCAGAAACTCCAATCGAACCAACCATAAAGTACTAATAACATTTAAACTTCGATTATTCTTTTTTTAGAATAATCGAAGTTTTTATCATTTTTTCAGAACAAGATATTAGATTTATTCTCCTAGTTTTATGAATTCTATGAAAAGTTCTCATTCGTTTCAACAAATATATAAAACTTTATAAACTGCTATAACTTTATAAAATTTATGACAAAAAAAGAAAGGAGGTTTCTGCTGTATAATATAAAATAAACAACTACATTATATTTTTAACAGCAGGAAATTTTATATGGCAATTAGTTATGTACATCCTTCTGTAAGCAGTACTATTACTGACAATTCTACTACGTATATTACTGCTTCAGGAACTACTAAATTATTCGCTGTTTTTACTTCTGAAAAGGGTATTGACAATGAAATCCAAACTATAACTTCTGCTTCTGAGTTTATTTTTAACTATGGCGAACCTAACATGAAGCTATATGGTCAGGCTGGTTACAATATTGTTAACTGGTTGAATGCTGGCGGTGCTGTATATTGCTTACGTGTTCTTCCTGAAGATGCTGGCTATGCAAATGCTATTGTTAACATTCAGACTAAGAAAACCCAGAAAGAAGTATTAGATGTTAATGGTGAGCTTGTAGTTGTAGATAATGTCGAGTTACGTCCTTGCATTACTTATACTAACCTTAACAATACGTCTAAAACGGAAATTGAGTCTGAATTAAGACGTGTCACTGCTGAAACTATTGATGGTTATACAAACAATATGCTGTTTGCAGTAATTCCAAATGGTAGAGGTAAGGGATATAATAACTTAGGTTTCAGATTTAGCTTAACTGAAGCTTATGATTCTACTTACGAATTCCGTCTTTATAATTTTGAAGTAACACAAACTTCTAGTACTGGTAGTGTATCTGTTATTCAAGGTCCTTTCCTTGTTTCTTTAGATCCTGATGCTATGTCTAACAGTGGTAGTTCTTTCTTTATCACTGACGTAATCGACAACTACTGTGATTACTTCACAGTTATCTTCAATGAAGACAACTATGAGAAATTAGCTAAGCTTATCAATCCTGAAGTTCATCCTAATAAGATTGACTTTTTCAGTGGTTTAAGTCGTCAGATTAATGGTGAGTACGAAACTTATTATGATGAGCGTACCAACAAGGAAGAAGATATTCATATGTCTGTTATCAGATATACTGATGATGGCAAAGCTACCAATGAGCGTAATATCATCGATGCTTCTGATGCTATTGAGAATTCTATTGCATTGATCGACAATGCTTATCGTAATGAACAGTATGAACGTTATAATGAATCTTTTGAGCGTTCTAAAGAAGTTTTAAGTATTATCAAGAAATTTGAAGATGCATCTACTCGTAAAGTTGCATATAATAACATTGAACTAGATACAATTAAAGACGAAAATGGTAAAGCATATACGCTTGATGCTGGTGTTGCAGCTTTTGAAGCTGATAATTCTGTAGCAGAAGCATATGATGTCTTTGAAGTTGCTAAGGGCGAATTAACTAATGATGTTTCTGAAGCTACTTACAATATTGCTAATGCAGAAGTTTATGCTCTATCCGTTTGCATTAATGCTTTAGTCGATCAGCTTTATGAATTATTTGACTATGCAAGAATTAGTCAAGGTGTAGATGATTCTCATGCATCTACTGTTGCTACTCTTTTAACAGATCTTCAAACTGTTGAAGGTAAACTTAAGTCCATGACTGTTGCTGAACTTAATTGCAATAAGCATAAGAATACTGTTTCTGAGCTTTCTGAAACCTTTAACAATCTGAATGTTAATTCAATTAACTCTGAAAAAGAAGAATTTATTTATGAGGTCATTGGAAAAGTTGAAAGTATCTTAGCAACAATCAAGAATATTTCTGATGCGGTTGAGGGTTCTTCTAATACCTTTGCAGATAGCCATTTAGAAGAAGTAGAAACTGCTCTAAATGTAATTAAGACTGATTATGATACTCTCACTGATGATTATACAACTGCTGTTGATTATGAGATTTCATTAGAATCTGCATGGAGAACCATTAGAAATCTGTTAAAGGTTGAGTCTCTCTATTTTACAATTAATCTTGCACTTTTAGAGAATAAATCTGTTGCTTACAATGAGCTTAAAGAGCCATTAAATAGCTTAAAGGCAAGAGTTGTTTCCTTCATTAATACTGTCAAGTCTGAAATCGGTGGTTTCGATTATGCGGCTGCTAAAACTTCTATCGTTTCCATCCAGAAGGATACAACCGATAAGAAGCAGGAAACCTACTACACAGTTTCTCAGAACTTTGATAACTATGTATCTCTACTTTACGGTACCGATGGTTCTATAGAAGATGTTTCTTATAGAGATCATGCAGTTGAGAAACTAATCATTGAAGGCTATAAGGGTATGATTGATGACTCCTTAACTGATAAGGAACAGTGGCCCATCGACATGGTTCTTGACGCTAACTACTCTGCTAATATTAAGAGTGCAATTGCTGTTCTTTGTACTGAACTTCGTACTGACTTTATGGGTATTCTTGATACTGAGTTACAAGCAACTCCTGGTGATGCTATCAACTATAGAAAGAGTTCCATCAACTTCAACAACTATCGTCTTGCTATCTTTACTCAGGACTTTGTTGTTTCCGATAGTGAATATACTGGTAATGAGATTAGAATAACTCCTACTTATTTCCTTGCGTCCAAGATTCCTTCTAATGATAACACTAATGGTATCCATTGGAATTTTGTTGGTCCTCGTCGTGGTACTGTTACTGGCTTTAAGTCTGTTTCCTTCTTACCTAATGTTGAGTGGAGAGAAAGACTATATAACGCACAGATTAACTATGTACAACAGGATCAGATTTCTACTAGATTCAACTCTCAGTTAACCTCTCAGCACAGTGTTTCTGCACTGTCTAATATTAGCTGTGTACGTACTCTTCTCAGAATTCAGCGTGATGTTGAAGATTTAATGAAGAACTACCAGTTTGAATTCAATGATTCTGTAACTATTACCAACGCACAGACCGATCTTAGTGCTTATCTGAATAAATGGATTGCTAACCGTGCTTGTGATTCTATCTCTGGTACTGTTTATGCATCCGACTATGATAGACAACAGAAGCTTCTTCGTGTTAAGGTTGAACTTACCTTCAATTCTATCATCGAACGTATCGCTATTGACCTGGTTGTCAATGCATAATTTTATGAACTAATTATTAGAGCCAATAATTATAATTGGGAGGATAGAAGATTAAACTTTTCTATCCTCCCATGATTAAAATTCTAAATTAAAAATTTGAAAGGAGATTTTCCTATATATGTTAAGACATGATCCACAAAATGTTGTAGTCTTTAATAATAATGGCGGACCTGCTAGCAATAAAAGTTTCTTTAATGGTTCTTACAATACAATGAACTTAGACTTCGATCCTCTAGTAACTGGTTATTCCTTCTTTAAATGGGTCGTTGTTCCTACTTGGATTACAGATACATTTGCTGATTTCCAAGCTATGACTGAAAAGAACTTCTTAACTGGCTTCTCACTTGCTGATATGGAACTACAGACAACTGATATTACTCATGGTTTTGCAGCAAATACTTATAACGTTGCTTCTAACATCCAGAAGGGTAATAATGAATTCTCTATCACTCACAGAGAATTCTCTGGTTCTCCCATTCGTAATATGTATCAGTACTGGGTATCTGGTATCCGTGATCCTGAGACTGGTATTGCTACCTATCCTCGTGTTCATGGTGTTGACTACTCTGCCAAGAACCATACTGGTGAGCTTGTTTACATTGTAACTCGTCCTGACGCAGATAACGTTGGTAGACCTAACATTGAGTTTGCTTGCTACTACACTGCAGTTATGCCTACTAAGATTCAGCTTTCTCAGTTTGCATTTACACATGGTACTCATGATGCTGTAGAATATGAACAAAACTTCCGTGGCGTATTCCATATGTCTAGTAAAGTTGATGCTTTTGCTAAGCAAGTTTTAGCTGAAAAGGTTTATGGCTTTATGGAAATGGGTGAATTTGATCCCAAGAATCCTGACATGGGTTATAAAACTATGAAAGATACATATTCTGCTAATTATGGTAAGAGTATGATTGGTAATTATGGTGCTACTTCTCTGTTAGATAAAGAACTTGGCGGTTCTGCTAAGAACTATGTCTAATTTTTAATAAAAATGACAAGAATACCTTTACGGTATTCTTGTCATTTAATTTTTTATAGACCACCAAAATCAGAAGTTCCACCATCATCGCCACTCATAGAAGCGTTCTTAATGGAAGTTTCAGTTTTATTAATCTTAGCTTTTTCTAAGAGTTTTTCATACTTATCCCATTCAAATGTGCTTAACAAGTCTTTTGTTAGTTCACGTTTAAATTCAGTTGATAGTTCTGCATCATTAGGATCTACTAATGTCTGGGTTACAAAATCTATAATATCTCTAGAGTTTGTAATACGTTCAGTAATGGTAGTCATATTTAATGCTTGAGGGGGTGGGAATTTAACAGTTAGAGAATCTAAGTCAAAATAAGTATCTTCTAACAGACTCTTATCCTTAGCTACCTTATTTCTTTCCTTTTCAGTATCAACTAAAATTGTCTCATCATTTTCTCTACTATTGAGTTTCTTAAGATCTCTTTGTTTCTTTTTCAAGTCATAATCATTAAGATACTCATTTTTATAAAGTAAACGGAACATTTTAGTAAACTGATCTCCAAACATTGTCTGGAAAACAAGGATAGAACGAACAAATTTACCATTCATCATTCCGAGAGATCTAGCAAATTCTGTCTGTTCGGAATAACTAAGGAATTCTGGAGGAATACCTATACCAGAAATCATAGCTTTTAATAAGTAATCTAAGAAATCATTTGTTATTTCGACGTTCATCCCAGGTATAGTGTCTATTTCAACAGGTTTTTGACCCTCTACTACAGGAATGTAATAATCTTGGAAAGTTCCTATAGCTTGTAGTAACGTGTTAATGTCTCCACCAAAATTACTCATTTTGATATCTTTCGTCTTGATATCTCTCATAAACTGTTGAACTACAGCTTCTGTATCATTATCAAGATCGACTTCCACATAAAATGCTCTCTTTTCAGGCGATCTTACTAGTCTTAACATTACTTGTGAAGTTAAGACTGCTAAATAAAGTTTAGCAGAGAATAATACATTCTTGAATAAGCTGTCATAGTAATCTCCAGAACCACTACCAAAATGTATAACTTCGTTAGGTCTTAAATATACCATACGAATTTGCTTATTCAGTAGATAGTTTTGCTTAAGTAACTCATAAACTGTATTTTTAAATTCTGGATGCTTATTGATGAATTTTTTATCAATACGCTTTGCCATATTTTTAACAAAGATATCAGTAATCAGTCTATACTTAGCATTAATTATATCTGGCTTGTCATTTGCTTGAGACTTAAAAGAAGTGAAAATATTAGAAGACATACTGTATGAACCAGTAGTTAACATATCAGCATTATTTTCTAAGTTTTCAATGTAATAGTAACCATACTCAAAATCATCCAGTACCAACTTAATAGTTCTTTCTGGCTTTAATATTTTCAATACAGAACCACCGACTCTAATATCATCAGTCTTTTTAGTCTTATTATAGGGATTTAGATTCTTTCTATCTTCACTATCTTGATTCTGGAAGTTATTGAATAATTCCTTTTTACTAGCATAACCAAATTGTTTTGAGATTTCTACATTATCTTCTAACAAACAAGATGAATCTTCAGAAAAGACAAAATTATTGTTCAAGATTTCTGCTATATCATGAGAAAACTTTTGTTTGGTCTCATTGAATAATTTTACCTCTTCGTTATAGATGGCTAGATCGGCCTGATATGATTCATTTAAATTTTTCTTATCCTTATAATCTGATGGTACTGGTTTCTTTGCAGGTACTTTAACGTTACTTATATCAAAGATTTCTGACAATTGTAAGATGTCATCATTAGATAACTCAATTTCAGATTCAGCTAATGGTTTAAATGTAGAACTTTCTTTAAGACTACTATCTTCAGATAGCATTACCTTAGAAATTTCGTCATTTAGTTTTAATACTGCAACAAATTGATCTCCTAATACTAATGTATCTCTTATGATATTTTTAGTGTGTTTATTTATATTGTACTTCTCAATTAAGGTCTTACAATTTTTTATGATATTTGTATTTTCCTTGTCTTCTTTAACCATTGATGTAATAACATCATCTAGATAAATTAAAAAAGTATCTTTTGTAAAGTCATCAGGAGACATAATATTGTCAACATACGTATTTATTGCCTGACTCATCTGAGGGATGTTATCATAAATTAACTGATAACTGCTGTATAACTGAAATCTACCAGATTCTTGGCTGAAAAGCTCATTCATAGAATAAATGTCGTTTTCATTAGCCATTTGTTCTATGCTTCTTAGTTGTTTTTTTGCTTCTTCTACACTAGCACTTTTACTAGGACGTCCTATGCCAGATGAATTTTTCATGTTTACTGCATTGAAAAACTCTATGATGTCATCGCCTGTGGATTTCTTATATTTATACATGACACTGTCAACAAAATTTTTTATATCAGCAATGTCTTGAACGTTAGAATCTCCGAATTTTTCAGTGGTCCCATATAATTCAGAAGTTGATAGTTTAGATACTACGCGAAATTGATCTAACTTATCTTTCATGGTTAATTCTTTCTTCTTATCGGCCATAAAAATATTTCCCTTCCTTTCTACTGAAATTTTATTGAATTGTTTTTGTTATAAATTTTTGTAAAAGATTAAAGAAATCTAGAAATATATATTCTAAGTGTGTAGTAAAGAAGGAGAAATAAACCGATGAAAATAGTACAAAGGAAAAATCTTGAAAAGTATATCGATAAATGTTTTGATGAAATAGCATTAAAGTATGTTATAATGCATGGTGGCATAATAGAAAATGAAGGTTATCGTATAAAATATTTTAAACTACTTCTTGGCAAAGCTAGGAATTTTGTAATACCTTTTGAAAAAGGAAAATTTGAATACATCAGCTATAAAGATTGCTTTATAGTTAACCGATCTTACATTAAGCATTACTTAAAGCAAGCTATATTTGATATAGAAATGCAAACTTTAAATAACTAAAAAGGGAAAAATGGTAATATGATTTTAGAATTAAATGTACATGAATTTGAAGAATTTATTGAGAACTATCTTGAATCACTTAATTTGAACTATTGCATAGCTAATCTAATTGAATGTAATAGTGGTTTCCATATACGTTTTTATAAGCTATTTACTAGAAAATATCAAACTCTAATATTGGAATTCAATCATAAAGATTTCAACTATGATCAGAGAAAAAGGATATTCACATTTAACTCAGACGTTTTAGAAAAGAAAATAAAATCCCTAATTTTTTATCATGAAATGAAAGGAGAATAAAGTTGGCAGTACTATCAAAAGGATGTTTTGATATTTATATTAAAGGTTTACTTGCAGATTTAAATCCTGATGATGAAAAATGTATTTACTTTACTAATACACTTAGCAATTCTTATTTTATAAAGATCACAAACCCATTTAAAGATAAAATTAGTAATAATTTTTTATACTTTGACTATGGAAACCTTGAGTACAATATGGAAAAGGAAGAATTTAAATTCAATCCTAAGTTTATCATACATAAACTGAAACAAATCATCTTTAATATAGAAATGGAAAAGTCCTAACATATAAAAAATTTTACGAACCTATAATTAAAAACTTTTTACAGAAGATAAGGAGTGTTTAACTATATGGCATCGATTAAAAAAGCATCCGTATTTAGCGACTTTGCATCAGAAACACAAATTACAGATGAAGACCTTAAAATACCACCAACAGAAGGTGATTTAAAAGATGTACAACAGGTTTTAGATGATTTTAAAATTGACGTTTGTGTATTAGATATGAAATTTAATACTAGATTTGCACTACAACGATTTTTAAGAGATCAGATTACAAAAAAATTAAAACGAAAGGGAGAATAACTTATGGGATTCCATCAGTTAATAAAAACGGTAAAATGTCAAGACTACGATGATCGAGGAAATAAATTTGACGTTTTAATCAAGGTTTTGAAAGATGAAGAAACTGGAGAAAAATTTACTGAGATTATTGAAGATCCAGATTTTACCTATTATGTAACCAAAGATGAGTATGAGTTAACAGAACAAGTCAACTATATTGAAAAAGATAAAGTTAGAGAAGTAACTACATCTTCAAGTAATATTGTAAAATCAGTTGCATATGAAACTGGAAATGAAGAGTTTTTCTGGAAATGTATTAGGGACAAAAAGTTCAGTCAGTCTAAAGCCGTATTTTTAGACCCTAATGTTCATGGTTCTGATATCGATTTAGAAGACTATTATATTGGAAGACACTATAATAAGTATCCAGCTGAAAATTCTAAGAATGCTTTTACAAAAGCGTTTATCGATATTGAAGTTGATTCAATGAAAATTATAGGATTCCCTGAACCAGAAGTTGCTGAATGCCCTGTTAATGCAATTGCATTCTTCAATGATTCCAATATGACACTATATGGTCTATTTTTAAGAAATCCTGAGAATCCTTTAATTGAAGATTTTGAAAAGAATAAACTCAAGGAATTTAAAAAGAGAATCAAACAGAAGTATAAAGATAAGGGTTTGGACATTAAGTTAAAGCTAACTTGGTATGATGAAGAAAATGAGTTAGGTTTGATTAGTGATTTCTTCTATTTGGTTAACTATTTAAAACCTGACTTCTTAGGTGCTTGGAACTTCTGTGGTTTCGACTTTTCGTACTTAATGAATAGAATTGTCACGTTAGGAGAAAACCCAAATGACATAATCTGTTCTGAAGATATACCATATAAACAGTGTTATTTAAATAAGGATACTAAATCGACAGATTTTGCTGATGACGCTTCTTACATTGCTGTTAGTAGTTATACAAACTATCTTGACCAAATGCTATTATTTGCAGCCTTACGTAAAGGAGCTGGTAAGCGAGAATCATATTCTTTGGATGCTATTGCATTTGAAGAACTTGGTGAAAACAAGTTGGAATTTAAAGACCCAAATACATCAACTAAGAATTCTGCATGGGTTGATTATGAAGAGTTTATTGAATATAACCTGCACGACACGATGCTGTTATATATGCTTGAGAACAAGAATAAAGACTTCAACATGATTTACACTGTAGCAGCTAAGACTGAAACTCGTATTCAAAAGGCTCTAAAGAAAACTGTCTGTCTAAAAAATCTTGCGAGAAGGTTTTATTATGATAGAGGTTACATCATGTCTAACAACCATAACACGAATTATGGTGGAATGAATGAACATGATAAGGTAAGCTTTCGCGGTGCGTTTGTAGCAGATCCTTTGTTAAACAAAGCCTTGGGAATTATGATAAATGGAATGAGATCAAAATTTGTCTTTGAAAATGTTATTGACTTTGACCTTACATCACTTTATCCTAGTATCATCTTAGCATTTAATGTAGATGCTACAACGCAAATAGGTAGAATTGAATCCGATTTCTTTGATTCACCAAGACTAATGGATGATATAGTCACGAAAGACTATATAAACATTGGTAAGACATATTTTGACTTACCTAACGTTACTGATATGTTAAATGTATTAGAAAGTAAAACCGCATAATTGACAGTTTTAACTATATATTTTAAACTTGAAGAAATTAAATGTTTTCTTCAAGTTTAAAATTCTTTATTTGACATCTTTAGTAACTTGAATTAATTGACAGGAGGACTTATGAAGTAGCTAATTATGATTAACAGATTGACAGAATTTATAGCACAAACAAAAGGTATATCAACTAATCGATGGATATACTTCGATCAGGGTCTAAGTTATACTTATGACGGTGATCAATTAGTACAAGCAATAACAAATTTTAAAGAAGACAAAAAAGGTGGAGAATTTTTTAGTGATAAAACTTTTAAGATTCAAGTAGACGAATTTAATGATTTTCTAAAGGAATACAAGAAGTCAATAATCGGAACCAATATTTTAGAAGATAACACTATTGAAATCAAAACAAGTATACCAAATGTCAAGTTAGAATTTAAATGGACAAATGCAGATACTCTAAAGTTAGAACAGATTAAAACTTTCTTTAATAGCTTAGTAGCGTCTGATAGTACAAAAATTTTCGATCATAGTTTTTCAAAAGAAGAAATCTCAAAATTCACATCAGAAAAAAGTAACAGAATTTATACTTTCACAGATAATAGTATCTCCTTCGATAGTATCAGTACAAAGGACATGATGTTGATGATTTCAATTTTTCCAAAGTATCTTGGAAAAATACTATCATCTACTAAAGAACTAAACCTAAAAATTTATTCTACTGAGAAAGATTTTATCTATCTAGTTCACTTTAATGTCAAAAACATGAATATAGTGACGGATTACTATGGTTTATGTTCAGATCTCATTCCAATAGAGGAAGGAGGTTTGGACTGATGCCTATCGAAGTAGAAGTTGATGTAAGCAATGTAAATGAAAACAATAACAATTCCAATAATAGCAACGACAACTAAATAAAACAAATCTCAAAAATAGTGAAATTGTAGTAAAATACAATTTCACTATTTTTTTTTTATTTTAGTTTTGGATATATATAATTCATTAGATTACAAAAATTAAGGAGGAAAAATTTTCATGAAAATTTTATACTTAAGATTGGTAAATTCAGCAGGTATCTATGCAGGTACAAGTAAGCGAGAAATTGAGATTGATTTTACCAAAGGTAAGAATAATATTGTCATGCTTTTCGGTGGGAATGGATCGGGTAAAACGACACTAATGAGTTCACTTCATCCTTTCACTGGAACTTGTAATGATGAAAGAGACAAATTCTTTATAGAAGGAAAAGATGGAGAAAAAGAAATTCATTATTTAGTGGATGATAGAGTCTACATGATTCGACATTATATTTCTGCTAAGAACAAAACTAAATCGTTCATTTCTTTTATGGACTACAATGACTACATTTCAAAACCACAAGCAAAAGATGAGCTAGCTGACAAATATGGAAATGAACTTAATGAAAATGGTGGAGTACTTACTTTCAAAGATCTAGTTGAAATCCATTTAGGCGTTGATGAAGAATTCTTTAAGATTTCTCGTATTGGTTCTAATGTTACTAACTTCATTGATCTATCAACTGCAAATCGTAAAAAGTATATTTCAACTTTCTTACCAAACATTGAGGAGTACTTACAACGTTATAAGATTGTCAACGAAAAGTACAAAGCAATGACTAAAGAAATCAAGTATCTTTCTGATGAGATTTTAAAGTTAGATGATGAAGCTACTTTAAAGCTAGAAAGAACTAGATTAGAAAAACAGTTAGAATCTCTAAGAACGTCTCTTGAAAAATGTAGTAACCGTATTGCATCTGCTAAGGTAATGGTAACTACTTTGGATAAGGATGGCGTATTAAAGGCAGCTAAGTATGAGAATCCCTACACTAAAGAGTTGACTTCTTTAGAAACTGAAAGGGTTAAGATTGAGGAATACACAAGCAATTACTCATTAGAACAAACTAAAATAAACATCGAAGCTACTGAGAAAGAATTAGCAGAACTTGATAATGACATTCTACAGCTCAAGGAAAAAATTGGATTTGATAAGGAAAATCTAGGTACTATTTCCGTTAGTATCAGAACAAAAAAGAAGCAGATTGATGGTATGTCAGTTCAAGACTTATCTGAACTAAGAGAAATGTTAGATGACAGAGATAACCGAATCAAAAGCTTAAATGAAGAATTGAGTGGATTTGATATGTCTGTTTTCATCAAAGAAAATATCGATAGTTCTTCTAATGTAGCTCCTGCTATGCGTCGTATCTATTCAGTACTGTCTGAAGAACAAAGTAAGATTAGCATAGGAGCTGAATCTATTTTAAGTAAACTTTTCATTTCTAAAGTGATGTCTTGGTCCAAGTTCAATTTTGAAATTGACAGCATGAAGAAAGCTAAGAAAGAAAAAGAATCTACAAGACAAGATTTAAGAAGTAAACTTACAGTAGCAAACTCTAACAAGAAGTATCTGTCTATCTTAGAAAAAAGGCCTGTAGATTGTACCGATGATAGTTGTCCTTTCATAGCTAATGCTCTTCAGTACAAAAATGTTGAATCTGAGATTGAGAAGTTAGAAGAAGATATCGAAACTGTAACATCTGAGATTGAGAAGTTAGAAGAAGATATCGAAACTTTTGAGTCCGTAAAGAACATTGGAGATCGAATTGAAAGATTGTACAATACAGAAAAGGGTTGTTTTGAGAGTTTGAATGAAATTTTGAAAGATTTTTCTGTTAACTCATTTGAGGACTTAATGGTATATTTCCTAACTACAACCACTCTAGAAAAGAGACAAGTATTGTTTAATGGTTCTGAAACTTTAAATTCTTACTTCAACTTTACAACTGAAATTTCAGACTTAGAGAAAGAAAAAGAAACTATCAACGAGAAGATCAAAGCTAATGAGCAAATTGGTAGTATCTATAAAGATCTGAATGAAGAATTAGATGGACTAAACACTAGATACAATGAAATTAGTGACAATATTACTGAACAGAGTAAGACATTAGATCTTTACACTTTCAATAAATCTCAACTTTCCAATAGAATGGATAAACTAAATGAGATTATTGCACAATTTGAAAGAGAAAAAGAATTCTTAGAAAAGTACAATGAAGTTAAGACCAAATATGAAGATGCTGAAAAGGTATTAAATGAGATTTCTGATCTAGCTGATACTATTGCAGAAGGTAAAGAAGAAAAAGAGTCTTATAGTAAACAGATTCCTATCATTGAGGAAGCTTTGGACAATGTAAAGTTGAAGATTAACAAGTTGAAGGATTATACTGAACGTAAGAAAGTTCTTGATGAAAACTATGAAAAGACAAGTTGGATTAAAGATAGCTTGAATCCTACTAAGGGAATTCCAGTTTACTTTATCGATGACTATCTTAACAGAACTAAGTTCATTACAAACAACCTGCTTGACATTTCTCAACATGGTAAGTTCGCTATTGCTTTTGAAGTAACAGATAAAGATTTCTTTATCAAGGTCTATAAAAATAATGGTGACGTACTGTCTGATATATCTCAAGCTTCTCAGGGAGAGACTGCTCTGACTTCTCTATCCTTATCTTTGGCTTTGATAGAACAGTCTATGAAGAAGTATAACATCTTCTTGTTAGATGAATTAGATGGTGCTTTAGACACTGCTAACCGTAGAAGTTTCATTGATATGGTCCAAGCTCAAATGAAGATTCTAAACTCTGAGCAAGTATTTATCATCTCACATAACAATGAGTTTGAAAACATACCAGTTGATATGATTCTGTTGAGAGATAACGGTATTGATTTGAACAATAAAGAGTTCATGGAAAATAAATCTGTACTTTTTAACGTGTAAAAAACGAACAATAAAATAAATCATCAATAAAATCATATTACATTTCTTAATCTAAAGATGACAATTTTTATTTCCTTTCTTTAAAAATCAGTTATCTAAAATGAGACTATCTGGAGTAAAATCTAGATAGTCTCATTGACATTTCAAAACAAAAAATTATAAAATTTGACAACTCTAAAAGAAAGGAGACTTATTAGAGTCATGTTTTTAAGAAACGACAATAATGCAGCATTTACGCTGTCTGAAAGTATACAATTCAAAGAATTTTTAAGAAATTCTGCAACAAAAGTTGAAAAATTTCTATGTTCCTGCTCTAAATTTGCTAAGAATGCTATTACGAAAGAAAAATTTAAACAGATGAAAATCACAGGTTCACTTCCTCAAATTAAGGAACTTTTAGAGCCTGACTGTGTACAAAGTTTCATTCTTGCAGGTAAACATGGTTGTACTGTTCTTTTACTTCCTCTAATAGCCGAGTTCTTTAGTTCTTCAGCAGTTACAAATAAAGAAAAAGAAGCTAAAGTAAAACAATTAAGAGATGATCTTAAAGAAGCAGAGAGAATTACTAAAGAAGAATTTGATGAAGGAATGAAGAAAATAAATGAAACTGGTATAGCTTGTTTCAAAGAAAATATAAATACGGTGATTAAACCATACAAATTCTAAGATAATTTTTTACAAGAAATATATGACTTTTTCAGATTAAAAAATTTTCCTATAAACAGTTTTATAAAATTTGTTTATGGGAGGTCATATAAAAACTATGGCACGTAATACTGAGAAAGAACTCAAGTATACCATCATAGAACATGTTGCTGACTTATCCGAGCCTGATAGTAAAGGTTATGTGAAACAGCTCAATATTATGACTTGGGGTAATTATAAGAAGCCAGTCATTGATATTCGTAAGTGGCAGTATAAAGAAGATGGTACTGTAGTTTGTGGTAAAGGTATAACCTTAGACTTGAATGATTTGGTTGCTTTACAGAAGATCAACACAAAGAATTTAGAACGTTACTTCGAAGAAGAGAACGATGAAGAATAAAATTTGAGAGTATAGGTTATATTGTACGCCTATACTCTCAAATTTTTCATCAAAAGAAAGGATGTGTTTGATTTATGATTGCATATTATGAAGATGACTTTTTAGAGTTATTACGAGATAAATTTGGTTCCGAAATGGTACAGTACAATATAGATTTTAAAATTATCAAATTAAATGATCAGGATGTCTTAATTTTAATTGTCAGCACGAATAACAAAAGACGAATTAACAGTAGCGTAAGAGACACAGATATAGTTTTTAACGAAACTCAAGATGAAAATGGAAATGATGTATGTGAAATTATTCTGCTAAATGAAAAAAATTTAAATACATTTTTCTCAAAAATAAAGAAGACTATTTTTGACATCTGCTTAGTCAAATAAGGAGACAAACATGATAAAGGTAAGAAGAGATTTTAATAAGACTAAACCAAGATCTCAAATGAATGAAAAAGAAAGAGAGCAGGATGATATTTACAATTCTGATACTACAATGGAGAAAATACTAAACTCCAAAAAAATCAGATATGAAATTTTAAACTCACTGTTTTCTAAGATTCCAAAACATATTACAACTGTTACAATGTACATTGATGTTTTCAGTATCATCAATAATCTTTACAATCCACAAGTTTTAGAAAATATCAGTGCTTTCAATGATGAAAAGTCTTTCATATTTTCATCGAATTTGATAAACTTAGCTGCTCATTTCCGTAATTACTTTGCAACTAGAAAACAGTTTTACACCAACTTTGTATTTTACTACTCTACTGAAAAAAGTGAAAAAGAATTAGGTGTCTACCCTGACTATAGGAAAGAATTTTATACAAAACGTCTTGATAATAATTCAGAGTTCATTTTAATGAATAATCTGATTAGAGAAAACTTAAAGTTATGTGAGATTTTAAGTAACTATCTACCACACATTTACTTTGTAAACACTAAGGAACTTAATCCAAACTTAGTTCCTCATCACTTCATTCAGTGTCAAGAAAAAGATGAAATGTCAATCATCTACTCTAATGACAAATTACAAATGATACACTGTTTACAGAATAAAGATACCTACTTGCTAACATCTAGCTTTGGAAATGTTAATTTGTATTCACAAATGGACTTAGTAGAACTTTACAACAATAAAGAGAACTACGAAATTAACCCACAGTTACTTCCTTATATGTTCGCATTTAGTGGAAATAAGAAATATTCAGTAGAAGGCTGTAAGGGATATGCAGAATTAAAAACTTGCAAATTTTTTAAGAAATTGCTAGACCAAAATGTTATTTCTAACATAAATTACAAGGAACCTTCTATCTTCCTTAATGAAATAAAGAATTCTATCAGTCCAGAACAATATCATATACTAGAACGAAATATTTCTCTCTTCCATTTTCCGTCTATGTATATGGAACTAACTGATAAGGAAATTCTATCTACCTTTACCGTAAAGGATCTACAAGATATGAAATCGTTAGTAGAAATAAATGCAGAACGCTATGAAAAATATCCTTTACATTTAGAGGAGCTAATGATAGGAGAAGATTATGAATCGATCTAGTGTAATGCTAGATCGATTTTTTTTTGATGAAAGGCGGTGTATTTCATTTGGCATTAAATTCTTTAGAAAATATAAAATCTACAGCATATCCTACATTTTTACAAAATATGAAAAAGTATTTTCATAAAATTTCTTTTTCAGCAATCATAACTAATGATGATGGAACCACAACAGTTATAGATTTATCAGACGTTCTTTTTGATTTTAAAACTTTTAAGCTTTACAATGCATTTGTATTTCCAGTAGTTGCAGTATCTGTAAATTTAACGCCAAAACAACATAAGACTTTTGCAAATAACTTAGACAGGTTGCAATTTAGATTAAATCTAGAAAAATTTCAAGAAACAGATATTTCAACAAATAACAACAGAATGTTTGATAAAACTACAGACAGTGTGTATAAAAATTTGATACTAGAATTATCAGACTACGAAAAACAACGTTTTATTGATGAAACTGAACGAAATAATAATGGATTTGAAGAGAGTATAAAGATTCCAGTTTACATGGAACTATTTAAGGCAGAACATTTAGCTATCAATAAAAATCCTATAAACGGAATTTTTAATGATGTAGATATGGACAGTTTACTAATACATCTCTTGAAAAAATCTAAACAAAAAATGTTAGTACAAAAATCTAATAGAAAAGAAAAACTAAAGCAAGTTGTATTACCAGGCAAGAATTTAGCACAAACTATTGAGTATTTACAAGAAGTTTATGGTATCTATAGATCTGGTTTACGACTCTTTTTTGATTTTGATAGAGGGTACTGTTTATCGCATGATATCACAGAAAATGAGCCTGTATCTGAAAAAGAACCTATAGAGTATAAAAATGTAGTTTGCTATATAGATAGACAATCTGAAAGATCAACTAGTTCTTCTGGATGCTGGATGGATGATACAACTAAAACATATTATCTGCTGGCACCTAATTCAAATCAATTAGAAACCATGGATAAGTCATCCAAAAATATTTATGGGAATAAATTAGTCATCCAGTCATCAACTCAAGATAAAAAACAAGTTGATCAAAAAATTTTAGACAATAATTACAAAATAGAAAATAGTACAAATACCAAAACAGTACTTGAATCAAGAACTGTAACAAGAAATCAAGATTATACTGTAGCGAAAAATGATACATTGTCATCTATTGCTAGAAAATTTAATATCTCCGTGTCTGAAATTATCGCAAATAACAAAAATATTGTAAATGAAGACTCGATATATGTTAAACAGACTATAAAAATACCAATTACAACTGTTGAGATTATTGAAGTTGACAAAATCCTATCTGAAGTTGAAAGTACTGTTAAACCAGATGAAAAAGAAGAAAAAGTTAAGTACTATTACAACACATCATCCAATTCATATGCTGAAGACGAGTTATTATCTAGGATAAATCGCAATGAGTTAAAGTATATAGGAAATTTTAAAGATGTAGATGAAACATTTTTATCTATGAACAAAGCTATATATCTATCTTTCTTAGATGAGTCTTACACCAATTATAACGGTATGTATGAAATAGAAGGTATGGGTACAATTTATACAAAAATAGGAAAAAATATTTATGAAACGGATACTATAGTAACATTTACTAGATTAACAAAAGGATTTTTAGCATTCTCATAAAATTAGAAAGGAGAAGTTTGTAAGATGAAGAAATATAAATTTGAAAGTACAATGCATTCACAAAGAATGTTTCTTGGAATTATTTGTGGTTTATTACCTATTTGCTGTGTTTTATTTGGTTTATTAGGTACAGGTACAAATCCTACTGGCTGGTGGAATTCAATATCTGCTACATATTATGCAAACTCTAAAATGTGGCTAATTGGTTCTCTAACACTTGCATCGTTCTTTTTCTTTACTTATAAAGGATATGACTTAGGTGACCGAGTATTTACAACAATTAGTGGCATTGCATCAATTTGTATTGTAATTTTCCCATGTAATATAAATTCTGTTACTGATACACACGTTGGTCTCTTAATGTTGCCAATTAATGTTTCTCATATCATACATTGTATTGCAGCATCAGTATTATTTATTGGATTTGCGTTGATGATACTGATACAGTTTACAAAAGGTAATAACAAGAAACGAAACATCTTATATATAGTTTGTGGAAGTATAATTGCAGTTTTTATGCTTAACCAAATCCTATCAGTAGTTTTAAATTATCCTGGTTACTGGACTATGATTAACGAGTTTTTTATGCTTGAAGCTTTTGCAGTTGCTTGGATTGTAAAGGGTGCGTCTATACAAAAAATAGAAGAATAAAATTTAAAGAGGAAAGTGATTAAGTATCACTTTCCTCTTGTTTTTTTTTTGTTAAGACTCCCAGATTTCTTTCATCTTACGCTTCATCTCAATGATGAGCTTATTTGTGTATAGCATCGAATAACTATCTGTAGTCATACGTGATACTATAGACATGGGTGAGTAGATTGCTAAAATATTCTCATCAGGATATCTTTCAGAGAAAGGCTCTTCGCCTTTAGGTAATACGTCACTAACAATTGTCTTAACAGCAGTACCATAAACAACCTTATCGCCTGTCTTCAATCTGTCTCTATGTTTTACATAGAATTCGATAATGATACCTTCAAAGTCAATACCCTTAATCTTCTCGTCTTTGATCTGATCAACTCTTGGGAAAATTGTAGATTTGTTATTGGTATTCTCTACTATCTTCTTTCTAGTATTAACTTCTTTAGCATAGCTATCGATTAGCTTTTGAATGGACTCAGAACAAATTTCTTTAGGTACATTGTAGTAAACCTTAATGTCGATTATCTCACCAGAATACTTAGCTTTGATTGAGTCTTTACCCATATCTTCTACAAACTCAGCAAAATCATCACCCATGCTATCAAGAATTCTATTTGCATCAGCATCTTCAAAAGTATGCTCGAAGGAAATTAAACTTTCACTAGTTTTAACATGTTGATGTTTTTTAACCATTTGTAGAATGTTTGTATTAGGTGCTAGCTTCACAGTAGTTGCCATAGTTACATAAGACGACATATTTTCCGAAACCTCATTTGTAATAACAGATGAGTCCTCTAATGTATAGTCACCCTGTGCTATAGCTACTTTTGCTAGTAAACCTTGAGAGAATGTAACTTTATCAGTTTTATTACCTAAGAAGAAATCACTATTCTTTGCTAGAATGTCATTCTTCTTAAATTTTTGACCTTCTTCGAAAAGTAGGTCTTTTTTGTTGGAAATGTAAACATTAATATTTGCATAGAGACATTAATTCTATGACTGCTAGGCTTTTAAACCTAGATTAGACTATATCTTCTTGTACTTTCCTATTATACAATCATTTGACTGCAATATAGTCGTTGAACTTATCTTAAAAAATGTAATTTTGAAAAATTTGAATATATATTCTAAATGTAGATAAAAGGTGCTACGAATTAGATAGTAATTCTATCCTTTAACAGAATTGGCAAATGCAGATTTGAACTCTGTGTAAAGTCCCTGTTATAGCAGTAGTTAAATGGAATTTGAGAAACAGCCTTTAAAAATTTTTATACTTTTACTAAAAGGAGTTAACTACAAAATGGAAAAAACTATCTACAACGGAATGGAATTTAATTACTATCAGATCGCTGAAATCCTGCTTGGTAATATGGAAGGTATTGATACATCTAACTACACTGATCCTAAAATTTCTTATCAAGAAATGCAAAAAATTAGATTGCGACTGGTTGAAGATAAGAAAATTAAAGATAGTTGGTATGAAAATTTTGGTTTAAAACAGATTAACGGAAAATGGATGTCTGTTAGAAATATTAAACCTTGTCCTATTTCAGAAGGAAATTGCGATAAAGGAATTCAAATTCTGTTAGGTCTTAAAAAAGGGTTAGACGTATCTATTTACGCAAAACCTGAGTTTAGCGGTTTACAGATGCAGGAAATTAGATTAGGTCTTGAAAAAGGGTTAGACGTATCTATTTACGCAAAACCTGAATATAGTCACCATCAGATGGACAAAATTCTATTTGGTCTTGAAAGAGGGTTAGATGTGTCTATTTACGCAAAACCTGAGTTTGACAGTTGCCAAATGAATCAAATCATATGTTTTCTTGTAAGAGGATTTGACATAAATAAATATCTTGATGCAGGAATTACTAGTTCAGATATGTTATATGAAGCTGGACGTGGTCTTAATGAAGGTATAGACTTATTCGATTATGCTAAGCAGTTAAATGATTCAACTCAGCTTTATGAGATTTTAATGGGTATTCGAAAAGGAATAGATGTATCTGTATATGCTAAACCTGAGTTTAGCACCGATCAGATGTGTCAAATCAGAATAGGCCTTGAAAGGGGATTAGACGTATCTGCATATGCAAAACCTGAACTTAAAGCTAGTGTGATGAAACAGATCAGATTCTGTCTTCAAAAAGGACTAGATATGACCGTACATCTTAAAACTTAATTTTACTTGAACAAAAGGAGAACTAATAAAAATGAATGTAACAACTTCAATCATTAACGAACACGGAAACCAACTCAAATTCACATCTATTCCTCGAAGATACACATCAGGAAATACAGAATATTGGAAGGAATATGATAAGAACGGTAATCTTATCTATGAAAGATTTTCCAATGACGTTGTAAGGACTCATCTCTATGATGCACAGGGTAAGTTTATCCTTACATACGATCCTTCAGAAATGGGAGCTATAGTAGCTATCCGTCTTTTCTATGATGAGTATCGTAGTGTAATGGCAGAACTTGCTTTTGCATATGGAAGTACTCATACTATCGAATGGACTGATATAGCTCAGAGAAGAGCATTCCAGATCGGTATCAATGGATATACTTTCATCTTTGATGAGAGAGATGTAGCTAAAGAAAAAACCTTCCAAGATTTTGTAAAAACAAAGGAGAACTAACAAAATGAAACTTCGTGATGTACTCAATGTTATTAGTGGTGGCACTAATATCAGAATCTCTGTCAACTGCAATACTATCTTTTCTGGTCGAATGGCCGATGTAAAGGTAACTGATTGGACCAATACTGTCGGTCCTTATCTGGATAATGAAGTCTACAGACTCAATACTTTCAATGGTTACATAACTATCGCTTGCTAAAAATCACACAAGCAAAGGAGAATTAAACAAAATGCTTGAATCTAAAACTATCATCGAAACTGAAAATGGCAATCGTCTTGAGTTTACGAATTTCACTCCTGACCAAATTAAATCCTATGGTAAGATCTGGAGGGAATATGATACCAATGGTAATCTTATTCATGAAAGATTTTCTACTGGAGTTATGAAAAACTATCTTTATGATGAGGATAATAAACTCATCGAAGAATATGATCCTATGGTAAAAGGAGCCATCAATGAAATTCGCATTTTCTATGACGAAGGTCATAAAATCAAGGCAGAACTTACTTTTGCCTTTGGTGGTACTACAATCATCGATTGGACTGATGTAACTCAAAGAGGACTCTATGAAATTGGTATCAACGCATATACTTTTATCTTTGATGAAAGAGATGCCGTTAGAGAAAGATTTTTCCAAGATTTTATAGTAACAAAGGAGACAAAATAAAATGTCATCTACTAATGCAGAATTCGAAATTGGAGAATTTGTAATAACAACAGAAAAAATCCAAAATCACCATGGTTCTCTTGAAAAAGACATGGTTGTAGAAATAGTCGGTATAAACAAATCAAATCATACATACGATGTCTGTTTTGATAGTGACGCTGGAAAGATTCTTGGAGTTCTTCGTGAAGTTAGTCATACAAGTCTCAAGAGATCTCCTATTCTTAACAGTTCTTATAGATTCACAGAATGTACTAGAACTGCAGTAGAAAAAATAGAGCAAGCTATTTCCGTTATTTACGATCAAGATGCAAATGAAGAATGTATTAATGATCTTAAAAATGTCATTGAACTTCTTTTTAAGGCTAGACACAATGTTCGTTTTACATTAACACCTGAGATGATCAAGAAATATGAAACACTCAACAAAGGAGAAATAACAAAATGAAAATCAAAACAACAAATATCAATCAAGACAGCAATAAAATTGAAATCGATAACAACACCCAAAAATACATGGGTCATATCACATCTGCTATTGACAAGGCAGAACAAGCTCTTTCGAGTATAACTTATACAAGTCATTCAGATGTAAACGAAGAGCCTATCAAGCTTATCAATAAAGCCATCGAACTTCTTGAAAAAGCTCAGGATAGTACCATCTACAAACCTGTATAAAGGAGATACCACAACATATGGAAACTTTTATAATTTGCTTTAAACTTGACAATGCTTATAGGATTTTAGATCAAGTTGCCATTGTCTATGCAAGAAATCAAGACCATGCAATAAGCCTTCTTAATGCAATGTATGAGAAGTGTCAGTATGAATCAATAAAGTCCATTTACAGTGTTAGCAAATTAAGTGAAGATGGTAATCCTACTATTTTCACATATACCCCAGCTTTATATTAAGGAGAACGACTATGGTTACAAAATACAATGTCATTAATTTCTTTGAAAAAAGAAAAGGTGACCCAACTGTTCCTCATACAATAGATGAGAAACATGAAAACATCATCTACAAAGATACAGGTAAAGTCCTTGCTACAATCGATGAGTACATGGCTGCTATGAAAAAAGTACTTCATTGTGACTTTGAACTCATCTATGATGAACATCCTTCCTGTTTCTCAGTCATCCGTTGTAAGGAATGTGGAACTGTAATCTTTGAACGTTATGATGAAGATTATGATCCAAATCTTTGCTGTCCTACTTGTGGGGGCTATAAAACTTACTTTGATTTCTGGACGAAGGAAGAAATTGATAGTGATGAGGAAAAACAAAAAGCTATCAAAAACTACGAAGAAATGCAACGTGAGTTGGATGAGTCCTATGCAAGACGACAGAAAAGAGGAGGTCTTTATGATTGGGAGATTTGGAAAAAGAGAATTGAGTTCAAGAAAACCCTTTGGAATATCTCTCTTGAATGTGATAATCTTTTCTATAGCAAACCAAAACTTAAAGGTCTAAAACTCATTATCAAAATGAGTAAAAGAGATCCTGAATATGACGACATGTTTGTCTGGAAGAAGTCTACAAGAATTCCTCTATCTTGGTATGCTTTCTACATACATTGTATTCTCCCATACTCTAAAACATGTCCAGAAGAATTACGCAAGTACCATTTCTGGCAGAAGAAACCTAAAGATCAGGAGGAAGGATAATTTATGCACAACATCACTACAAGATACAAAGAGATTAAAGTTTGGTCTGCAAGTAAATTTAATCTCATCATCGCTATCGTTTTCATCGTTCTTACTGTACTGCTTGAAGCAGGAATTTTACACTGTATATTTACAGATAAAATTGGAAGTGCTGTTTTATTACAGTTTATGGTATCACCAATAACAATTGTAGTTGCATCATGTGGAATTGGTACTTATAAACGAAGAAAAGAATTTACATTATACTTCAGCCAAATTGATGACGTTATTGATATCTCAAGACTTAAATCTGAATATCATCTTTGCATGATTGATGGGTATGGTGTATTATTTATCAAAAACGATGATATACCTTCATATTCTGATTGGACTACTTTTGGTAGCTATAATTCTACTTATAGAATTGAAGAAAAGTTTTTTAAAAATAGCACAATTTCTTTCATTACTAAAAAGGAGGACTAGAATAATGAAAACCTATAGTGTAAGTATACTTCATAAAACTGGTAGGGTTGTAAGACCTTATATCTTCAACGTTGAAGCATCAAATGAAAAAGATGCAGAGAATGAAGTCATGAGTAAAGTTAAAGCTCTTAATCTTAAAGGATCTTTAAGCGTTGATTTCGTTGAAGAAATTTAACAAACAGAAAGGAAAATATCGCCATGATGACTAAAACCCAATTTGCAAAAAAGATCGTTGAAGGATTTTGCAAAGATGTTGACTACAGAACTATTACTGATTGGTCTCCTTATATCTGTATGAGTAGTAGACTCGCAGTTGCATTAGAATTCCTTGGATTGATTCCGAAGGATTCTTATACAGAATCTAGAGGAGGAATTGAAATGGTTTACTATGACAAGGAGAATAATGAGTCTGCAATTCTTTCAACCAGAGAACTTCTTTCGTTGCTTCCTGATGAATAATTAAAGTTCAAGAAAGTGTTAAGGGATCACTTTAAATATCCCTTCTCTAATTTATAAAACTAGAAAGGAAATATGTTAACCATGAAACGTGAATATATTGACAACGAAGAAATCATGAGTAACGATACTATTGAAATGGAGCATATCGTCACTGCAAAAAGGATTGAAAATAATATTGTGCTTTTTCAAAACGTAATTGCTAGTTTTTCAGGTGTAAAACTTACCGATGGTAAAGGCCCAAATGATCCAGATGAAGATGCATTTTGTGAGTTCAAATACAAAGATGATAAATTTTACTATAGAGATAGTCTCACAAAAGAGTTTGAAGAAGTTACATATGCTTTTTGGACGAATACTCTCTTATACTATGTTTCTGAAGGACATAGTATTCATTATTTCAATGAAGACTAATTCATCTACATACAGTGTTAAGGGATCACTATAAATGTCCCTTCTTTTTTTATAATTTTTTAAGATAAGCTGCTGATTATACAAAATTTTGTATGTTCCAGCAATTAAGGAAGTTTATCAAGGTGATCAATAATAAATTTCAACCACCATTAGAGTTTTTACTAATACGTTCAGATATATCAATTACATCTGTCGTACCATCTTTGTAACGAATTATTACTAACTCGTTCTTTGTATCTACCTTTTCTACTACACCATCTTGTTCTGCAATAGATACAAAGTCAGAGGATAAAGTATAAGGTAGAGTTCTTTCTATACCAGAGCCATATAAAGGTCTGGATTGTTTTTCAGTGGGAACTGAGTGTTTCGCTTGTTGCGTCTGCATTCCAATTCTCGGAGGATCCGCATGAAGTGAGGTATAGCAAGACAATAGTTCACCAGCTGTTAGCATATTAGTTGCTGCTAAGTCTTGAACGTTAGTATTTGTATCGATGAAACCAAAATTGTTAGTTACTTTAGGATTATAACTGAGCTGACGAGTTACGCCAACCTTATTACTATCAGGTGAACTTATTCCAAGTAGACCAACCATACTTTGGTCGTAAGATCTCATTTGAGGTGTAAAGGCATCATCTAAATTAGTACCTCCGATACCCTTATAAGTTGTTGATCCAAGTCTTTCAATTTCAAGCACAGGACTAAGTGTCGAATATGCTTCAACAATAGGACTTTCAACCAACTTCTTAATTACAGCATCAGGACTGTGTAATGAAATCTTTCTATCAGTATAACCTGACTTATAAGCATCTTTATATTCCCTAACAGCTTCAGATAACACATCATACAATGTTGCATTAACAGTTTCTATACTACGTAGACGATAGTTTTTCATATCATTTACAGGTACATAACTGTTATCAGACAATAAAGTATTACAATGTAACAAAACTCCTAAAAGGTCATTAGGAAGTTTCATGTAATCTAAAATTTCTTTAGTCTTAGGGTCTAAAAGGAAGTTCAAAGTATTTTGGAAACCTTTAGCTAAGTTTCTCTTACCATAACGTAAATCAAAATACTCGATGTAAATACCTTTTTCATTCATAGCTGCAAATTCAGTTTCCTTCAAGAAAGGAATGTCATTCAATCCATTCATGAGTAAACTGTTTCTTAATGGAGTAGACTTATAGTTCAGATAACCATCAGCAAATCTTATAGATGACCATAATGAAACATCGTCATCATCTAATTGCTTCTTTTTTTCTGAGAACTCGTATTCTATTCCATATCTAAGCATTACATTTTCTAAACCAAAATAGAAACCTGTAAGAATAATTAACGGAATCATAGTTCCAGTTACTTTAGTTCTTACATACATGAACTTAGAAGAAACTTTTTGATTTAGCAGCTTCTTATAAAGTTCTGTCTCTTCATGTTGTTTAAAAATACTTAGGACTAGATTGAAAATTGAAGTATAAGTTGTACTAGCTTGAAGTTTCAAAGCTTCATTCAAGTTAGAATTGTAGGAATGAATTAAACCATCTTCTACGTTGATAGTATAAATGATACCATTTACTTTGTTAACTCCTAGCAAGTACTCTCCTTCTGGAATTGAATCATCAATACTTCTATCTAAGAATTCTGAAATCTCAGCATTTACTTTATCTCGGTTAAAACATAACATAACGTTTCTGTTATAGTCAAACGAGAGCATATATCTAGAAACTTCGTCATACTCCATTAGAGTTGAATATTTAGAGTTAACTTGGACGCAATTTCCTAACTTTACAGAAATCTTTCCTTTATGACTAGGTGCATCTTTCAAAATAAAATTCTTCAATTTGTCAGAGTTAGATGAAAGTTTGGAATTAAATCTCCAGAAAAACATCTTACCCTTGTCAGTAGAAATTGAAACTTCGTTTGGCTTATTTTTAGTAATTGGTAGCTTCATTAACTGTTTACCAATACTAACTTTGTGATCATTAAGATACATGAACGAATTATCATAAATGATAGGCATCTCGATGTTAACGATATGTCTATTACCCCAACCATCTTCGTAATTGACCTTAATGAGTTCTTTCTTGTTAATTTCATCTGAGATATCTTCTCTTGAGAGGTCAGTTATATAAATAGGACATTCTGGATCATTATTAAACGCAGAAAGGACTTTAATCAAGTCTTTATCTTTTTGATTCTTAACGTAGTTTCTATCTAATTCTTTAAGAGTACAAGTTTTTACTTCCTCATTCAGTGTGTTAATGTTTATCGTTTCTGTATTAATAGAATGAACTTCATGGTCATGCAAAATGTTATCAATATTGAGTGGCTTGTTACTCACTTTAATATTGACATCAACTTTATTTTGCTTTTCCTTAAGTCGTTCTAACTTATTTTCAGGAACTGTAGTCTGATTATTTTTCAAATTGACGAGATAATTCAAAAATCTCTCATCATTATTAAGTTCATCTTCTAGTTCATCAACATTGTTAAAGGAAGTTGCTTTATTATCAATGGTTTTTTCAATTCTATCTAGAAGTTCTAAATCATCCGTGTTTAAAGCAATTTTGTCTGTCAGTTTTAGTCCTTTTACAATCTTATTTTTAATGGGTTTTGCTATATCAGCTTTAACCTGTTTTGATTGTAAATTCTTAATTTTTTCTGAAGATTGTTTATTTGTTACAGATAAAACTTTACTACTGGATTGAACTATTTGATTATCAGAATTCTGAATTTCTGCTTCTTCTTCCTTATCCAACTCTATTCCATTAGAAATTTTATACAAGATGTTTGAAAGTTTCTTGAATTTAGCTAATGAAAATTTTGGATCAGAAAAGTCTACTAAAAACATTCTCGTATTGTTTTTATCAGAAAATACGAACTTGTATTTTTTAAAGAACTCGTAATCAAAAGTTCCCTGTTTAAGCATGAAATACAAGATATTTTCAAAACTAAATATACGTCCAGTAGTAATTAGCTCTTTAGGAATTACTTGAATGAAAACTTCAGAATAACTATTAGTTTTACCTAAAATTTCTTTTAAAAATGGTATGAATGGTTTTAATTTACTTTCAAAACTTTTATAAGATTTATACGTCTCTTCAAATACTTTATAATATCCATAGGTATCAAAATAAGTATTGTATCCTCCATATAAATCTAATTTGATTCGCTTAAAAGTAATATTTGGACTTTTAACATCCATTTCTTTGTACTTTACATCTTGTAAAGTATCTACTTTTCTACCCCTACAAGAAGCTAATTTTTCTGTTTTATAAGGATAGAAGTAACCTTTTACAAATTGTTTGATAAACAGATTGGAGTTAATGATGTCATAAACATCTGATGAAGATGTATTCAACGAAAATATTAATCGACCTTTTTGTTTATTAGTATTTTCATCATTACTTAGATAGAGGTTATAATTTTTATAAAGATACAAATTTTTATCTAAATCGTAGTAATTAACCCTCATATAAGCTTTTCTCCTCCTTTCACTTTTTAGTTAGTATTTTGTTTGTATAACATAATCTATATCAGATCATATAATTATTTGGTAGTAATTTTTATTTTTTATAAATTTTTAATTCTATTAGATTTTTAAAAATCTAATAGAATTTTTTATTTAATTTATATTAAAAATTTTATAATTTATAAAAACCCCCTCTAAATCTCCCCCATAAGGAAAAATTAGGAAATTTTGTAGCTGTAATTTTATGTTACGATGAACTAGATTTTTAAATTTTTAAAAATACGAGTAATAATTCATTACTAAAACTAGGTATATACTAAATTAGGAAAAACAACATTTTATCGTTTAAAATTTAATCCAATTTTTAAGTATATATTTTTGTTTTAGAAATAGTATTATGTGAGGTATGAAATAGTATCTTCTTCCTATTTCTTATTTTCTCATAGTATTATTTTGTACAAAATAATACTCAAAAAAAATTATTAAAAGGAGGACTAACAAACATGGCAGTTGTTAGCAAGAAAAAGCCCGTTGCGTCAAACACACCCGCAACTACTAAGACCACCAATACTGTAGAAAAGAAGGCAGTAGCACCCGTTAAGAAGACTGAAACTAAGCAGGCTCCTGTTAAGAAGGCAGAGACCAATAAGAAACTAACTCTTAAGGGTGAACCCAAGGCTCCTAAGTCCTTTGAGATTAGAGAAGGCAGCCAGGCTACTCAGGACGCTTTTATTGACCGCTTCTATAAGAAGTTCCTTGATCTTGGTTATGATGTAACTAAGGAACAGGTTAAGGCTGTTAAGAAGGCATATAGTGAAACCCTTAGAGAAGTAACTGACATTGCTTCCTATCAGGATGTTGATGCTGGTATTTACTATGCTCGTCGCTATATCAAGGCACGTGTAACTGCACCCCCTAAGGCTGGTAATGGTCTTAAGACCCTTATGAATGGTCACTATGAACTCAAGGTACGTAAGCTCCTTGGTAATGAAGAAGAATTTAAGTTCTTTGGTGATGTAAATGAAGATGGCACTATCTTCATTACTGAAGATGGAACTGAAATTCCTCTTACTGAAGAAGAAGTTGAAGTAAAGCCTGCAACTAAGAAGACCGTTACTAAGAAGGCTCCTGTTGTTGTAGAAGAGGAAGAAGAATTTGAAGAAGAGGAAATCGAAGAGGATGAAGAATACGATGATTTCCTTGATGACGAGGATGAAGAGTAATTCTTTCATCGTTTAAAAATAACATAGAGAACTAATTAAATAAAATTGGTGAGAGTAGATAGAAATATTTACTCTCACCTTTTTACTAATTTTTTTGATGGAAAGGAGAAATTTAAGTTATGTATAACCCTGCTACTGATAGTAATCCTTTATTTCAAGTAGACTTTGATTGGAATAAGAAACCAATTATTTGCATTAACATATCTGAGATGGTAAAACAAAAGTATAAGATACCAATGCAATATGAAACTATTAATATTGGCGGCAACTCAGACGACATGCATTTTCTATGTCGAAAAATTGACAGATACTTACTTCATATAGTTGAAGAAATTGCTGAATTTTTGAAAGAATTTAATGATATAAATACAAAATTTCCTGATTTAAAAAATTACACAGAACATAAAGAATGTCTTATGGAGCTTATTGATGTAACAGCTTATATTACAAGTCTCCTAAGTCTATTCTATATAGATCTCAATGGTTTAGAAAATACGAAAAACTTAGAAAATAGTTTTGAAAGAATTTTTAATGACGAAATTAGCAGTCTTAAAAATGAAGATGTGAAAAATGTAGTAAATGAAAAGTTACTTAACATAGAAAGCATACTAATAAATGGAATTAGAAGAAATTTTCCAGAAAGAAAATGGCATAAAGATACTGATAGAATTCTTTCAGTAAAAGAACTTTATGATCTTTATAAGAGTTGTATTCGTGAATGTACAAAAGCTCTTTATGTTGCAGTATTATTGTTTTTATACTTGACTGATATGAATGTTGACCTTTTTACACAGATGTTTCTTGACAAAAATGAAGAAGTATATTCTTTAAAAAAATAAAAAAGAGAACAACTATATTATACGATTGAAAAATTTAATAACTCAATCGTGTAGTATAGTTCGTTCAGTTTTTACAAATTATTTTTATTGGGGTGTAGCCAAGTGGCCTAAGGCACGAGACTTTGACTCTCGCATTCGAATGTTCAAATCATTCCACCCCAGCCAACGGTATATTTGTTAGAAGCATCGACAAGGATATGAGTTGTTGGAGTACTATGAAGAGTAAATGCGAGATTATCGCAGTTAGCCACCTAAGCAATGCGTGCATGTAATGGATATTAGTTTCAAATATTGAGTTCTCCGCCAATTCCAGAGTATGACTGACCTTCAACAGAAAACTGTAAAACAAAGAGGGAAATAAGACATATGAAAGAGGTTTATGAAAATGAGCAAATCAATGCTATTTAATTGGGCATTCAAGCGAATTTTAGGGTTAAGAGATGTTGGTGTATTCTTTAAGGTAATGAAGGAGCGCAAAGAAATTAAAACACAAGTTAATCTTAAAGGAGCCATAAGTTCTCCTAATCATCTTAGCGAAATCATTGTTGGTCATGATGAACAGATTGATAAATGGATTGAGCCTATGGCTGCTGGAACTGAAAGTTGCCCTTATTGGGATTGTACAAGACTGTTCTACGGCAAGGAGGCTAACTTTGACTGGGGCGAAAAGAATATGGAATATTGGCTTGGTATGAGACAAACAGTTCTAGCTCCTATCATCCCTATTCCGATTTGTGCTTATGAGGAAGTCTATATTCTTGGTGAATCGGATAAGGCTTTTAGAGATTGCATGAAGAAGTATGGTAAAGCTCGTGCTTTCCATGATCACGCTGAAGAGTTTGGTGCAAAGAAGATAATTGATAAAACAAATGTCTACTTTATGCAATGTGACATTTCTTATATGAAAGACCCTGTGTGGTCTACTTGTGAGTGATGTAGTCGCTATACAAATGACTATCTTTTTGTGAAATTATATTTCACACAAGTGAGCCTCTGTTGTGAACAGACTCCAAGGCTACGGCGATTGGCCTCTCGAAAGAGTTAAAAATCGCCATTTATTTCAAATAATTGGAGAGATACCCAAGAGGTCGAAGGGGGCGGTCTACTAAACCGCTAGGGCATGTAAATGTTGCAAGAGTTCAAATCTCTTTCTCTCCGCCAAATATTTATTAAAGTTCTCAGTAGTTTTAACCTGTTGGGAACTTTATCTATGCTGGTGTGGCTCAATGGCAGAGCAGCTGATTTGTAATCAGCAGGTTGATGGTTCGAATCCGTTCACCAGCTCCATTTCGGGATGTAGCGTATTGGTTACGCACTAGTTTTGGGAACTAGATCAAGTAGGTTCGATTCCTATCATTCCGACCAGAAATATTGATTAAAGTCTTGATATTTTAAATTACTAGACTTTAAATTTTTAAAAATCTGAGTAATAAATAATTATTCAGATTTTTATTCCTCCTTAGCTCAGTCGGCAGAGCACCTGACTGTTAATCAGGGTGTCGCTGGTTCAAGCCCAGCAGGGGGAGCCATATTAAAGTCTTGATAAATTAAATCATCAAGACTTTACATTTGCAGTAGTAACTCAATTGGTAGAGTGCTAGCCTTCCAAGCTGGATGTCGCGAGTTCGAGCCTCGTCTACTGCTCCAACAAAAAATTTAAATCAAGTTTTAAATACATATTTTAAACTTGAAAAAAAAGGAAACGTATTAAAGTAAATTTTAAATACATATTCTTATTCTGTAAAAAGAAAATGAATTACATGACAAATGTTAACACTTTCCTTTACATATGGGGGTATGGCGGAACAGGTAGACGCAAGGGACTTAAAATCCCTCGGTAGAGATACTGTGAGGATTCGAATTCCTCTACCCCCACCACTCGTTTAGGTAATTCTATCCTATAATAGAATTACCTAAACATTTTTATTTATGGGACATTAGCTCAGTTGGTCAGAGCATTCGGCTCATAACCGAACGGTCCAAGGTTCGAGACCTTGATGTCCCACCATATATGATCCATTAGCTCAGATGGCAGAGCACATGACTTTTAATCATGGTGTCCGGAGTTCGACTCTCCGATGGATCACCAAAGGCAATTGTAACTATTTCTATAGCTTCAATTGTTTTCAATTTTTTACAACCCTATAAGTAGCATTCAAAGTTACTTATAGGGTGAAAATTTTATTTTTTTTTTTGCATTCTATACAATCTTTCCTATTTTTATCATTTTAGTAGTTTAACCTTCTTAGAACAAAGTATTAATACAACTCTTGTATTGACAAACAATAAAAATTTCTTACAAAAACATCAGAAAATATATTACATGAAAGGAGGGAAATTTGTAAAAATGCCTAAAAATTTTGGTAAAAATTTAGCTAAATCTTTTAAGTATGGTGTTGTAGATACATTTTTAGAAAAGACTGCCCCAGATATAGCAGAACAATTAAAATCTGGTAAAGAAGATATTAAGTCTGCTTTAGAGAAAGCTAGTGCTTCTAACAATGGTAATATTAAGAAAAATCAATCATCCAGTACTAAAAATGGTTTAGGTGATATGCGTAAAAACATACTAGCTGATATTAAATCTGGTAACTGGTTTGGTAATAAAGACCGAGCTGCACAGTCTATGATGAGTAGTATGGGCTTAGATGAAATGCTTGGTGATGATGATTTTTTAGATGGTTTAGACTTTAAAGAAGGTACTACAACTATTACTAAAGATCAAAAGACTGGAGATATTGATTTTTCATTTGAAACTACAAATGAAACTCATGTTACCGATAATCGTACTAACGTTCGTAATATCACTCAAATCCAAAATAATAAAGTAGATGGCAAATTATTGGCTACTGTAACTTCACAGATGGTCGGTAATATGTCCACTATTTCTACACAAATTAAACAAATTTCTCAATTTCATCTAGATGAAACTAGACGTTACTATAGTGATAGCTTGCGTCTGTTGACAGATATAAATGAAACTTTAAAGAAGTCTTATACCTTACAGACTCCTAAAGGTCAAACTAGTGTGTTGAATGAGGTATTCAATGGTGGTAGTTTAAGTTTAGAAGCTTATGGAAAAGCTTTAACTAAGGGTATGATGGGTGGTATGCTGGATAAAGATACCATGGAAATGGGTAAAATGATGGTATCCAACCTGTTTGCTGACCCTATGAAAACTGCTATTGGTTTGGCTATGGATGCTGCTATACCTAAAGCTGTTAAGAAGGGTATGGGAGATTTAAATGAAAACTTCACTAAAACTATGAAGACATTGGTTTTACAGTTAAGTGAAGGTAAAAAAGGTAAAGGTAGTCCTTTACAAAAATTTTTAGGTAGTATTCTAGGTTTAGATTTAGGAACTGCTAAAGTTAAATTTGAAAACAAAGTTGTACCATTTGATAGTGAAACTAAACGTAGTATAGTTAATACTATCCCTGAATTATTACTTAAAATCCATGGTGCTATTACTAAGCTAGGCGGAACTGGAAATGGTACTGGTAGTGTAAAAGAACTTAAAATTGATCCTGAAACAGGTCTACCAACTTATAAAGAAATAAAAAAAGAAAGAAAAGCAGATAGACAATTTGCTAGTAAATTAGTTGGTGATAAGTACGATTATAGTAGTGCTGGGTTATCTGAAGAAGGAATAAAAGCACAACAGACTATAGACAGACTAGAAAAGAAAATTAAAGAACTGCAAGATAAAAAGCTAGGTGTTCTTGATACAAGTCAAGATGGTAATATTTCTACTGCTAGAAAATTACTTCACAGACAGCAAATGTCTTTGTCTAGTGCTGATAGGGAAAAAATTAAAAAAGCTCAACTTTCTCGTGATGAAAATTTTGAGGAGTATTCTGAATTACTTTACAAACTTTATAGTACTTCAGATCGTGGACTAAATAGTTCTGTTTTAAAAACAATTCAAGCTAAAGAATTTGATAGACGAGCTAATGGCGGAACAGTATCAGATAAATCTTTCGATCAAATGATAAAAGAATTATCACCTGAACAGCAAAAAGTATTAGGTAAAATGATACGAGATATAGAAACTACACCAGGTAATAAAAAGTCTACTAAAAATACTAATAAAAAAGCTGGTGAAATTTGGTCAGAAGCTAAAGAAGGTAATAAAGGTTTTAAAGGCTTTTTTAGAACATTGGCTACTTTTACCAATGAATATTCCAAACAACTTTTTGACAATTTAAATAAAGGTCTGTCAAACATAATGTTTGGTAATGAAAAAGGTCTTAAACATAATTTATCTAAAAAAGTTGGTTCATGGGCAGATAAACATGCGGATGACAAAGGACCACTTGGTTGGGTTGCAAAAAGAACTAAAGGATTTTTGGATAAACGTAAACAAGAAGAAGAGTTACGTCAAAAACAAATGGCTGACGATCAAAATGCAACTCGTATTGCTGTTGAAACTTTATTACAAGAAGCACAAAGTGATAACTGTATTTCTGTCAAAGTTCAACGTATTGGTGATAAAGCTAAAGAAACTTTTGAAAACATTCAAAATAACGTAGCTGAAAAAATGGGTGTTGAAACTGATGGTAAAACTGGTAAAGAAATCAGAAAAGGCATCTTTGCATCTGCAAAACGCAAGTTTAAGAGTAATTTTATCACAGATAAAATGAAAGAAGCAGGAATGTCTGAAGATGATAAGCTAACCACACTTTTACATCATCGTATGAAAGAATTTATGGAACCAATCACTGCTACTTTTAAAGAACAGTTCTTTGGTGATGATGAAGATTCTGTAAAAAACCAAATCAGATTCTTCTTAACTGGTAAGAAGAAAAAAGGTGATGAAAAGACTGGTAAAAGTTTGTTAGATAGACTTTCTGGCGATTTTCTTAGCTATCTTAGAAATCCTGATGGAAAGAAAGAGATAAATAATCCAAATAGTTTCTTAAATCAATGGAAAGAAATCGGTTTAACATTCTTTGAAGAGTTTAAGTATCTTACCAAGAATTTTATTAAGATGGCATTTAATGGTCTTAAGAGATACTATAAGTTTTTACTTGTTGATATTCCTAAGAAAGTTTTAGGTATGTTTGGTAGAACTAAAACTGGTGAAAAATTTAAATCTTTCGGACGTGAAATGGGCGAAAGAGTTATGGGTGTTACTAATGTTTTTAGAAGAATGTCAACTTCTTTACAAGAAGATCAAATCTCTAGAATAAACAAAAACTTTTTATCAGATGAAACAGAAGAATACGATCTCAATAATGGTAAAAAAGGCAAACGTAGAAAGTTAAATGTTGATGCCATTAGCAGTGCATCTAACGAGGAAAAGGCACAACTTCTTAAGAACAAAGGTTTGATGGCCAGACTTAAAAAAGAAAATCCTGACTTAATTAAAGACCTTAAGATGTCTGTCGGCGAACGAACTATTGCAGACAAAATTAGTTCTTTACAGTCTGCTTTAGTAGATGGTCCAAAGAGAATGGCAGCTCAATTTGTTGAAGGTCTTAGAGACTTTGAACGTTCTAAAGGTAAACATAGAGAAGAGATTAAAACCTATGAACACGAAGCTAAAAAAGAAGCTAAAAGTCGTGGTTTAAAAGGTAAGTCTAAAAAATCATTCATTCAAGATTATTCTAAGACTAAATTTGACTTAGCACATGAAAGTGAATTTGGTGCTACTAAATATACTAAAGCAGCTGCAACCGATAAAGACGGTGTATTTGCTGCAGCTAAAGGTTCTTTTGATGCAGATGTTGCTAAGAAAGCTGAAGAAGAAAAAGCTAAACAAACTGCCGACCAACAAACTGCCGAAGCAACTAGTAAATTAGTTGAACAGAATGAAGAAGGTAAAGTAGAACGTAGTTCAAGATTTAAGAAAATCATAAGCTATGTGACTATGGGATTCTTACTCATGAAGGGTGGAACTAAAACTATTTCTACTGCTATCAAAGGTGTTGTTGGTGCTGTTAAAGTAGTAGCTAAGGTTATCAAAGGTGTAATTAAAATTTTAGCCGTTCCGCTTAAAATATTGAACGGTTTAACTAAGGGTGCTGCTGGTAAGTTAATAAGCAGTGGTCTATTAGTTACCATGCTTTATACGTATCTAGCTTCAAAAGTAATAACAGCTGGTAAGAAAGCTATAGAAGTTTTTAAAACTACTGGCAGAGGTATTGGAAAAGCAGCTAAATTTGTTGGTGGTGTTGGTAAAGGTATTGGTGGTGGTGTTTCTGGCTTTAGAAAATCTGAATCCAAAGGCTTTATGGGAAAAATGAGTGACGGACTCAAAGGATTTAAATCTGGTTCTGGATTATTTAAGAACAAAGCAAATGTATCAGCTAATTCAGCATTAAACATCGATCAAGAAAAGATGCAAAATGATCCAGTATATCAAGCTAAAGTCTATGAAGCAGAAAAAATAAGAGATGCTGCTGATATAAGATATCAGGCTACAATAGACCAAATTCAAGGTACTAATGAAACTGAAAAACTTATAGCAGAACAAAAGCTGAAAAATAATGCAGCTAATTTAGCTGAAGAACAAAAAGGCTTTAAGGGTTTCTTGGCAAAAATGTTTGCTAAAAGAACTGCTAATGAAGCAACCATAGAAGGTATGAAAACAGCAGCCGCTACAACTATTACAACATCTGAAATAACTGGAGAATCCACGAGTTTAATGCAACGACTGAAAATGAAGCTTACGGGTGCTCAAACAGATGTTGCTATAAAATCTACTGCTGCTACTGGTACAGCTGTAACTGATAGTGTTTCAAGTCCTCTTTCTTCTGCTGTTGAAGCACTTGCCAATGTAGCAAGTGGTATACCAGTAATAGGTCCTGCTGTAAGTGCTGCAATTGCTGCTTTTGGTGGACCTATTGTTAGTGCGTTACCACTCTTAGCCCCTGCAATACTTATTCCTATTATTGGGAGTATAGCTGCTAGTGGTAAAGTCAAAGATATAGGTAAAACTATTGGAAGTAAAATTGGTGGTCTTGCTAAGAAGTTTAATATTAAATCTATCTTCAAAAAAGCTATGGCTGGTTCTAAGATGAAAAAGGCAAAAAATGCGTCCAAAAGAGAGAAAGAAAAAGAACGTCTTAAAGCAATTATGTCTAGTAAACTCTTTAAATTTGCTCCACTTCCAGTAAAACTCCCAATTTTTGCAAGAGCAAAAATGCTTGGTATAACAAAAGAAGAAATGGATGAATATAAAGAGCAGAAAAAAGAAGATAAACGTAACAAGATGAAAGAAAGAATTAAGGCTGTCATAACTAGTGAAGAGTTTACTAAGATGAGTAAGCCTAAACAAATTTTCTGGAAATTCTTAGCTAAAAAGTATGGTGTATCTACAAATGCAAGTCAAACTAATGCTACAGCTTCAGCTATAGGTAGCTTAAATGACCTGAATAAGAATGCATCTCCTTCTGTTCTTGCTTCTGCTATGACACCAGTTGTTGGTCAAGAACAAGATGGAATGATCTGGACTGGCGGTAAGTGGGAAAGTAAGGCTAACTTAAAAGTTGGTCGTTCCATTGGTAATTCAGTCTGGGATGGTGAAAAGTTAGTAGCTAAATCCAAAGACGAAGAAAATAAGAATGAAAAGGCTTTCAATGAAAAAGTCTTATCAACTGGTTTATTAGGTGAAACAATGGATAGCAAGACTACTAGTTCAAGTTCACTAGGTAGCAAGTTGAAAAAACTTGTTGGTAACTCTTTAGCATCTATTAAAGATGGTATATCTAATATCCTTGGACTTAACAAAGATACAAATAGTTCTTCTTCAACTAGTTCTATTGGTAGTTCATCTTATGCTCCATCATCTGGTTTAGCTGGTAAAGCATCTAATTCTCCCACTGTAATGCAAGGTGCATCTTCTTCAATGAAAGCTTCTACAGAAGCAGAAGGAGCTGCTAAAGTAAATACAAGTTACGCTTCTGGTTCTGAGTTAGTAAATGGTTTCCCATATTTTAGACAAGGTGATGACCGTTGGGGTAATGTTATGTACTCTGCTACTGGTGATTCAAGTCAGACTATTCGTTCTTCTGCTTGTGGACCTACTAGTGCTGCAATGGTACTACGTTCATTCGGTGTAAATGTTACTCCTGTAGAAACTTCTGCTTGGAGTGTAGCTAATGGATACCGAACTGCAAATAATGGTACGTCTCATGCATTTATGACTGCTATTGGTAAGAAATATGGATTAACTGTAGACTCTATTGGTAATAATATTGAAGCTGCTGAAAGTTATTTAGCTAAAGGTCTTCCTATTATTTCTACTGGTAAGGGTTCTGCTCCATTTACTACTGGAGGACACTTTATTGTACTTAGCGGTACTGACGGTAAGGGTAACTTCTTTGTTAACGACCCAGTTAGTAAAGAACGTTCTAAAAAGTACTCTAAAGCTGATCTCAAGTCTAAAATCCGTGGTATGTGGGTATTCTCTAAGAATGGTAAGGGTTCTATTGGTAATATTCCAACTACAGTTGAATCCTCTAGTACTAGTACATTACCTTCTGTAGTACCTAGTATACCTGCAAGTACAGCTATCAGTAATGTAGATACAACAACTGCTATACCTACTAGTTATGATACGACTTCAAGTAATGTAGCTGCTGCTGTTACAAATAACGCAGTCACGAAGGCAACTTCTACAGGTTCTTCTGGTTACACAGAAGTATTGACAAAACTAACCACTATTAGTACCATTTTGGCTAATATTGCTTCTTATGATCAGACTACTGCTGAAAGTATTAAGAAGTTTTTAGAGGAATCTTCTAATGAAAATGGAACTAATAATGAAACAGTTACAAACAATGATACAAAAACAGTAATTTCTAATGGAGGAAATAATAACTTCTTCACATCTTCAAATTCAAGCTATATCAATTCTAGATTTGGACAAAATCCCAATTCGATTTATGCTAGGTTCTTAAGACCATCTACAATAGAAATAGCAAAAGGTAATTAAGAAATTACAGTTTTCTGACAAAATAAAAAAGTTACTCTAATGACATCATGAAGAAATTTTATTTCATAAAGTTGTCATTAGAGTAACTAAAAATTATAAAAGAAAGTTGAGGTGAAGAATTAAAAATGGCATATAATATTCCAAACAGTATTGAGTATATAACATACGAAGTACAAGACGGTGATACTTATGAATCTATTGCAAAGAAATTTAATATAACTATGGCTGAAATTGTCACCTTGAATAATCTTGATGCTACTGATTTTGATACACTTTACATTGGTTCAACTTTAAAAGTAGGTCTGCGAGATAAAACTACTGGAAATTTAGTTTCTACTGGTATTACTACTGATGACAACATAGAAAAGACTCTTAGAGAAGCCTCCTTACAAACTATAAGTGTTGATAGCGTAACACAAGAAACATTAAACAGAATAAAGGAAGAGTATAATAAAGGTGGATTACCATCAATAGTAAATGAGTTAGTTTATTTAGGTGAACTCGGTTATACTAAAGATGAAGTACTTTTATTGCTAAACGATTATTCCGTAAATCTTGATTTATCGAATGTTAATATATTTGAACTATCAAATGCTGTAATTAATGCACTTAAAGAATCAGAAAAAAGAAATTCTACTTATGATGACTCAGATTTAAGTAAAGATACTATACTTGGATTACCATTTAGATATAATACTTACACTGATCCTAGACGTAGAGTTTATAATAGTACATTTATGGCTGATGCAAGTATTGTTTCTATAATTCCTGGCAGACCTCTATTTAGAGGATCAGACGATGATGATAGTGTAGAACCTATAAAAACTATAAGAGAACTTTTTGAATACAGTGATGATGAAGATGATATTTTAAGTACGACTCAGGAAGCACTGTTAAATACTGATGAGGCTATTTTAAGTTTCCTTCAAAGAAGTCAGAAAAATAATATAGAAAATGGTGACTTGCGATATTACAGATTTAAGGATGACTACATGGAATTTTTGAAATACTTAGATCTAAACATTTCAACATTAGCTGTTAAAATGGGTGTAGGTGATTTAATAACAGCCAGTTACACTGACTTTATGAAAAATATAGAAAGTGACTCTATATTTAACATTAGCCATGCCTTTAAATTTTTCTGTACTAAGAGTGGCTCTAGTACCAATGAGTCAATTAGTAATGAGTTTGGTGACTCGCAACTTGCAGGCACAATGAATGGCGTTTCGGATACAGCAAATGAATTAATGTATCTTTTAGGAGAAGCTGGTACAGGAGTAAGTAAATACGCATCAGATCTAGCTAGTACTTTAACTGAAACTATGGATAGTTTAATTAGTGGTATTTTTGATAAAGCATCTGGTTCTGTAAAACAATTAGGTGGTTCTATTGGAGCTGCTGTAAGCGGAAATAAGGTTATCTGGCCACAAATATGGAAAAACTCCTCTTTCCAAAGATCGTATAATTTTTCTTTTGAGTTTGTTTCTCCATATGGTTCTCCTGAAGCTATTTTCCGTTATGTATATTTACCTTTCTTGACATTATTAACATTAGCTTCTCCAAAGCAATATGGTACTAATGGCTATGGTAGTCCTTTTTTAATTAGAATAGATATGCCTGGTTTCTGTACAAGTGATTTATCTGTCATTCAGAATATGTCATGGAAAAAAGGTGGTAATGATGGTTTATTTACTAACGATGGACTTCCTTTAGCTATGACTGTCGATATTACCGTTCAAGATCTTTATCCAAACATGGCTATGTCAAGAACATATGCACATTTACGACATAATACTGGAATGCATGGATTCCTTGACAATCTTGCAGGTTTAACTGTACAGAGATTTTCTCCATTTGAGAATATAAAGAACAGCTTAGTTACTAGAGCAGCTAATATCCTTGGTGGTGTTGACCGTTCTCTTGGTGAAGGTTTAAAATCTAAAGTTTATTCTATTTCTGCTAATAGTATCTTTGGTTCCATTTATAACGATTAACAATTTTGTATTTTTTATAAAAAATTTGAAACTATCAATTCATTAATAAGATTTGCGAAAGAATTGAGGTGAATTATAGTTTGGGTGATTTATCTGAAAAGGAAATACAAAAATATGAAAAGCTAAAAGCTAAGATAGAACTTAACAATCCTTGGCATAGTATTGAATTTTTTTTAAACATAGAGCCAGAGCCTTATGCTCGACCTAGAAAATCTAGAAAGTTGGAACAACTAGGAAAAAATAATGTTTTCTACAATCCTAGATCTAGTTATCATAAGAAACTGAGAAAAGAAATAGAGCGTCAGATAACTGAGCGGATTAGAGGTTTTCAGCTTGTAGATGGAGAAGTTCATTTATATGCTGAATTTGGTCTTGTACCACCTAAAGCATATACTAAAAGCAAAAATAAGTGGCAATTACTTACAGACAGGATTATAACACCTACAGTTAGACCTGATATAGATAACTGGATTAAACCAATTATGGACGTTTTAAACAAATTAGTTTATACTGATGACGGACAAATTACCAGACTATGTGTTGATAAAGTTTATTCAGTTCTAGAACATCCATATGTAAAAATACGCATAAATTATAGACAAGATCCTATAAAATTAAGGTGAAAAGGAGGAAACAAAGACAAATTATGCACACTAATACTGATTTTTTAGACAGTTCTGAGATTTTAACAGAGCAAGATTACTCTGATTTAAGAGACATACAAGACATTAAGAAACAAGTACTTTCTTACATTGACATGTCAATTTTAGTTAATTACATTTCTAAACTTATAGATGACTCTCCTTTTCTTTCTTTTAAAAATGAGAGATCAAAGAAGTATATTGATAAGCGTAGACCAATTTTCTATATAAAGGTTGACAAAGAAAAGACTTTAGCTTCAAAAGTTTATAACGATAGAAACGTTAAGTTTAACAGTCAAGATGATGAAGTAAAATTTTTCTTTAACGTGGTTTACATGGAAGTAATATCCAATGTTACTAGCTACATTACTGCGTCTCTAAAACAAAATCCTGATTTAGAAAACTATATTGCTGAAAAAGACATTTTTAAAGATATCAAAAAAGAAAATCGTAAAACTATAGCAGACCAAACTGCAGTTTTATCTACTATGTTTGGTGTTCGCTTTTCTCAAGATGACTCTACTGTAATCACATTAGAGATGCTTCTATAAAAACTCCCCTTAAAGACTTTATGTCTTTAAGGGGAAAATTTTTATTTTTAGTCACGATTAAAATTAATGGTTTTTACCAAAGATTTTAATTGAGAAGGAGTAAGATTGAAAATCTTGCTTGTAAACATAGTTTCTAACAGAGTATACTCAGTGATACTTTCAGCTAGAACTAAGTCCATTTTAACACCATTTTCATCATTACTTTCAACTAGAATGCTTGATGCATAAGCAATGTTACCTTCAAGAAGGTTTCTAAAGAGAGATTTAGAATTGCGTTCTTGATAACGAGACTTACCAAAAATGTTTAGAAATTCAGTTGACTCAGACTGGTTTGCATTAACACTAACATTTTTACCGTCAGTCTTAATTGTAATCTGCATAGTGCTATCAGAAGTTTGTGTAGCATCAGCTTCTACTTCAGGTTCTTCACCTTCAACAGGAGGGACACTGTCAGCAGTAGCATCAGCTTCTACTTCTTCATCAGATGTTTCAAGTTCATCAAGTTCGTCATCACCTAAATCATCTTCGTCTAAATCCTCATCGTCAACTTCTAATTCTTCACCTTCGGTTTCCTTTTCCATAGCTTCTAATTCTTCATCAGAAAGATCGTCTTCATCTTCGATATCTTCATCAACATCTTCATCTTCGATATCTTCATCTAAAGAATCTGCAGCATCAGCCATTTCTTTTTCGTCTTCTTTTTCTTCTTCTTTCTGCTTAGAAATCTTCTTCTCTTCTTTAATTGTATCGGTTACCTTCTTTTTAACCTCACCAGCAATTTCATCAGAAAGATCTTTAGATTTTCTAGCTTCAGAAAGAATACTATCAACAACAGACTCACTGAATACATCAACAGTATCTCTATTTCTAATCTTTTCTTTTACTAAGCCTACTAACTCATAGTAAGCGGATTCCATCATTAGGTTTCCATTATTAGTAAAGTTGGATTCAGAAATTACACCGTTTGCAAACATACCTTCAATATAGGTAGTAACCTTCTCTGATAAGCCTTTCTGCTTTTCAATGTAACTCTCATCAAATACTAAACCAGAGATAACCATCTCTGCTAAATATCTAGACAGAATTTTTGTTGTAAGTGTTTTCTCTAATCTAATGTCTTCTTGCAATCTTCTACGTCTATTGATCGTATTACTGTTGACAAGATTCTTAGCATTTTGTTCTTTTAAAAGCTCTGCTTGTGCTTGCTCTCTATAAGCTTCAATCTGCTTTTCATTTTTCATGGTTTCATTGAGATTTTTCAAATTTTCAGAAATTCTTGCATCTCTTTTAGCTGCATTAGTTTTGCTATATGGTAAAATCTCAGTTTGGTTGAAATCAAAAAAATTCATATTTTAATTTACCAATCCTTTCTTCATTATTTGTAAGTTATAACTATTCCAACTTGGAAGTTTTCAGAACCCTGAGTATATGCTTCCTTATATACATGGACATTAAGATATTCGGGTACATAATTAATAAGTTGTTTCTTAGACATATCTTTAACTGAAGGAAAGTCATGATAGATAATTTGGTTTCCATTAGATTTGATTAACTGACCGTTAAGTTCTTCAAACTCAATGTAGTTTATATCCTCAAAGTTCTTTTCTAATTCACGAATTAGGTTAGAAATTGCAAACGTATTAGAAGGTTTTTCATTGACTTTTTCTACAAAATCTAGTATAAAGTTTTTGATCTTAAAGTCTAAATCTTGAGTGTAACTATCAATCAGAGTAATAGACAGTTTCATAGTAATGTTAGTGTTAATATCTGCGCCATTCTTATTATGGAAATGCTTAGAAGGTCCATAAGTATTGTAGAACTTTAGATTGATGTTTGTATTATTTTCTAACTTGTTAAAGCTATCCTTTAAGATACTGTAGTAAACGTCAAATGTATTAAAGAAGTCTTTAAACACAGTATAGTTGTATAGATAATGCTTTCCTACAACTGGTAGATCTTTGATTATAATAGCACCGCTCTCAGATGTAATATCTAATGTAGGATTGATGATATCACTGGTTATCTTGAAGAAGTTAAATGGAGCATTAGATTCCATTTTAACAGCACAAGAATATTCTATTTCATTTCCATCTGAGTCTCTATCAATTATAAGATTTAGAGGTTCAGACATAGCTAACGAATTGGAATAATATAGGTTTCCATCTGGATCTCTAAGAGTCTTTACTAAGAAACAGAGTTCAATGATAACATCTTCAGGTATATACAAGCTTTCTAATACATCACCAATATCTCCATGGTCAGGATCAATATTCTTTACACAATTAACTAGGTTCAGTCTATTGTCATGTAGTTTGTTATCTGTAGTGAGTGTATATTTGAATTCCAAATTTGAAAAATTATCATTCTCAAAATCAAAGTAACCAAGATATCTTCCAGTTGTTGTTTTTAACAAACATCTAGCTACTAATATCTTTTCATCCTTACAGTATTTGTAATACTCATTATCATCATCAAAATGATAAACTCTAACTTTTTCTTCTTTAGCTTTAATGTCCTCTATCGTTGAACGAATATTTGCAAACAACGTAGTATTTAGGTTAAAGCTTAGGAAATATTTATTGATGTCATTTACAACTTTGTAAGAATACTTAGGAATAGCTTCAATTGCATTTCCATTTTCATCTTTTACCACATACTCGTCTAGTAATTCTTCTGTAGTAGTATCGTACTCCATCAATACACTAGTTTCGATGAATCCATTAGTCATAACAGTATTACGTTTAGTTATATTATTTTCATCATCAACATCTAACTCATCTGAAAGTAATCTATCATAAGTGATAGAACTACGTTTAACATTGACGTTGTTTAATACAAATTCAGATGAAATATTACCATTTATCTCACTGTAATTGAAATAGATATTTTTGTCCAATGTATTCGTTACAGTTAGTATATTGGGAAATACATTTCCATCACGTTCTACCAAAGTATAATGAATTGCAAAAGGAATACGATAGACTATATCATTTTCATTTACAGATTCATCTTTTAATTTGTAGTCAGATATTAGTAAGTATCCATCACCATTATAAAATCTGAAACCTTCATCAGAAAGTTCATCTTTATACTTACTGTAGTAGTGCTGGTAATCTTCCTTGTAAGGAATATATATTTTACCATCACTTAAAGTGTATATGTCAGTCTTCTCATCATATTTGATTTCACCTGCAAGTTTTAAATGTTCAACATCAGACGTAAGTTCAATGTATCTAGGGAACTCATTTGGAATGAAATTAGTAAGCTTTGATTCATCATCACCAACTACTACTCTCATTCTACTATCATTTTCATTGTAGACTGTATATTCTTCACCATTATAAGTATAGAAGACATACTCGTCTTCTTCATATGTGTAATTTAACAAGTCCTTCTTAATGAAAGTTAGATTTTTCATAGAAATGCAATTAGTAGTCTTATCTGTAAAGAGTACATCAGGTCTGTCTCTAAAATCGATTAGCTTATCGTTTGGTAGATACTGAATGATCTTCAAAACTTTCATGTCATTTTCATTGATACTATTCCAAGTATCAAAGTCTAAATTATTGTAACCACAAAGTTCATCCAAACCAAACTTATCAGACAGAGTATATAATGTATCATCTTGTTTGGTGATATAGTAGAATTCTCTATTGTCTTTTGCAAACAATACAGTTTTGTATTCTACAGGAATTACACATTCATTGTCATTATTCCAACACCAAAGGTCTTCAACAGTATCACTTACATTGTTAATGCAAGTCTTGATGAGTGTACTTACTGTTTGTAGCGAATAATCCTCTACATCTTCACTAGAATAAACGTGATCAAAATTGTTAATGAGAAGAATGTCTAAAACTGTAGTATTATGGCTTTCTGCAATTGTTTTTAAGGTATCATTTAATTGTACCTCATACTCATCATACTGTGTTTTAGAAATTTCTTTTTCAATTTTTGCAATCTTTACAATCTCATCAAATATAAAGTCTTTGTTGTCATCATAATCGTTAATCCGTCTTATTTCATCGACAGTCATATTGAACGCAGACGCAACAAACTCTATTTCAACAGTACCTTCAATCTCACAGTAGTTGTATCTAGTAACGGTTTCTACTGTTTTTTCTTTATTATTAGGAACTTTTATCGTATAGCTATTTGGAATCACAGTTTCTGTCGTATAGTCAAGAATAATTTCAAGACCTACTTCTAAGACTTGATCTATTGGAACTGTTTTAAGTGACTCATTATAGTTATAGATTTTCTCTGCTCTTTCAACAACATTTTCAGAAATAGAACCAATTGTATCATTTTCCTTAGTTGTATAAGTAACAGGAATTGTGTTTACAATTTCTTTTAGAAGTGGTTCATTTTCTACAGCATTTATATGACCAATTACAGATTCAATGTAAGCATTGTACTTTTCCTCAACATTTTCATTTCTTTCTGCTAAAGTATTGTAAACGTTTTTAAATTTAGACTGTTCTTCGCCACCAACAGTTAGAGTTTTACCTAACTTATAAAGATCTTCGAAAGTTAAATTATAGAAGTCTAAAATATCTTGAACAGAAGTAGTTTTAGGATCAAAGATGTCAGAAATTACAGCATTTCCATTAAAGCTAGTTGGATCCTTTACAATTAAAACCTTGTCAGTATCAAAGGAATGGTCGCTTATGTTATTTGTAGAAGTTAGATTTTCAAATGTTATGTTATACTGGTTGCAAATACTTGTAATAGTATCGGTTTCAGTAGTTAAATGATGCTGAATATTTTCAATAGTAGTACTACCAGTAGGTACATAATTCTCGTCATATTCTTCTCTATATCTTACAAAAATTCTAGGCGGTTCATAGTCATAGGAAATATAAAGTTCTTCTAAATCAGATTCACCAACTTTATAGCCTCCGATGCTATTAATCATATCCTTAAACTCAGAATCCTTCAACCAAATATAGAGTTTCTTATACATGTAAATTGCATCCAACTCTTGTTCGTACTCACTATAATATTTACCATGTACGGGAGATTCAGAAATGATGTAATTTCTAAGTTTTCCAGTAACGATATTCTTATTCGAGTCAAAGTTGTAAATTGGAATTTTCTCAAATGCATACGCATTTAAAAATGCTCTTAAACTGTCATTGTACTCCAATAAAAGATCTTCTGTTTCATAGTAATAGAAATTTAAGGATTTTTCATTTGAAATAAATCTGTCATCCTCAATGAAAGGAATATAAAAATGTCCATCATCCATCTTTATTGGATGAACAACATTTTCATCATGAATTCCTAAGAAAGCTCTCAAATCATCATCGTCGATATTAATGAAGGGGATTTCATTATATGCACCAGTTTCTGAATTTATATCTGGAGAATACTTTATAACTCTTTCAATTGAATCTTTAAACTCAAAACCATCAAATCCATATTTCTTAGCAACATCTTCTCGTATATATTTTTTATAGCCTTCATTGTATACTGGAGACATAAGTTTGCTGTTATTTTGGAAAGTATAGACTACAAATAGATGCTCAGCTAATTGTTGATCTTTAATAGAAACTTCCAATTTTTCAGCAATATCATTAGTTAGTCTAATATACTTAGCTACATCAAGTCCATTCGATTTTTTAACAAAGTCAAATGAAGTAATACTACTTTCAACATTGTCGGAAGGTCCAACATGTACACTACTATTATCATATGTGTTATTAGCATTTTTTACGTATCTTAAGTAGTGATTCCTAAATCTAATATGACTAGGTATTTTAGTTTCTAAGTCTTTGTAAAGGATAAATTTCTTCTTACCATCTTCAAATAACATATTTTCAAGATGGTTAGCTACATTACCTTGAACTTCCATAAAGACAAAACTGTCATTTCTAAAATACGTAGGAACACCTTCGTAATACTTAAAGTTTCCATCATTTAGTGAAATTTCATCGTCAACTAATTGATACTTTCCATTTTTATAGACAACTAGACTACCACTAGGAATATAAAATTCCTCGTTGATATTAAAGTTGTCGCATTGTAAGTTAATTGTATTGGAAGGAATAACCAAACCAGTTTGATCTCGTAATAGAGCATAACCAACATAAGTACGCTTTAAGATATCATCTCTTTTTTTAATGAAAAGCATTTTACTTGCATTGATAATTTCATCGTTGACGATGTTATTAAAATAAGTGTTTAGGTCAAACTCAGTAATAAGGTTTTCTCTATTTAAAAACTCATAAATCAAAGCTTGCTTTACTTCACTTCTAGTTGGCATATCAGTACCACCAGATGGATCATTAAGCTTGACAATAGTTTTATCTGTTACAAAACGATTTAGAGTTTCATTACTGAATGAATGCTGTAACTCATTGTTGTTATACTTAAAGTTACCAGCTGAACCTAGAGTAGTATAAATATTCAGATACAGTTTAGAATTGATAACAGGTTTAAAGTTACCAGCTAATCCAGAGAAAAAGATAGTTAAATCAGTATTAGAGAAATTGTAGAAGCAATAATAAGATTCATCTGGAGTAAAGGTATCATTAAAGTACGGTTTTAGATATTCGTCTACTGTCTGAGTTTTATATCTTACAGTAAAATTCGCTAAATTATTAGCAAATTCTTGTTCAAAATATAAATTGTCTGATAAGTCACTTGAAAAATTTTCAAATATTTTTTCAGTTTTAGTTACCTGATAAATAGTATACTGGATTGTAATAACATCAGTATCGATTGTCGTTGTAGCTCTATTAACCCAAACTGGAATATATGGATTTGTAGAATTACTAAACATACCTTTATTGTCTTTAGTATTACTTCTGTCATACTGTGCTGTATAAGAATATGATCCATCTATCATTCTAGAAGCTTTTATAACGATATCGTTTTCAGCCATAAATGGAATTGTACCACAGTAATATTTATCATTTGTGCTTAATGTAAATGAATATGCATAACTATTTCCATCTGGGATTTTTTTACCATACGTCATGATATCTTTTTGTGTAATTGTAAAAGTAATATCCATAGACGCTGGTTTTGCCATAGGAATTTCATAGTTATATGATTTTGCTTTGTTATAGATACTCTTAGTTAAAGAAGCAGTATTTAAGAAACTTTCATCATATAAGAAGTTACGGTGAGCTGTTGCATTACGTAAAGACGTAGCCATAACTTCATTGATGTAACCATATAAACCTATCTTAAGATGATTTAGATTGTTTACATCTAGGTATTTTGGAGCAATTCTTTCCAACCAATTCTTTTCAAGATCATATTTATCTATAGCAATTTCAGTTAAATTTTTATCAGCCAAAATTACTCTCACCTCACTTAATTATAAAATAGTAGCTTGTATTTTTCATCTTTTTTAAAGACACCCACATTTTTAAATGAACGTTTTTCAAGGTTACTGCCAGATTTCTGATAAATGTATGAACTTCTTGTATCGGACATTGTTCGTAATCCTATACTATGTTTAGAACCTGGGTCATAACTTGCACCATTAGTCATATTGATAAGTTTACTTTGGAATTCATCCATATCATCTACAGATAAAATATCTCCCTTGTAATGTGCTTGAGCTGTCATAATATCAGAAGAGTTCATAAATGTATCATTAAAATCAATTAGTATAGCTGGATCTAAAAATTCCTTAAAATTGTACACATAAGAAACTTGCAATTGTATTAAGTTTCTGCTAGTTATATCACCAGAACTAAATGACGAATAAGGAACATTCTGAGGGAATATACCAGTGTATTTTGCCCAGAAATCAATAGTTTCTCCATCTGGTGCCATCAAGAAATAATACAGAGAACTAGTATAGTCGAGTTCTCTACGATTTATTGTATCCATAGAAGGAGTCATAGTATTAAACTTTACACCTTCCATGTATTCGAACCATACTTTGTGCAGAAAAGTAACCAATGCAGGTCTAATCTCATCATATGTGATTGATAAACTTCCACCACTAAAAGATGCAGCAGCAGTAGTAGGTAATTTTTGATTGTATCCTCTAAATGTTTCACTATATGTTCCTTCAGCAAGGCTATGATCTTCTAATGTCATTCCTCTAAAGTAGTTAAACAGTAAAGGGATAAAACTTTGCTTGTTTGAATCATTACAAGTAAGGCTATCAATAATGTCTGGATAATTTCTTGCTACATATTCGATAAACCCATTTTGTAAAGTATTGTATAAAGCAGAATTCCCATCTGAAGATATTTTAGAATTTCTTTCTGCAACTGTGTAATTTTCAGCTTTTAAGTTTTTAGTAAGGTTTAGATCAGGCTTTGTTATAAACGCATAACAGATGCCAGTTTCTGCATAATCAACGCCTGTTTCCACCCCTGTTCTAGTTTTTTGGAAGGTAGATAATAGATCAATTCCACCAGCTTCTTCTTCATTTCCATAACCTTTACTAGCATAAGTCATGAAAGTTTTATTATCAACTGACTTTCTAATATGAGGCAGATTGTCAAATACCTCATCATTTAATCCTTCAATTTTAGGTTTTGTATTTGGTAGGTTATTTGTTTTATTTTCAACTCTCTTTTGTTCTAAAAGTTTATCACCTATATTTACTGAACCCTTAGTTAGACTATTATTACCACCATTTATATTTTTAAGAATACCATTTCCAATTTCTGCAATAACATCAATTGCTCCATTAACAATTGTCTTACCAAGACTAAAAACAGCCTTTGCACCATTTGCTATTTTATTTAAAGCTTCTCTTGGTTTTTCTGTAACTTTATTAAATGCGTCAACTGCATAATTTTGTAAATCTTCTGCCTTTTTAGCAATGTTATTTGCAACATTTTGTACTTTCTTTACGTCATCTTCTATGGCATTACAAGTTCTTTCAATTGCATTTCTCGCTACATCAGAGATTTTTTCATCTATAGAATCGGTAAAATTTTTAACATTTGAAATTGCCGAATTTATATTTTTAACTGTATTTTCAGCTTTTCCAATATCTGATAGAATATCATTTGCTTTATTCTTAACTCCATCACTAATAAAACTAGGCAGATTAGGATCATCCGCCGCAGTTAAAACATCTTCAGTAACTTTTTTAGCAGTTTCTAGCACATTAGAAACATTATTGTTTACAGTTTCAGAAATTTTATTAAGTTTATCTTTTAGCTTCTTACCTAGTGACATAACTCTCGTATCTCCTTTCTGTAAGTTCTGTATTTTATTCTTATAAACTTGTTTTCAAACAATTTTTTAATGAAATTATAAACATATATTCTAAGAGTGATGGATAGTCATATATTCATTATGTGGTTTCCTTCTAAGTATAAACAGTTTAGTCCTCTGTGACCAAGCACATGCTAAACGAATGAATATATCAAATCCTCACTTCTTTATAAGATGGGAGGTTTGGTATGGAAAAACATGTTACAAAACAAAGTTTATCTAAAGATAAAAATCATTCAGAAAAATTAAATTCTGAGTGTAAAAAAGAAAAAGATAAAGAAGAAACAAATGACAAAATTTACTGGGAGTACATTCAAGGATACCCCAATCCTTACGGTAAAGAATTTTATGATTATGTGAAACAACATAAAAACATAAAATTCAGCAAAAATCCTAAAACTGCACGTATTGAAATGAGGGAATTAGCTTATAAGATTCATGCATGTCCTACAGAAAAGGATTTACCTACAACCCTTTGCGAGAAATCTTTAGGACGATTGCTTATTGAATTTTTACTTGATCTTCCAGATATACTTTAAAACTTAGAGGAAAACTACAAGGGCAAGGACAGAAAAATCTTCCTTGCCCTCTTGGTTCTTTTTTTGGCTATAGAGTAACAAATTATTATAAGTCTCAGGAAAATTTAATATCCTAGTGAAAGGAGTGCAAAAAATAAAAATGTCAAATAAACTCACTGTATTTGATTCGATTATAGCTTTTGTAAAGTATTTAGGAGCTGAAAAATCATCTGCTTCTGCTGTTAAAAATATGGTCAAAGCATCTGCAATTTCTAATGCTTCATTAGCATCTAGAGCTAGATTGAATGTTTGTCAATTTCCTTTATTAACTTCTTCTACAGTTTCTGTAAGTACCTATCAAAAAACTGCAGAAATTTTAGAGCAACTTTACGCTCAGTATTTAAAGTTGGTAATTGTCAACCAATTAGAAGTTATTAACTTAGAAAAAGACAATAAGTTGTCTATAGTTGCTAAAGTACATCAAAATGATAATGCAATGGCATCTAATACTGATATTGCTAGAGATAATGCATTAAGAGCAGACGTTGCAGGACGTTTTTCAGAAGATATGGAATTTCTAAATGAACTTAGAGAAGCTTTATCATTTTTAGAAGTAACCGATTTTCCAGAACATGCCCTTAAAGAAGCAAATAAGCAACTGTTAAAGGAATACTCTGAAAACTTCAATTATACAAATCTCAATACTTGTCAATTATCCGAGTCTACTAAAACTGTAGATGAAGAAATAAATTCCAAGTACAACCATCTAAAGAATTTAGAAGCGGAAGAAAGAAGTATACGTAGTCATATTAGATATTGGCAGAATAAGCTAGATGCTTCGTCTAGTGATAATGAAAAAGAACGTGCAAAGTTTGCTATAAAAAATCTTGAAACTCGACTTGAAAGAGTAAAAGATGAAATGGCTTCTATTATGAGAATCATCAAGACCCTTTCTGATAAGAAAACTTTAGATGATAGAGAACGTGCATATGCTAAAGAAAAAGAAAAAGAGCATGAAGCACATGAAAGAGAGTTAGCTAAAGAAGAAAGAGAAAAGAGAAGATTTGAATTTGAAATGGAGAAAGCTCAAAATAAAGAAGCTAGAGACCAAGAAAAATTTGAACTTGAGAAACGTGAAAAAGAAAGAGAACAAAGAGAGAAAGAAGAAAAAGCAAAATTTAGAAAAGCTTTTGGTTCTGTTACCGACTTTGACAATGCTCTTATTCGTAAAAATAATCAATTAGAGCCTAGTATTTTATCTTTCACTATGAAGTATCATACTAAGAGTGGCAGCTTTGAAGATACTAAGGTTGCTTTAGCTGTTAAAACAATCACTCACTTAATACAGTCTGATGAACTAGCTTATTATATCAATGAAACTTTAACAAAAGATAGAAAAGTATTCAGAGCAATTCAGCTATTAACTGGTGAAAGAGATTTCTCTTGGCGTTTCTTATTCCACTTAGATAAAGCTAAGAGAGATGCTAGAGCTGATAATTCTGCCGTTAAATGGTGGAGACATCTTAAAGACAGAAGAGCTGCTAGCTGGTTAAATGCCGCTAGAGGTAATGATCCTTTTGTTCCCAATGCAACAATTGTTATGTCTTACGAGGATTATGAATGTCTTAAGCTAATGTACAAGAAAGATATCGTTAAAGATACTAAGCTAGCTTGGAAATTAACTGACCATCTTTTTTTAATGCATCTTGTTATCGTTAATGATGTTAACAATGAGCTTATGATTTTCAATAAGGACGATCGTAACTGGGAAACTTATACTCTTGATAAGCTACAAACTGAGATCAATACTATAAACAAAATGTCCAATCAAAAGACATTAAGATAATGGAAAGGAGATAAGAATAAAATGGCAAATGTTGAAACTTTACTGGAGTCTTATCTATTTCCAGACGGTAAGGCTTATCTCAATTATAAATCTTTAACTGAAGCTGAAAAAGTTTCCTTTACTAAGAACATGGTAACTAAACTTTTCAGTACTGTTAAAAATAAATCTCTAAAAGTCAATTACGCAGGTTTAGAAAAAACTAGAGGAGACATTACCAAGTATCCTAAGTATGACGACATTGAAAATTCTATCAAGATCTTAGAAAACATGTATAAGTCTAATCCTGATGACGCTCCTATTGAAATTCTTAGTTGTGTCAGAGTTTTAGAAATTCTAAAGAAAAATAAAGCTGGTTTTGTTAATGCCTACAATAAAGAAAATGATGCAGTTGAGTTACTTTATGTCAATACTGCTGCAGCTCTTGTTGTTGGTACTAGTAAACTAATTGCAGTTACAATTGAATACATTAAGCAACCTACTGGTGGGTTTAAGGCAGTTTTCAAAGAAAATAGTAAAACTTTGATGAAGGATGATACTTATTTTCTTAGTTTAAGCCGTTTCATTACTATGGATAAAAATGGACAATTAAAGCAGTTATTAGATATGCCTAGTAAGCTTAATGAAGAATATGACTTTGTGATGAATGAAGGTTTTATAGAAGATTTAGCTAATCTTTATGATAAAGGTAAAGAAGTTGGAAAGAATCCTCTTGTCTTAGTTAAAGATATGTGGAATAAACCTATGGGTAAAGTTGCTATAATTGTAGGTGCTGTTGCTTTAGTTATTTGGGCTGTTTCTTTTTTACCTTATCAATTCTATCGTCTAAGAAAATCTATCTCTGATCATTTACTTAATCTTTCTTATTTCTTAGAGGAACATGCTTATGAGCTTGATACTACTAAAGGTAATGGACAAAAAGTTCAAGATAGACAATTACGTGTAGTTGAAAAATTAAAGGCACTTGGTAATATGCTTTCTTTGGATGATAAGCAAGCTAAGAAAACTGCTGAAAAAGATAAGAAAGAAGATGAAGAAGAATCTAGAAAAGAGAATAATCCTTCTAATCATTCTTCTGATGATGATATTTTACTATAAAAGTAAAACAACAATTATATAAAAGAGACTTGTTATCTTTAAAAATAAAAAATGTAACTTTTGAAAGGAGTTAAGTGTAATATGTTTTTAACTGAAACTGTAAATAATAAAACAGTAAAGTATGATGAAGCTAAGATTGAGCCTGGTTTCTTATATGAAGCTGTTTTAGAAGCTAATGAGCAATACCATGATATTTGCATGAAGATGATTAAATGCGAACATCACTGTATTGTCACTGAAGATGCTAAAATGTTATCTGAAGCTGAAGAAGAAGCTAAGAGATCTTTTAAGGAAGTCATTGTTAACTTACTGAAGAAGATTAAGGAAGCTTTAGTTAACTTTAAGAATTTCATGGTAGCACAACTAGCTAAGCTTGGCAAGATGGTTGCAAGAGTTGTTAGTGCTCCTGTACGTGGCGTTATTGCTATTGTTGGTGGTATTCGTACTTTAAGACAGGCTAGAAAAGATATTGAGGCAATCATTAGTTGGAATGGTGATAATCCTGATGATTGGGTTATTGAGGGAGAATATTATGAAGAGGCAGAAGATGTAGCTGGTGAGGCAGTTGATGCTAAGCAGGCTGTTAATGAAGCTAAGGGTATTTTTGAAAAACTCAAGGTTGCTGTTTCTAAGTTAAACTTCCTTAAATCTTCTGCAGAAAAAGCAGCTAACGAAGGTGATGAACATCAGGCTAAGGCAAAATTAGCTGCTATTTCTTCTAAGATTTCCAAGGCATTTGCTAAAGTTCGTAACGCCTTTAAGGTTGCTACTATGGCTGTTTGGAATGCTATGAAGACTGCTGGCAAGGCTGTTGCTGATACTTCTAAGAAGGCAGCTGGTGCTGTTAAGGCTAAGGTTGGTAAGAAGGCTCCTGAAGCAGTTGCTGAGTCTGTAGAAACTAATGAAGTTGAAGCTCCTGAGATTTTCTTAGAGGATATGCTGTATTTCTTTTCTGCAAATGACTCTTTAACTGAGTCAACTAATGTAATGACCCCTGTTTACCTTCTTTACCAGAGCTACACTGGTCACTCTATGAGAAGATACGCTCAGTTAGAGGATTCCTTTAACAAGATGAAGAATGAGGGTGATCGTAGACGTCTTAAGGGTAGAATTAGACGTTCTATTGCTTCTGCAGAAAAGGCATTAGATACTTCTAACTTAGGACAGGTTGAAAAATTATTAAAGCCTACTGCAATACCTGGTGCTGGCATTGTAAAGGTTGTTGCTAAGAACCTACCTGCTTGTAAGAGAAAGACTAACGAATACTTAGAAAAGTTACGTTCTCTCTTAAAGAAGGTTGAAGAAAAGAAATTTTGATAAGTAATTTCTCATAAAAAATAGGAAGTAAGGTTTTATAACCTTACTTCCTGCTTAATTAAAAAAAAATAGATAGAGATATGGACAGTGTATGCTCCATATCTCACTTTAAAATTTATTCTGTTACTTCCTCTTCATCACTGAAGCAGAACTTTATTATAACATCTTGTTCCTCACTATCAAATAATTCTACATTTTTCTTTAGTATTTCCAAAATACTATTTTTCTCATTTTTCATTTTTTCATTTACTGCTTCTAAATGACTATTTCTAGCATCGTACTTTTTATTAGTAGTCTCTTGTTCTACTATTTTGGTCATTAACTTGTCATTTGTTTTTTGTAATTTAGAAATACTATTTTTTAGTTTTGATACTTTAGTTTCCAATTCTTCTACATTTTTAGCTTTTTGTTCATCATTTTTCTTTTTTAGAGTTTCTAAATCATCTGACATTACTTCATATATTTTGTCAGCAATATTTAAAGCAGACTCTAGTGTAGGTTCTTCATTAAGCGTGACAACATCGTTACCACTTTCAGTAGTTGTAAAAGGAATAACATTATTTGCATCATCAGGAATATCACTGTTTTCAGTAATAACTTCTTGTTCACTAGTCTCTATTGCTTTAGTGTCTTTCTTTTTCTTAGACCAGAAGAACTTAAATGGCTTATCCTCCTTTACTATAAAAACTACTTCCTCTGGTAATTGATATTTATTAGCTACAACTATGAAGTCAATAATTTCTTCCATTTCTTTTGCACTACATTTTGCTTTGAATGATTTAATCATAATTTTATTTCTCCTTTTTTTTTTATTATGTGGAGATGAAGATACCACTATGTATGCTATAAAGATATATAGATATAATGGGGTATTATACGTTTTTCATAAATAACCCCAAAAAACAATAAAATAATGAACCAATAGGAAATACGTTAGAAAGGAAATATAGATTATGTTAGACACTTTAGTAATAGATTCGTATGAGAGTTTATTAGAATATCAGGCTCTTATTCATGATCTTGATATAAAGATGATAAAATGTGAGCATGCTGCTATAATGAATGAAGACAGTACTATGTTAGCATTAGCTGAAGAAGAATATAATTCCAAACTTAAAGAAATACTCAAAACTATTTGGAATAAGATTATAGAAAAAATTGAAGAATTTATAATTCTTATGAGAAAGTTGATAAATAAATTTAGAACTGCATTTTTATTGAGCAAAGAATTTAAAACTCAACTTGATAACATAGTCAATCATGATGGAGAAATTAAGAATCTCAATGACATAATTTTTAAAACTAACAAAGCAAAGACATATCACCATCCAATTGAGGGAGACGCAGTACATATCAAATCCTTAGAAAAGACAAATGTTGCCTTTCAAGATTCATATGAAATTTTAAGTGATCCTAAAGCATTTGATGAAAAGTTAAGGTCATCATTTGATAAAGTAATTTTCATTAATAAATTTGATGAAAATATGGCTAAAGTTGTCTTAGAGAATTTTTCTAAATTTAGAAAAGATAGTGGAAATATAAAACATTCTATGCTTGAAAAGAATGACATTATAAATGCTTATCATGTCTTAGTTAAATTTGGACCAGAATGGATTAAACTATTTGAAAATGCTCGTAGGAAGGCTAAAGAACAGTCTAGAATGGTATTTAGTCCTAATCCAGATAGACATGCTGCTTTACAGGCTAGTATCTTCCAGAGAATGATTAATAAAGGTATCATGTATATTCAGTCAGTTATGACGGCTTGTTTTAAAATTTGTTATGCTATTAAAAGGATAAATCTACCAAATAGTAACATCAATATTTCAGAAGAAAAAAAGAAAATTTTAATAGAAATTGAAAAATTGGAACGAAAACCAAATAAACAAAAGGCAATTAAACTTTTAAATTGGATTGAAAAATTGAAAAAGTTATTTGATAATAGAAAACTAAATGAGGGATTTTCTGATGAATTAACTCTAGAAAATTTGGCTGAAAGAGTTATAAAGACAATGTTAATTAAACAGGTGCATATAAATAAATTACTTCAAATTTTAGACAATGATAATAACTTTGAACTTGATCTTAAAGTAATTGAGAGGTTGTATAAGAATAAAAAACTTAAAGACCCTATAAGCAGAAAGTTTTGTTATTATACAGCTCTAATTTCATCGATGGTATTATTCAAAAATGGAATTAAACATAAAATTTCATTTGGTAGTTCAATTGATATTAAAAAGATTGCGGCTTCAAATACAATATACATCATACATGGTTGGGTTAAGGATTCAGACGGTAATATATATGAATCAAATATGAATGAATATGCATTGGGAGAATTGATTGGTGATAGATATATTAGATTGCCAGCAATTTCTGTGACAATAGATGATTTTACTTTATCAAAAGATGAATATAAAAATTTGATAAGAAAAGAATTAATTGAAAAAGTACAAGAATTAATTTAATTTTTAGAGTATAACCTCATAAACGGTTATACTCTAACTTTCTTAACCTTTAAAACACCCTTCCAACATTCCATTATAAAATAACAAAGGAAAGGAGGAAATAACATTTTATGACTGTAAACAATAGTTACATCATAGATACTCAAACCACCAATAAATCATTCAAACGAATGTATAAGATACTCAAAACTATTGGAGTTAAGAATAATAAATTCTTCTTAAAACTTTATGATACTAGTTTGCAAGGAGTAAATCCTAGAGATGAAGCCAATTTAACTAAAGAACAGAAGATGCGTATACTAGCAGAATGTAAACGTAATCCTTGGTATTTCTTTAGAGAAGTGGTCATTCTGAATGTTGCTGGTGGTAAAAAAAGATTTGAACTACATCGTGGTAACTTAGCTATTCTATGGTGTATGTTAAACAACTACAACTCAATTACTTTATTGCCTCGTCAGCATGGTAAAACGGTTTCTACAGTATGTGGTTTTGTTTGGTTATATACCTTTGGTACAGAAAACTCAAACATACTCTTTATGAATAAAGACTTTGGTGGTTCAAAGAACAACCTAAAGCTATTCAAAGATATCTATGACAATTTACCTTCCTATCTTAAAAATAGAAACAAAAATGACAAAGACAATGTAGAATTCATTGTCAATGCAACTACTGGTAACACTATTCGTGCAATTTCATCGGCTATTAGTGCAGCTGAAGCAGATAAGCGAGGACGTAAATTTAACTGCGTTTCAATAGCATAAACTATTGTCAAAAATTTCTTAATTGCTGGGAACATACAAAAAATTTGTACTATCAGCAGTCATTTATAAAAAAAAAAAGAAAGCCTTATAGAGACTTTCTTTTTTGTATGGAAATACTTTATTCTGTAACTTCCTCAACAGTTGTTTCTTCTGTAAGAGTATCAGGTTTAATTTCTACCAACTCTTCTTCAGAAGTAACTTCCTCAGTTACAGTTCCTTCATCGTTATTTTCAGTTTCAGCATTTGCTACATCAGATTGGATTTCCTCCAAGATGTTAGCAACCTGTTCCTTGAGCTTTGCCTTCTTCTTCTTTCTGATGTGGCAAACAGTACCTACTGCTCCTGCAACCAAAGCAACAGCTCCTACTCCAATAGCGATTACACCAATAGTCTTTCCGTTCATTTTTTAGTTCTCCTTTTTAAATAAAAATTTTTGTTAGAATAATTTATGTATTTCCTTCTAACTCACAATAAGAATATATATTTGAAAAGTTGAACTTTACGATTTTTATAAATGATTCAACGACTATATATTACATTCAGAATTTGAATGGAAATTGAAATGATCCTTAACACTAGGATTTTGATATAGTCTCAACTTCTATGGAAACATAGAGAATATTTTACATGAACTAATGACTCATGTATCAAGATTTTTTGGGTTTAACCTCACCTCTTATCTACTACGATGAATTTGCTTTCTTAAAGTTTAACAAAATCCTTTGGCAAGCAGCTGCACCTGCACAGGGTCAGGCAAGAGAAGAAGCTCGTCGAAATAAATCATTCTACTCAGCAACTATAACTACTACACCAAACAATATAGATAACAATCCTGAATCAGAAGGAACTTGGTGTAAGTCAGAAATGGTTGATAAAGCATGTCGCTTTGATGAAGCCATGTATGACTGGACTAGAGAAGAAGTTCTTGAATGTCTGGCTAAGAAATCTGATAACGACTTTTTATACATTGAGTTTTCTTACAAACAACTTGGTCGTGATGAAGTATGGTATAAAGAAAACTGTCGTGCATTAAATAACGACCTTCTTAAAATCAAACGTGAAATTCTTCTTGAATGGACAAAAGCATCTGACGTATCAGTATTCTCTGAGGAACAGTTAGTTGCAATAGAAAAGCATTTGAAAGAACCAGTATCTAAATTAGTCATTGACAGATATTGGTCTATTGATCTTTATAGAACAGACTTTGATTATCTTAAACCTTGGGTAATTTCTTGTGACGTTGGTACTGGCCTTTCGCAAGACGCTTCTGCTATAACTATCTTCCATCCTATAACATTTGAAATCATAGGTGAATTTAGAGAGAATAAAATAGATACAGAAGACTACAAGCATTTACTTGAGAAGTTGGTTGGCTTCTGGTTCCGTAATTCATTGCTTACCATAGAGAACAACTCTATTGGTATAACGATCATACAGTACTTAATGCGAACAGTTGTAGCTAAGAACTTGTACTATGAATACAAGGATCGAAAAGGTACTAAGATAGAGAAATCTAAGACTGAGTTAACACATGTTAGTAAAAAAGAAAAGGTACAAGTTTATGGTATTTCAACTACAAGTAATTCCTCTGGTAGTGGTAGCCGTGACTTAATGTTAGAAATTTTGAACGATACTATAAACACACAACCTGAATTATTAGCAACACCCAACCTATTCTCGGATATTAAGGGATTAGAGAGAGATAATAAAGGAAAGATCGGCCATGGTCTTGGTCTCCACGACGACTCTCTCTTTTCTTATTTAGTTGGACGTTACACTCTAGCTTATGGTACTAACTTAGCTCGTTTCCAAATGCCAGTAGATGGTAAAGAACCTGCAGATAGAAAGGCTAGTATGGCACGTATGTCACATAATTTACAAGAAGCCAATAGACTATCAGTTAGACCTGGTGCTACTAAAGCATTCGGTTATAATGGATTAGCAAATCAAGAAATTGAACAAGCTAGCTACTTAGAATTAAGAAAACAAATAGATGCTGGTGGTAGAATTGGTGTTTATACTAGTATAAGTCAAATTGAGGAATTAGATAAGAAAAGTAAATACCGACTATTAAGTTCTGACATTTGGGATAACAAATAACAAACATACTTCTGGATTTAACCAAATCTTTTATAGGTTAAATCCAGAAGTTTAATCTCAACAAAAAATTATAGAATACAAATTTCATACAAGATTGGAGTGTTTATATACGTTATGAGCAAAAAACATACTTTTGTAGATGAAAATGAATACCGTAAAAATCCACCTAAAACTTTAGATGAACATCTTTTTTATGGTTTGATGTTGGATGAAAGTCAGAAAAAGTTTAGAGATGCTATTTGGAACCCTGAAAAGCTTATAGTGTTTGCTAATTGCAAAGCTGGTACTGGTAAATCAACAATTGCAGTTGCAACTGCTAACTTGCTAGTCGAGTATGGTTTGTACAAGGGAATAGTCTACATAACAGCTCCAACGCAGGAACAAAAGTTAGGATATCTTCCTGGTAGTATTGAGGATAAAACTGAACCTTACTTTGAGCCTTTATATGAAGCTCTGGTAAAATTGAACTTAAATCCCTTCAATATTGTTAACCAAACGTCTATAATGCTTCAAAAAACTGGAAATGGTTACATTGATGCATTAACGCATGTATATCTACGTGGTTGTAACCTTGAAAATAAGGTCATTATCTTGGATGAAGCACAGAACTTATACTTTGACGAAATGAAGAAAGTTTTAACTCGTATTCATGATAACTGTAAAGTCATAGTAATAGGACATTGTGGTCAGATAGATTTGTATCATAATCCTGAACGTAGTGGTTTTGCTAAATATATTAATTGGTTTAAAGACGATCCTAGAACTGAAGTATGTGAACTTAATAAGAATTATCGTGGTTGGATTAGTACTCATGCAGATGATCTAGAATGATGATAAAAAAAAAGAACTAAAGGAAGTAAATTTCCTTTAGTTCTTTTTATAACTCTGTTCTCTTAACTTCTACTACGTCATACTTGCATTTTATGCTATCAAGTATAGACTTTACATCTCTGCTCTCATTCTTAGTCTTAGCAAAGATTTCTAGTTTACCACCTTTTTTCATCTTACTATAATAGACACTAGTATATGTGTAAGCTATGTTTCTCTTATCTAAGATATCAACAGTCTCATACAATACTTGAATGTCCTTTATAGTTACTGAAATTTTCCATACTTTATCTTTCTTTAGAACATCTAATAACCAAAGTGCAAAATATACACCGATCAAGTTAGTAAAGAAAGTTACTAAAGCAGCAATCCAAGTATCACATTCAGTGATCTGTTTTATAATTACTGTGTTGATTGTATAGTTGATACAATTGATTAAAGTTGCTACATTTTTACTAGCTTTGACAGTCAGAACTGTCTTTAAAGTAGAAATAACGACATTTAGCAAACTTGAAAGGAAGAAAACTAAAACAGTTACAGAAAAAAGCTCTTTTACGATTGGTTCCAAATTCATATGTTACTCCTTTCCTTTTAAATTTCATCGGAATGGGTTGTTCCTTAAATTTTGTCAGTAAAAAATTAAAAACCTTATCACTAACTAGATTCCATTTTACAAATTCGTAATATGCCCTAAAGAAATCAATTTCTGCGTCACTCTCAAAATAATATTCTGGCATTACTGATAAGAGATCTATAAAATTGCAAAAACCTCGTTCGCTTAAAAGATCCTGCGAATTATAGAACAATTGAGCTGTCTTAGATTTTGGGTAATACTTAAATGCTAAGTCAAATATCTGTTTTTTAGTTGGTTGTGGCATATAATATACTCCTGTAAAATATCCCTTCTTAGAAATCATTCTAAGAAGGGATTAGTATCTTTAGTGTTTCTTAACACTTTCATTTAGCTTTTCTTTAGCTTCTTTTACTTTTTGTTTCTTAGTTTTTGGTAGGACTTTCTTAATCTTTTCTTTAAGACTTACTTTTTCAATTCGTTTAGGATTTATCATAACTTTACTCCATACTGTTTATTAGTGATGTTTTAATGTTATCAGAAATCTTTTGATTCCTAAATACATTGCTCCAATTTAGTTTCCATCTGTTTCTTAATAAAAAACTTCTAGACAAATCTTGATATTGAGATATCATTTCCCAATCTACTTCATCTTCATGTTTTTCTATAAAAGTCTCTTGTAATTCTTGTACCATACAAATATCGTGCCAGTCTACTCTATCTTTAAACTTTTCTATTAGTGCCTCTGATAGATTTTGTGTAGATGACATTAATTGGAAATCTAGGTAAGGTGCAAATCTTACTATGAACTTCTCAGTTAACTTATGTCTGACTTGTATATCCTTCCAGTACTCTTTACGATTGTACCAGGTTTCATACTTATCTTGTATTGGACTATTATAGTTACTCTTCTTTAGCAATTGGATTTCCGTCTCCATCAAGTTCATCTTTATTCTCACTTTCTGACACATTTTTAGTTGGTTTATAGGTTAGAACTTCTTCTAAATGGTCTTTTGTATAAAGGAACATCTTTGACAACACTATTGGATCCACATATGACTTCTTAAAATACACGTCGAAATCTATATAATCCTTCATCTTTAAGATAAAACCAATTGAGAAACGTTTATTTTTGCTTACCATTTGCCAATTAACTTCATCTTTGTATTTTTCAAGGAGTTTGTCATCATCATAGAAATCTGATAATCGTGAAATATGTTTCCAATGTTTAGGTGTTAATCGACTATCATATTTCTCTAAAAATTTTTTTATTAACTGTCGTCCACTGTACTTTTCGTCATGACTCCAAAGTCCATTATTACAAACAAGTTTATCCCAATCTATAACATTTTCAAATTCTTCTACAAACTTATATTTCTTATCAATGTCACCTAGGATGTACATACGCTCTGTTATGACATCTATAGTTTCAAATGGTCTTCCTTTGTTAAGATCTTTATATTTTAGATGGTATTCTGCAAGTGGAAGATACGTCATCAATAAATCAAATTTTTGTTTCTTTGTTAATTGTCTTCTATTTTTCATCTGTAATTAAATCTCCATGTGACTTTAAAAAATCTTTTAATTGAATCATAAAATCATGACGATAATAATTTTCATTTGCAAATGTAATTTCATTAACACTATCAATAAATTCTACAAATTCTTGTAGATTAAATTTTTTAGACTTGCTTATCAAATACCAATCAAGTTTATCTTTGTATTTTCTCAGAAACTTATTAAATTTCAGATATCTCTGATTTTCAGAAAAGTATTTCCAAATCTTTATTGTAAAATGTTCATGAAACAGACCTACAAATTCTATAAGTGTATCTTCATTCATCCATAAACAACATCCACCATCTAAAATTGTAGTATACCAGAGTATATTGTTCTCATATCCAGCTAAGAAATCTATTAAGCCGTCTTTGTCATTCTCAAAAATACGTCCTAATTTCAAACAAAACTGCCTTTTCAGAAAATAATCCATGTCACTGTTTATTGTAATTTCTGGATACATCTTCTGAAACATTGGTTTATAAACCATTTCCAAATCAAATATTTGTTGTTTGGTTAACTTTTTCATTTGTATATAATCTCTCCTTTTCTCTTTCTATTCAAACAAGAATATATATTTAAACAATAAATTAAGTATGTCTATATATGTATAATTTGAATGAAGAAAGGTGGTGACTTATAGATATATGGCAAGATTAGTCGAACAAAAAATCATACATGAAAATATCTTAAGACACTTACAGAATTCTTATACCTATCAATCTAAGCGTTTACAAGGAACACCTGTCTTTACCACATACTATAATCGTAACATTAGTGCTTCAGATCAAGATCAAATTCTTGAAACTGTTAAAGATTTATTAGGCACTGAAGGACCAGTAAAGTATAATAAAGTAAACGATTTTCCATTGTATTTGGCTGGCGAGGTTAACCCAAATTTAGAGTTTGATGAATCTTTTGGTTTAAATACTGAGGGAACTGGTGAAGCAGTAATATTACCCAACACCATTAAACCTTTTGTAGATGATTTTTTCCATGTTGACTATATGGATGAAAATGTTATATTCCGTATCACTAAAGTTGAGATGGATAAGATCAACGGACAAAAATTCTACAAAATTGAATATGAACTTTCTCATCATCTTGTAGAAGAAACTGAGGAAAAGGTAGAAACAGAATATTCTGTAGAGTATGACAATATAGGAACTAAGAACAATCCTATTATAGAACAAACCAAATTTTTAACCATAGAAGCAATTAACGAGCTTTTAGTAAAGTTAAGAACTTTCTATGTCAATTCTTTCCTAAATCGTAAGTACAATGTATTTATATATCGTTACAACGATAAGAACATTTACAATGAGTTTCTAATTCGTTTTCTTATCGATAACAAAATTCTTGAAAATACTCAAAGAAAATTTTTAGGAAGTTACTACGTTCAAGATATTTTTGTAGATTCACCTACTTTCTATGAAGTTTACGAAAAGACTCTTTACAAAGCGTTGGAAGAAGATGATATAAGTTACTTTAAGTTTGAAGATATGGTAACAATGGAAATTGTCAAGAATGATAAATCTAATCCATTTAGTTTAGACTATAATGAGTATTATAGAGTTTGTTATGTACCTTCATCTGTAAGTACTCAACATCAAACTGTAAGTAACCTTGATCGGACTTACGAAAACTATAAAAATAATGTAACCATTTCATTATCATATGACGACGTTTTTGGTAGATTAGGAAATACAAATTATGGTTTCATTGAGAAAGCTGATCCTGAACATTTAGTGAGACACAACTACATTATGCCAGAAAACTCTCAATTTGTTATCAACTGCAATAGTGGAATTTTATTCGATGATAACAGAGAATATTTTCTTGAGAATTTACTGATAAAATATTTTAACAAAACATTAGTAATCGATAATGAATTGATAGAACAACTTAGTAAACATAATTTCTATCCAACGTTTAGAGAATTTCTTTTAGTACCATGTTTGATTTTTATCTTGAAAAAAGAAATAACTCTTTTAACAAATTCATAAAATTAACAGAAAAAAATTGAATTTTCTTTTGAAAGGAGGAACTTTGTTCCAATGTTAGACAATATTTCTAAACAAATCAATACAGAACTTCAGAAAGAACAAGATCATAAAGATTTTTACGAGCTTATTCATGAAGATGTCGAGTTTGATAATTTTATTGATGATAAATTTTTAAATCTTAACGAGAATGGAGTGAGTAACAAAATGCTTAAAAATGAAATGCCCTTTTTATTCATTGAGGATACCGTAGTTGATGATGAACTAGTCACCAATCTCCAAAATGAAGTAGAGTATGAAGACAATTACGAGAAGAAGCCCATTACTGATAATGACACTACCACTAAGCTGCAGGATCCTGCTGACTATAAGGATGAGTTTACTGCAAAGTATGCTAGTGACGTTGAAGTAAATACTAAGCTTGACAAGGAAGTCGAGTATAATGACACTCAGAAGACTCCTGTTAACATTGATGAGTTTAGTAACGAAGCTGCAGAGCTTTTATTTGAAATGGGTGACCTTTTAGGTGCTCTTGAACTACTAGAAGAAGCTGAGTGTGATATGACTGTCCCTAATCAGGTTAAGTGTCCCGATGAAGGTGAAACTATTCCTCAAGCAGATGAAGCTAAAGTAGGTGACACTGAAGATCCTGATATGCCCGAAGGTGTAGTCATGGAAGCTGAAGAGACTCAGGCTGCTGATGATGGTGCAGAAGATGTAGAGTCCGATACTGATGTAGAGGCTGCTGATGATGAAGCTTCTCTTGATGAAGATTTCTTTGCTTTATTTGAGTCTTCCGATGAAGATTGTGAAGATGAAGATAATGATGATGAAGACGAGGATGAAGAAGAAAAGGATTCTGATTCTGAAGGTAAAGAAGAAGATGAAGATAAGGATGATGAAGACGAGGATGAAGAAGATGGTAAGAAGTCTGAGTCCTTTAGCATTCTGGATTTATTTGCATAATTTTTTATAAACTTTTACAAATTTTTAACATTGTATTAAAATTTTCTAAAACATAATTAGTAGACGAATTATATTTTTTGAAAAAGAAATATAAGTAAAAATTGCAATAAAAGTGAATATAAAATTTAGTAAGAAAGTGCAGGTGTAAAGAACTTGTCTAGAGTTAAAGTAACTATTAACAAGAGAGGTAATATTCCTAGTCTTGGTCCTGGTCCTATCAGAAGACCTATTCTTATTACAGAGGAATTATATCAACACCTAGTAGCCTTAGGCTATCCAGTTACAGTTATAAATCCTCCAATTAAACCTGTTATTAAGAATGCTCCTGTTACTAAACATGACGATGAGGTTACAGAAACCGTTGCAGAAGTTCAAATAGAACCTGCTGTAGAAGCTGTTGCAGAAGCTGTAACTGAAGAAGTTGTGGAAGACACAGTAATGGAGGAAGAGGAAATTACCGAGTCTGAAGAAGTTGTTGAAATTGTAGAAAATGATCCAGATCTTAGTGCTGGTAGTTTTTATACTGAAGATTTTCTAACTTCTAAAGCATTATGTAAAAAAATTTTAGCTAGCCGTGAAGTTCAATACGACAGTAACGCATCTTGGGCATTACTAAAACAGTTAGTTTTAGATTCTAATCCTGTAGTTGAGTGATTTTTGTATTGAAAGCTAATAGTGTGAAGAAAAAAAAAGACTATATACCAAAAAGGTATATAGTCTTTTTTCTTTTTTAATCCTTATCTCTAATAGTAAGGTCTGGTTCTACATTAAGTATATTGCACCAAGATTCAAAAGTCTTCCAGTTCATATTAGGTCTAGTAGATAGACCGTAGAATAAATTATACCCTGCATTATCATTTTCTACAGCATCATAAATGTCAGCCATAGTTAAGGAGATTGAATTGATTTTTTCCTTGATAATTCTTACCATTGGGTCATCATCTGTATAAATTGTAAAGTTTAGTACTTCATCACGCTTAATGCGCTTGTTATTATCTAATTTTCTTTTTTCTTTAGTCGCAGGTTTCTTAACAGTTTCTTTTTTCTTTTCTTTACTAGGAACATCCATTTTTCGAATGTTGCTAAGTAAAGAAGACAATGAGTTATTTTCATTGTTCTTTACAATGTTATCTTTTGTTAATTCTGATTTTCCTACAGTTACAAATGTTCCTTCTTCTTTTAAATATAAACCAGGTAATTTAGGTTGTTTAGTCTTTAGATACTTGCCACGATAAATGTAAATTTGGTCGTTAACCATATATGCATCATTCTTAACTACCGAATACTCATCAAATTCGGTATGTAGTTTTATAAACTTATCATTGACCTTGATGTATTGAATTTGTTGCATAAACAATTATACCCTTTCTTATAAATTTTATTCCTCGTCATTTTCTTCTTCATTGTTTCTGTTAATTCTCTTAAAATTTCTTTTTGGTTTGCTATTAAGTTTTCCACCACTACCAGTAGTGTATTCTGTGGGTAACATTTCTTGGTTTTCTAATTCTAAAGCATAAGCAATTTGTTGCATATATGCCATTTGCTTTAGATGTTGTGAAGATGACAGTAAGTTAAAATTATTCAAAAAGTAAGTTATACCTTGCAAGTTTTCGTCAGTTATAGTTGTATAAAAAGCTTCATCATTGAAAACTATGGTAACTGCTTTTTCATATTTATGACTTACTGCATCTTCATCATAATTGACATTATAAATCATCTTTATTGAATGGTTATTCACCAATCCATTGATATCTACAACAAAGGTTTCATATTCTGGTTTTAAAGTGATGATACCTTCTTCTTTGTCTTCATAAAAAGCTTCATCTAGATGTTCTAACATAGTGTTAAAACCATTTCTGATTTTCTGTATGTGTTGATAAGAACTATAGATTTCTACAGAACTATTATTCTCATCATTCTTACAGTTAAATACTAGAAAATCTGAACTTTCCATATAAAGGCTCCCAAGATACTTATAATTGTCATACTTGTTGCTTTTATAAACGTTTTCTTTAAAACAATCTATACGAAACCCATTCTTAGAATTTCTTCGTCCTAAAACAACTGTGTTTTTGATAATAAAATTTTTTGCTGGTCGTAAAATCAATTCTTCTATCTTCTCTAGATTACCGAAATTCATAACTATTTCCTTTCTTTACATGCACTTTCGTAATACTTTGTTTTATTTTTTGTCGTTTAAAACAAAGCATTTTTTAGCAACTTTTTGCATAAATCTGTTACGTATTTTACTATGATTTCGGCATTGCTTGAAACCGTTATCTGTTAGCTGAATGAAGTACTTTTTAAGTCCTTCTTCATTTCTTAATCTACCAGATAATTGTTCCATGATAACTGTAGACGATGCACTGACAGTGTTAATTACGATACACAAACCAACAACGTCTACACCTTTACCAAATCCTTTTAAAGTAGTTAGGATTAATTGATTGTCCAATTCTTTATCTCTAGTAGATTTTGGAACTAAACCACAGAATCTACCAACTTTTACTTTCTTAGCTTTCTTAGTTTCACTGTTTACAAATACTGATTTTGAAAAATCTTCATACAATTTTTCTATCATGTTGTTACAGTTTACTACGATTGCTACTTTTTGTTCTGGATCTTTAGTCCATAGGTCATTTAGCAACGCTTTCAACATCTTGAAATACTGACTGTATTTTGTCGGTGTTAATAGATAGTCGTTATAGGCATTGCTATCAAATCCATGAGCATTTGACATAGTAAGTTCTTGATATTCTGTTGGATGAGAATTCCACAAATACTCAATATATCGAATGTATTTCTCATTTCTAGATTCTGTAAGTCCAAATGTAATTACACCATCGAATAAGTTACTGTAAACTTCTTGTTCAGCATAATTACTTCTAGCAGGTGTAGCGGTTAGGTAAATGGTATTCTTGACATCCGTGTTAATGTCAATGTAGAAAATATTTCTCCACTCTATATGAGCTTCGTCAAATATTTTATCACCTATACCTAATTTTTGGAAAAGATCATTTAGTAGACTCCAATTTCCATTGCAATAAGCATCTAAAGTTCTATGACTTGCTAAGTAAACTTTATAAGGATTGTTAGTCTGTTTCATTAACTTTCTGATAGTAGAGCTACCAGAGATTGTAAACATTTCTTCATCTTTGATATTGGTAAACTTCTTAAAAGAGTCCTTCCATTGTTGAAGGATTTTATCGTTATCAACTATAACAATTGGAATTCTACCTGACTTGGTGACATAATTGATCGCAGTATAGGTTTTGCCATCACCTGGCTTTAAACATAAGAATCTTTGGGTTTCATTTTTTAACTCTTTAAAATTACCTTTACTGGTAAGATAGTCGATACTTTCTCGCTGGATATCACTTCTAGGATCCACTGTTAGTTCTAACTTCATATACTTACATGGTTTACCAGAAGTATCATACTCTAAAGTATGATTAGGAAAGTAATACATTAACGTACTAAGCTTGATACCTTTATGGATGTAAAGAATTTCATTTTCTTCATCTTCTTCATAAGCAGACCAAGTAATATAGTTACCACCATTTTTAGTTTTTTGCCATACGGAAAGCTTATTTTTAAGTTTGACATGATTGCCATTCTTGTAGTTATGAATTGCTATACTAGATGTTAGTACTTTTATGACATCCAAAATTTTTCCCTCTCTTTCTGATAGATTTTTCATGTGTATAATATATATTTCAAGTTTTTTTTAATAAAAAAAAAGTTCGAGCCTATGGAAATAATATCCATAGGCTCGTTAAGTTTTAATTACTTGTCGTACTTATATTTTCTATGAAAAATTTTTATTTTTAATAAAATTAGTCATCTTGTTTAAATTCTATTAAAATTCTAGACCTATTATTAAAAAACTCTTCATCTTTAAAAATATCTTTTATAACTTCTGGTTTTATAAGTCCAAACATGTCGTCTGTTAAGTCATGGTCGCGGCCAAAAAAGATAAATTTCCCACAATCAGATATTTTATTGAATGTATCATATAATTTCTCATATAATTTCTGTTTATCATCATCAGTTCCATGAAAATAAGGAAATGTAACATATAATATTGAACCCACCCAAGTGTCATAATTTATATTGACTATTTTAAAACCAATTTTTCTTTTTGTCTTTTTATAAAATTCTCTGAAGTACGGAATAGATTCTCTACATGTAGTGATGTATGAAAATGGATTACTATGCATGGCTGTGACATTTTCATTTATAGTTTCCCCAAGGTAATATTCGGGAAAAATATTACATATTTTTTCAATTTTTTGGTCATCATTTAAAGTCGTATCTCTCAATATTTCTTTTAAATAAGTTTTCATTTCAATATTCCATCCTTTTATAAAAGTTTGAGCCTATGGAAATAATATCCCATAGGCTCGTTAAGTTTTATATCCATACTTTATGTTCTTTAAAGATTAGGGTTTTCCTATAATGGTCTGGTAGTAAACCATTACAAAGAGGACAATAGTATCTGTAACCCTGTTTTGTTTTGGTTTTATCAGGTTCAGTAGAAATAGAAAGTCCATATGTATTCCATGTTTCAAATTTTTCTTCTGCTTCACCTATGTAAAAGAATTTATAACAGCAACCACATTGATAGAGATTTTCTTTTACTTGTTTTCCTAGAAAATTACTCAAATCATAGACTTTATTACGGATCTTGATTTTATCTTCAACAGATGCTTCGTCATATAATTTTTTAATTTCTTCAATTTTCTTACTTATCATCAGTTAGCCTTTCTATTTGTCTTCTTTGGCTTAAACTTCTCACAAGCAGGTGTATCTTCATAGCATAAGAAACCAAAAGGATATCCATCATGTTCTTCCTTGCAACAAAGATTCCAATCACCACAACCTATGAAATTTTCACAATCTTTACAAGTTTTCTGTTTATCCATTATTTTCGTTCCCTCACTATGTAAATCTTTCCATCTCGATCTATGATTTCATAATGTTCTTGAAACTCATTAAAGTTTACTTCATCTGAAATTGTAACTTTATACTGTGTTTCATACTCTGAAGGATTTGGTGCTACCTCATAGCCAAATAAAAATCCAAAGGCAATGCCAACTAAAATTGATATTCCAATGAAAACAAGTAAAAATGGACCATAATCAAATTGAACTACAGAACTCATAATGGCGAATAATACGATAGATACGAGAATAGATGTTAACCAGAACATAAACCATGAAAAAGTATATTCACTTACTACTTCAAATTGTGATAAAATTTCTACGCCTTCCATTATTTTTATCCTTTCTTAATACTTTCTAAGATTTCTACAGCTTTCTTTAAATCAGAACAATCAAGCATTCTCTTTGTCCATTTTTCAGTTGCTTCTGTCTTTGATCTAAAGAATTCAGTACCATAGTCATCAGCTTGATAAGTTATTGTAACATTAGTTTGTAGTAGCTTAATTCTTACTTGATAGTTGCCTATAAATGTTATTTTTCCTTCATAGACCTTATCAGTAAAAATAACGTATACGTTATCATTAACTGCTAAAGGTATTCTAATCCAACCATCTTCAAGAATTCTATTAGCTAAATGTTCTGCAGTAAGTCTAACTGTTAGTTCATAATCAGGTGTATATGTGTTACAACTCATGATTAAGTCAACTAATCTTTCTTTTTCTTTATGGTTCTTACTCATTTAAAATACCTCTGTTTAGCTAAAATAGTCTCTGGTGAATCTATGTACTGTAGGATCTAAAAGATCACGGAGTCTTTTTAAACGTTCTTCTTGTTCCTTCTTTTCTTTTTCAAGAAATGCGTTTCTCTCGTCTTCAGAAAGAGATGCAAGATACTCTTCACGTTCTTTTGCTTTTCTTTCTTGTTCTTCTCTATAAGCTTTTTCTTTTTCTCTTTTTCTGTACTGTTTTACTTGCTTTCCTAATGCTTTCATTATTAGTTTCTCCTAGTAATATTTTCATACAGTGGTCACAAATATAAGCGTCTAGTTGACACGAATAATAAACATCTACATGAGGTTTGTCACAATAATCACATGATTTATCATGTAAGACAACTTTCTTTACAAAGCAAAGATTATTCATTTCGTTCTTTTACCTTAAAAAGTGATCCATCTTGCTCAATGATTTCATACTTTTCTATGAACTCATTAAAGTTAACAGTATCATCTATAGTTACTTGATGGTACGTTGCTTTAATGTCGTTGTAATCTTGTCCAATTTTAAATTGTTCACATCCAACTGCAAATAGCATAACTGCTGCAAATCCTATAATTAATCCAATTAAAGTTGATTCAAGAATATTTGGTGATGCCCAATTTTTACGATTAACGATTCCTATGATCAAACCAGCTAAAATACTTCCAAAGGGAAGTATATAACAGACAATGTCAGTCCATACCAAGTAACCATATTCATAGGTTGTATTAAGTATCGTTACGCCATCCATATTAGTTTACCTCGTTTTCTTTAGTTTTCATTTCAATTCCGCATTCTGAACAAAACTTACAATCATTCCAGTCCCAATGTCCACATTCTGAACAATTTGCATTTCCATCTTTTTCAGAACATTCTGCTAAAATCCAAGTTCCATATTTCTTATTACTATTTGTAGGTAAAGAAATATAGTCCTCATATCTCCATTTAAAATGAACATATGCTAAACCACAAGATGCATAGTATGGACAATCTGTAAATTTCCCATTTTCAGGTAAGTTTTTACAAATAGGACACTTGCCATTGACTTTTAAATCATCAATGGCAAGGTTCATTATAGTTTTTGCTTTTTCAAGTTCATCTGTCAGTTTCTTAATCGTATCTTTACGATTTTCAACATCATTTATTTTTGTCATAAGATTTCACCAATTTACCACATATCATTGTCAGAGTAAGCGTTAAGATGAATAAATTCATCGTTCTCAGTAATATCTAAGAAGCTCTCATCATTGATGATTTCAATAGCTCTTTCTTTAGAAATCAGCTTCTTATTTGTCGTAGGATTACGAAAACTAAATCCATAAGTATAGCGTAGAGGTTTCTCTGTAGTTTCGATAACCTTTTTTGCCTTTTCTCTATCAAGTGTTCCATCATAAAATGACATCTTCAACAACATTTTTTTTTACACTCCTTTACTAATTCCTTTTAAGGTTTTTCCAATATGATTAGCATAACCCCAGTTCATTGTTTCTGTATGAGGGTTCTTAAAAACTTTGTATGCAAAGTGCATATACTCAGCTATCGCTTTTTTATTAACTTTGCCAGTACATCCACCAAATGCAGGGATTACCAAGTTTTTAACTTTACAATTTTCTGCCATTTTCAAGCAAGATAACATACAGTCAAAAATAACACGATCATCAATAATAGATTCAGGTGTTCTCATTGTAGGTGTATGTATGAGTCTATACTTTCCAAAGGGAATTGCAGCAGCAGTTCCTACTACTTGATATCCAGTAAAGTAGATGTCTAACATGTTCAAAACATGAGTTTGTGCATTCTCACCTAAATAGTCAATGATAGCTTTGTCATAACCACCATCCATCAAACCAAAACTATTTGCAGGTGATACAATTCCGTCAATTTCTGGATGAGTGTCCATGAAATGTTTAAAATCATCATGATAAATTTCTACATCAGGTTCAAATTGAAAGACTCTAACCCACGCATTTATCATTTCTTCATTTCTGTCAAGCAAGTAAATGTTCATTTTAAAGTTACTCCTTCAAATGTGACCATGATATAGCATTCATTACCAAACTGTGTAATTGCTACGATATTCAGTTTGTTCTCTCTTGCAAAAGTATTTATTTCAGTTTCAATTTCTTCAAAAGATTTATTCTTACTCTTGAAAAACTTAACCATGCTAGTTTTTGGATTAGTTCTTATTTCTTCTAATTTCCTTAAAAGATCAAAATAGTCTTCATAAACTTGAACACCACCTGGATAGGAAAGTTTGTCTTTTCCATTTCTTTTTCTCCACTCATTGATATACTTTTTTCTATAAGGATTGTTGTCTAGTAACTTATTACCATATATGAATGTATCAATTGTATTTTGCTGATCTTCTATTCTGTCAATTGCGTCTTGAATGATATCAATGTGCATTTGTGACGATAAAAATGTTTTAAGGATTCTTAGTTCTTTTAATAGTTTAGCATTAGTATTGCTCATGTTAGTTCTCCTTAGTTATTTTAATCCGTACCCATTTTCATAATTTTAAAAGGTGTATCCTCCATTTAAGAAGATACACCTTTCATATTTTTTATTGCTCTTCCTGAGCTTCTTCAGTAGTTATAGTAGCAGGAATACTAAAGCTCAACAAAGTGTTTATCTGTTCTCTATCAAGACTTTTGTTAACAAATGTGTTGAACGCCTTCTCATTCAATACACAACCAGCAGACTTAGGATGACCTCCGCCACCGTACATAGTAGCGATTTGAGCTAGGTTAGGACTATCAAAGATAGTTCTAAAGTTGACAGTCTTGTGAACCATATCAACAATTGCAATGAAAGAAAGATGCTTGTTTAAAATATTGAGTCGATTACCAATTTCAGAGAAATCCTTATCAGCATAAGTGACACCAACATTCATTACTTCACCTTCAAAAGGAAACTGAATTACTTCAAGGTTCTTATTTCTGTCGTTAATTGTTCTACGAAGATTTCTTTTGACCAATCTGATATTTGAAACCTCCATATTGCTGAAAATGTTATCGAACTTACATGTGATGTAATTGTCAACTTTTTCAAAAGTTCTTTCAAAGCCAAATTCCTTAAAGTAAATGCTAAGATCTCTAGCACCTTCATTGACAATCTCATAAGTTTCAGGATCTTGGAACTTAAATGTATCCCATGAATCAATTAAATCGACAATTTCTCTGTATCTTTCAAAGTCAATATCATTGGTTCTCGGTGCAAATTGATTCTCAGTAAAGTAGTTAAACATGAGTTTTGTTGCACTAAACTCGTCATTAACAACACTGAAGATTTTAGACTTCTTTAAAAATTCAATTTGTTCATCGGATTTATGGTGATGATCAAAATACACAACAGGATAGCCATTATTGGCAAGACTATTAAGCTTCTGAAGCTTTTTCAAATCTAGATTAACGTCTGCGACAATCAGACCATTGTAGTTTTTGTAATTTCCATTGTAGAAGGAATCAAGTACACTATTGACTGTACCATATGAATTATAAGTTGCTTCCTTTACATTGAAAAATGTTGATGCTACTTTTCCACATCCGTAGCCATCGAGATCGTTATGGAAAATTCCATAGATTTTTCCATGCTTCATTTGATTAAACATAGTTTTGATAGTTGATTGAGTCATAAAATTTCTTCTCCTTAAAATAAAAATACTTTCTGTACAATGGTAATTAAATTTTGCAATACCATTGTACAGAAAAATTATATATAGACAAAAAACTCTTTAATTCACATTTAGCAATCTATTGAAAGCAGCTTTCTTAATTAGTGTTAGTAGTTTAGTACTGTTTATGTAGAAAGTACTATTGTAGTACAGGAAAATATCTGGTAGTAAATCTTTTGAGTTATCTAATGAAAATGATGTACTATCACCTACAAAGTTTATATGAATTTCATCAAGGGCGATATCTTTGTTAAAAGTTGCTTTACATTCTTTTTTAGTCTCATTTGTTACGTAAATTGAAACTAAATCTTCAAATTCTTGCTGGGTGAGTTCTCTGTCATATGTGTCTCTGTTATTAGAAAAGAAGAAAAACTTAAGCTGGTTTTCTAAAACAGATATTTGTCTTTCCATAGTTTTATTAGTTGTAACAATACTATCATCTATGGTAACCCAATTGTTAGCATAAGTACCAATACTAGCAATACCATAATTGTAATTGTTTGTGTCTACATTTAAGACATTGCTATTGATAGATGTAAGTGAGTCTGATGAAATGGAACTAATGGAAGTAGCTAATTCTGCTTCATCAATATTTACATCATCAATGGTAGTATGGACGTTATCTACACTTTCTAAAACAGAACAAATAGAAAGGTCTGCACAAATATTAGATTCGGTTTCTATGGTTTTAGTTGCATCAACATCTGTAGCTGCATTTGAGTTCAACCAAGCACATATTACATTTTCGTTTGTCATATTTACTTTCTCCTTCTTTAAATTTTGAGTTCTTCATTGAAAATGATTTTTCTTAGGAAATGGCAAAGTTCATTTGTGTTCACATGATATTCTTTGCACTGTATACTACTAATTTCGATAGAAGTTCTGATTAGAAGATCCCTTACTTCAAAATTTGAAAAATTATAAGAACCCTTTATGTTATCTATATGGAATGTATAGTTATCAGAGCGTTCTTCTATATACTTTATGCGATAAGACCAACCAGTATTATTGTTGATGTCATCAACCAAATCACCAAGTTCAACATAATGATTCTTGTAAGTTTCTTTGTGATCTAAGTAGTAAAAGTTTAGACTATTTTGTCTTTGAGCTTCATTAATTTTAGTTTCCAATTCGCTAGCACACATTAAATCAGCCTTAGAATTTATACAGCTCCTAAGAGACTCTAAATCTGAAGAATAACCATACAGATTAAAATTTTGTAAATTGTCTATAGTACTAGCTTGAGAATATACGTTACTTTGAAGGTCATAAAGTTTATATTCTAGTTCTCTAATTTTACTTAACAATTCTTCATTTTCCATTTTAGTTCCTCTTCTCTCAAAAAAAATTATCGTGTAACCACATACAGTTTAAGTATATGGTTACACGAATTTTTGTCAGTTAAAATACAAATCGTCTAAAATTGACTTTCCATCCTTGAAATACAATTCGGGAGACTGAATCTGCTTCTTTAAGTGTTCGAAGCTCAAAGAGACTGCAGAAGAAGGAGAATTAAAGATACCATCAGATACTTTAAGAATTACATATCCTTCATCATCATCATATCTTTCAGGTTTCTTAGTTAAGTCATCTGCATCTCTACAAAGTTCTCTTAAAATAAGTTCTGCATGAACTGCGTTCAAACCAATATCACCTTCATTAAGCAACTCAATGAATTTATTCGTCATGTCATCAATATTTGTAACACCTAAATGGTCTGAACTTTCAATCAGGTCAATAATTGCTTGCAGAGAAGTTGAAAGCTCATTATTTTCAAGATTGAAAGTAAATACTGCATCGTTAATTGCACATAAAGATTTAACACCTAACACAATTTTGTTGTTACTATCACGAACTGGATTAGTCTGAATCAAGTCTGAAATTGTATTAGAAAATACTAATTTCATGGGAGGTTCAATTTCAATTTCATGACCTAAACGTCCTTTAATGACGAACTTTGATATTGTAAGGTTGTTTTCATCGTCAGTCTCAATGTACTCATCATCAATGATGATATTTGCACCAGACTTTTCTTTTTCTGTGTCAATATAAATTGAACCCTTGTCTATGATGAAATACTCTAACATTTCTTTAGGCCAATCTATAACATCTGATGAAGTAGTCTGTAAGTGCTTAGCACTCAGAAGCTTCTGAGTTAACTGTTCGGTAAGTTCTAGTACTGCTAAAATACCAATATGGATGTTACTATTTACATGTGCTAGATCACCATAACAAGTTTTACAAACTTTACCATCATGACATTTACATTTAACTGGTGTTCTAAACTTAAGAGTTTGTCCAATCAAATTCTTGTGTATCTTATTGTCAAATCTCTCTAATGTTTCGTCTTCTTCATTCAAGAAATATCTAAGGTTAAATCTCTTAGCAGTATTTTCAGAGTCAATTAATACTTCGCTGTACTCGTCGGTACCACAATCATCTTCCTCAGATAAGAAAGTATCCATTAAGAGTAGTGACAATTTTCTTGTTAGGTAGCCCGATTCCTTGACCCTTTTATGGCTCGTTATGAGTGCCTTACGAGCTAGTATCGCTACTATGAAGAAGTCAGTAATATTCTTAAGTCCTTTTAGGTAATTGGTTTGAATTACATATGGAATGATGTTTCCATCGAGGTCTGCCTTTAAAGCAATTGTAGAAATAATTTCTTTAAACTGCTTTCTGTTAATACCAGTCTTTGCATTAAAATAAGGTTTGAAACAAGTATCTTCAGTTTCAAGAATGTTCATAAGCTCATCAAATTCTTTATTAACAAACTCTTCAATCTCAGAAAAGTCTAATCCACTAGGTACTTCTTCATTTACAAGTTCTTTAAATCTATCATTCTCGCTATAAAGATTTACTAAGTCATGTAAAGATAAAGTACTACCAGAATAAACATTAAACTTTCCAGAAAGGTCAGAAAGGTGGTTAATGGAATTCTTGATAGAAATATTTAGTTCATCTAAATATCCCTTTTTCTCAATTTCTAAATCGACAAAATATTTGATTACATCATTGAAATAATTGATGACTGTATTTTTATTAAAGTTTTTGATCTTATCAAGTATGATAAACCTGTTTTCTGGTATAATTTTCTGATCTACAAATGGTATCAACAGTATCATCTGTGTGATTAGATTAGCCATTGTACCTTCATAAACTTCACCATTTAAAGAAAAAGTAATGTTTATTTTTCTTCTCTTGTAGTCATCTAATATTTTAGATTCATACAATTCTAGCTTCTTATAAAATTCCTGCTTATCTTCAATTAGACCATTTAAGTTTATAGTCTTCTTTGCCATAATGCAAAATTTCCTCCTCTTCCTCTATTATAATTTCCTACAAAAATGTATTTGTATCAAAGTCATAATATATAGATGAAACTTAAATAAAAAATCATACTAACTGGTAAATAATCCAGTTAGTATGATTGTGTTTTTAGATTTATTTTTCTATAAAAATAGAAGAGTTATTACTTCTTTTCAGAGTCCTTTAAAACCTTGGGCTTAAGAGCATTATCCTTAGTCTTGGTTCCAGATACACCCTCTTTAGGTGCCTTAACGATAGTCTGAGAAGTCTTCTTAGCAGCCTTAAGAGCAGCCTTAGCAGTTCTAGTAGCCTTGCTAGCATACTGCTTATTAATCTTAGCGATTAGCTTCTTACGGAGACGAGAAACCTTAACAAGCTTCTGATAGTCAGCACTCTTAGCAGCACGAGCAGCAGAAAGAGCAGCCATAGTCTTAGTTAAGTTAAAGTACTGATCTCTACTCATAACACGTTGTTTGTTAGTCATCTTATTAGTGGAGACAGTAGCTTCAGTGTATACGGAATATTCATCACCAAGATCAGCATAACCGCTTTCACGGAGCCATTCTACGATCATATCAAAATCTTCCTGTATAATCATTTCATTTTCAACCTCTTCAGGAGTTTGATTTTCATTTAGATTCTTGTATTCATCAAGTAACATTTTATATCACCTTTCCTTTTTAGATTTTTAAATTTAAATAGTTTTACTTTATTAGATTGTTGTTTCTAAAAATATTAAAAATTTTGTATGTTCCTGTTTACTTTTATCTCTAGAAACCTGAATTATTTGGAAATAGCTGTAAAGATATCCATGAATTCTTGTAAAGGCTGTTTTTCAGTAAGAATTGCTTTTTTATTCTTTTCTACTTTTTCCTTTTGTTCATCGCTAGTAGTATCTGGAATGATAGAAGCGTCATCATTTTCTTCATCAAGCATGTTAGCTGATGCATTTTGAACGCCAGCTGTATTAGCTTGTGTTTGTTTAGCAAATTTCTTTTCTCGACTTGCTAGTTTCATTCCATCTGCTTTTGCAGTAGCTACATCTTTCATACCGCCTGCTATTTCTTTAACGCCTTCTTTAACTTCTTTTCCGCCAGCTTTTACTCTAGCTTTGCCATTTTCTATTCTACCTTTTGCTGCTGCCATTGCGTCGTTATTAAGTTGTTTAGCGTTATCTATATTTTCTTGAGAATCTGCAACTTCTTCCTCATATAAGTAGATCCATTTTTTTGCCACTTTACTGCACTCCTTTCCATTATAAATTTTTGTACAATTTTAATCACACCTTTATCTATATATAATTGTTTTGAAAATATTTTACTAACACAAGAAAGGAAGAAAGTAAAAATGGAGAAAAAAGTTATTTGGTCTAATTGTGATTTAAAACTTGATGATTGGATTGATTGTTTTAAAGAAACAAACCCTGATTTAACTGAAGAAGAGTACTTACAAATGATGTATGAAGCTAACGATGGTAACTTAGATTTTGTAAGAGATGATTTAGATAAGGTAGTAGCTGATAGTATTTTAGTTATTGCAGATATAGGTAGATGGAATGGTCGAGTTATGGGATACAAAGTTATAGAAAGTGGAAATCTTGCTGATTGTTTATATTCTGACTGTGATATGGCTGAATGGTATATTGATGAAGAAAATGAGTTTAAAGGACATTTTGTTCATCATGATGGTCGTAATAATTGTTACTACAGAATCTGGAAAGATGACATAGAAGATGAAAACAAAGAAGAACTGTTAAATTTGATTTACAATGGTAAAGCAACTCAAGAAGATATAGACAATTTAACTGAAAAATTAGGTGACACAATTAGTAAAATTTATGGTTGGTGATTTGAAAATGACAAATGATGAAATTGTAAAACACTTTATATTTGATTTGGAAATGGAAAGATTTAATAGAACTACAAAAACAATCTTTCTATCATTTTCAAATGTACTTGGATTTAAACTTGTAAAAGAAAGAACTTATAAAATTGATGTTGATTTAGTAAGGAAATTTCTAAAAGTTGTTTTAAAAGCTGGATTTACATTTCCTCTAAATGCTAAAACATATGTTTCTGATGATAGAGAAGAAATAATCTTGGATTTAGAACTCAAAAAAATTTATATTTTGAGAGAAGGAACTATTTGTTGTAAAAATTACATTCCAGAATATGTAGAGGAGTACAAATTAGAAAATGACGAATGAAGAAATTAGAAAAAAATTTTTGTTTGATTTAACAATGGGAAGATTTGAAAGAATTATTACTGACCAAATTATATTTTATGGACCATATCTTGAAACTTTCCAATTGGCAATGGTGTTAATTGACCTTGGATTTGAAAATGCAGAGTATGAAGATAAACTTAAGCGAAATAATTTCATACTTCTGGATAGAACAGAAATTCGTATATTTACTGAAACTAAAAGTTTTCACACTTATTGGATACCTAGCAGTATTGGTAATAGCAATCCTATAAATCAACAAATACCAGATTATGTAAAAAAATATAAAATAACGGATAGTAGAGTTCTAATTACCTAAAGGAGTAAGAATTTAGAAAATGACGAATGAAGAAATTAGAAAGAGATTTGAATTTGACTTAAAAATGGGAAGATTTAAAGTTTCTCCAGATTCAGTACATTTAGGTTTGTTAACATCTAAAAATCAAGATGCATGTAATAGGCTGTTTAAGTTATTGACTGATATAGGAAAAACACAAATTGGACCTGGTTTTGAAGAAGAATTTGATGGTGTTTATATCTTTTCCTCATTCAAAAATAGATTTCAGTTGTTAAAATATAATGAAAAGATATTAGCTGAAGGTAAAGCTATTTTTAATGAAATTCCAGATTATATCAAGGAGTACAAAATAAATGACGAATGAAGAAATTAGAAAAAGGTTTCAATTTGATTTGGAAGTAGGAGTCTTTAAGAAAATTGAATTTGAAACTTATTTTTTAATAAAACGAAAAGACCTATGTTTTATCGATTTCTTAATTGATATAGGTTACTTTTTTACATTTTTACCAAGTGCAGATGCATTAATAAATCAATCTATTAGGGAAACAAATGAAGTTTGTATGGTGCTAAATGAAGCTACTAAAGAAATAAACCCAACACTATGGAGATTTAAAGAATACTTTAATGATGTACCAGATTATATCAAGGAGTACAAAATAAAAAATGACGAATGAGAATGAAGAAAAAAGATTCCAATTTGATTTGGATCTGGAAATAAAGTACAAAACTAAGTATACTAAGAACCACAAAATAGTATATTTCGTTTTGGACGATTCTGATTCTTATCCTTTCTTAATAGAATTAAGAAATGTTTTAAAAAGGTTAGGATACAAAAAGAAAGGTGGCTATGTGAAAAATAGCAACGCTTTAAAGTTATATCTTAAGACAAGAAGATATGAAGAAGTGTATTCTGCACCAGATTTTAAGTCCATAACTTCACCTAAGAATCGATTTCCAGATTTTATTAAGGAGCGTGTTTTAAATGACGAATGAAGAAATTAGAAAAAGATTTGAATTCGATACAGAATTTTTATTTAAAAATAGCAACTTAGATGAAATGTACTTTGTTTGTCCTATAAATAAAATAGGAAAATTTTTATATTTTTTAGAACATGATCTTGGATATAAAAGGAAAAATGCCATTTTTCCAAGGGGTTACAGAATGAATGTAATTTATTTGGCAGTTTGTACAAAGTCTAAGTGTCTTATTAGATTTGAAGATTACGTAGATGGCTCTATTAGACTAAATCCAGTACCAGAGTATATTAAGGAGTATGAAATAAACTATGACGAATGAAGAAATCAGAAAAAGATTTAAATTTGACATTGAAATGGGTGTATTTGAAATAAACAAAAGTATACTTTGTTACACATTCAATGATAGCACGGAAAGTTGTCTTAAATTAAGAAAACTACTACTTGATATTGGAATGAAAGAATTGGAAAGATTTAGAAAACATAAAGATGATGAAATTTGTACGGTACTGTTCTATGTTATAAATCCTGAAAGTTCTGATGATTCATGGAATAATACATTTGATACTTTTCAATATCGTGATGATGTCTATAGAAATAACAAAATTCCAGATTACGTCAAGGAGTATGTTATAGAATGACAAATGAAGAAATTAGAAAGAGATTTAAATTTGACTTAGAAATAGGAATGTTCAAAAAAGACTATCCATTTGAAAGTATTACATTTCATGGGTATTATAAAGAAACTGCAAAATTAATAAAATTGCTTATTGATAGTGGCTATGAAGGGATAATTGCTAATAACTTAGAAAATAAGCATAATGGAGAACTTTATAGAACACAAATAGATGTTTCTAATAAAAAAATTTTAGCAATATATTGGACGTTGACAGAAAATTATAATCTTCTTCCAGATTATATCAAGGAGTATGAAATAAACTATGACGAATGAAGAAATCAGAAAAAGATTTGAATTTGATATGAACATTGGTCTATTTTTACTAGACTCCAGTAATTTTATTACTGAAAAAACTTTGTTTAAATGCAGTTGGAATAGAAAACTTGCAACAAAGTTCTTAGAAATGCTTAGTGATAGTGGTTATAGTTTATCTCGGTATTACAAAGATTCAATCATCACCCTCTATGATAATCCTGTTATCGCACTAGATCAGATTAGCAAAATACATTCAATTATTGAGGATTTTGATGGAACTATATTGAACGAAATACCAGACTATATCAAGGAGTACAAATAGATGACGAATGAAGAAATTAGAAAAAGATTTGAGTTTGATAGCAAATTTAGTTTTAAGACTTACCCAAATTTTGCTTTCTTTAAAATTGACACTAAAACACCTATTACTAATAGATTTCTTGCAGTTTTACATGACAATGGTTATACAGGAAAAGGTACTGTCAATAATACACATTTGTACTTAGTAATTGATTTTAGAGACAAAAAATTCTTAGGTATTGTAAGTGTTGATAATGAAAATGTACTTATATACAATCAGATTCCAGATTATATCAGGGAATATAAAATATGACGAATGAAGAAATTGAAAGAAAATTTGAGTTTGAATTAAGTATAGGTCTCTTTAAGCATTCTATTAGATATCCAGATGAAATTCTTTTCAAAAGGGGTAGTAGAACCTACAAACTTCTTAAGTTGCTTACTAACATAGGTTTTGTTAGTGATGAAGATTCACTTTTAACTTTATGTAAGGAATCATATATAAAGGAACTTCTTGAAAGTAGAAATGGAGTTTATCTAGAAATAAGCATGAAGGACAGAATTGTAGATATAGATACAAATTGGAATTACTTGAATCCGATAACTCAGACTACGGATTTTAACGAAATACCAAGGTATGTAAAGGATTATCAAATATGACGAATGAAGAAATTAGAAAAAGATTTGAGTTTGACTTAAAGATGGGTTTATTTAAAAATAGGAGTCGTTTTGCTGGAGGAGAATTTAGATTCTGTGGCTACCTTGAAGATTCTATTAAATTTTTAAATTTACTTATCGATAGTGGTTATTTGTGCTCAATGTCAGAAGATACGTTTAAAAACATGATAAGAACATACAATTCCGCTGATACTGAAAAACTGTGTAAAATAGATATAGTCCCTTCAGATAAAATAGTTTTATCAGTCAATAGGAGTTTTGAAAAAGAAGATAATCCATTTCCAGATTACATTAAGGAATACAAAGTATCGTTAAATAACTTACAAAGGAAAGTAATTAGATTTAAAAACCTGACAAAAGAGAAGAAATACAATTATGACGAATGAAGAAATTAAAAAAAGATTTGAATTTGACTTAAAGATAGGTTTATTCAGGGAAGATATACTAGGATACGGTAAAAATAATGTAGTTACGTTTTATGATTACTATCGTAATTCTACTAAACTTCTGAAATTACTTATTGACTGTGGGTTTCTTTTTAGTAAACCTCCCACTCAATTAAATTTACCAGATCCAGATATAGTAGAATGTACAACTGCTAAAGATCTTCTGTTTAAAATTACTATAAAACCAACTGATAAGTTAATCCTTGATACTCACTGGATTCTTAGACAACCATTTAGTAGTAATCCACTACCAGAGTTTGTAAAAGATTATGAAATTCCAAAAAATTTTAATTTTGAAACTCTAATTCAAAAAAGTTCAGACTAAAAATTTATTACACATGGAAAAGAAAGGAGATTTTAAAGCCAAATGTCAATAGATCTCAGTAAAAGTACTTTTGTCAAAAATTATAGAGATGACATGCTAAGTGCATTGAAACTATTGAAACCAGATATGACTGATGATGAACTGTTAGCAGTCATAGATGATCAGATAGCAAACAATGCAAAGTTAAATGATGAAACATGTAATGTTGCTATTAGAAACAACTATACCAAGGAAGAAAGTAGTCATACTCTATTAGAAATTTTGGATTTTTATGAAAACAAAAATCCCATTATGACTGGCTATGGAGTTATGTTTAAGCAACATGACAAAGCTATCAATTTAAATGCGGATTTTGTTAGCTGGTTGATGAGCGAGAGAAAAGTAGCTAAGAAAGCACAATTTGCTGCATTAAATGAGGGAGACTATATTAAAGAGTCTTTCTATGAAATGCTGCAGAAGACTTTTAAATTGTTGAACAACTCTTATTATGGAGCTACTGGAGAAAAGAACAGTCAGTTCTATAATCCAGTTATACCACCAAGTGTAACTTTCATGGGGTATGCTATTATTACCACTTCAATTTTAGCATTTGAAGCATTTTTAAGTAACAACATTCACTATGACAACTTTAACGACTTGTGTGTCTATGTTAAAAATTGCTTAAAGAGTACTAGAAATGATTTGAAAATTCTCAAAGTTCTTGATTCTGAAAATGTAAAGAAGAAACAAGATTTGTTAGATAACTTAAAGAGTTTGATGACTGTTTCTTTGACTAAAGATGAGAAGTCTAAGCTAAAGACTCTGATTAATGGACTTTCCAAAGAGCAAGTTAATCGAGTTTACTATAAGAACAACTTGTATGAGTTCTTGAATAATGCAACTCAGAAGAAGTATCTAGAAAATATCTTGCAGTATGATATCATCAATCCGAATGAAGTTAATGATGACATTAAGGAAAACTTAGATAAACTTTGGGAACTATTAGAAGAATTTGTAGTTTATGACTTCCAGTATTGGAATAGAGCTGATAGAGCATTCAATATGGAAAGAGAAACTATATTGGTGGTAGATACTGACTCAAATTTCTTGTCGTTGAATCCATATATAAAATGGGTAGAAAAGTCTATACAGCTTCCAGAATCAGACAAATTGTTCTATTCAATTCCTAACTCAGCTATCTTATTCTTGTCCAAGTTTATTCAGAAAGAACTAAACAGATTGACTGAGAATTGTAATGTTTCTGAAGTTAAGCAACCTATTATCAATATGAAGAGCGAATTTTTGTATTCTAGAGTCATGCTTAGCCGAAACAAGAAACAGTACTGCGGATTATTAGAGTTGCAGGAGGGTAATATCAAAAGGAAGGTAGACATGAAGGGTATGTCAATTAAGAAGGCAAATGTCAATAATCGTACCAGACAAGTGTTTACCAACATGATTGAAAATAAGATACTGAAATCTGATAACATCAACATTGCAGAAATTTTAGGTATCTTTAAAGCATTTGAAGATGAAATTTATAATTCACTTCATAATGGTGAGATAACTTTCTTAACACCAGGTAAGTGTAATGAACTTGATGCTTACAAGGATCCATATAAAGTAGCTTCTGCTAGAGGTACTATGATTTGGAATCTGCTTAATCCAGATAATACTATTCAGACACCAGCTAAGGTAAATATGCTAAAGCTGAACATCAATTCCATTGAAGATCTTGAACCAATCTATGAAACTGAGATGTTTGAGAAAATTCAAAAGTTAATTTTTGATGATGAAAGATTGGCACATTATGGAATGGCTACAATAAGTTTGCCTAAATCTGTAAATAAGATACCTGATTGGTTAATTCCATTTATCAACTATGATGACATTATTGACGACAATATTCGTGTTGGTAATATCTTACTTGAAAGTTTAGGGATAAAGCTAATGCAATTTAACAATAAGGAATTCTATAGTACTTTCATCAGTTTTTAAAAAGTTAAAACAGTTTCTAAACATATATAATTTCTTTAGAAACTGTTTATGACTTTTTCTACAGTAAAGTAACTAACAAAAACAAAATTTTTAAGGAGGCTAACTAAAATGGCAGTTACTAACAGAAGTAACAATGATAACCAGAAAGAAAAAGTAACTTATAAGTGGGGTAACAGTGGTCCTAGCTTTTGGCAGAAGGATAACAACACTGTACTTCAGACTTCCCTAAGAAAATCTGACAAGAATAATTCGTATGAGCTTATTCTTAAGATCCAGACACTGGATAGTGATGGAAAGTTTGTTAAGTCTGAAGATGGTAATTATGACAATGGTTACATCAATTTATCTGCAAATGAAATAGCTAAGATTGCTTACCAGCTTGAAGACATGTTCCCCACTGGCGATATGGATGCTGGTACTATCGGTGGCATTATCATCAATCATATTTCTGCTCAGACCAATAATGGTTCTCAGCTTGAAATTGTTAGCGAGGAAGATGGTGTTTATGTCTACATTTCTTACGTACAGAATGCTAGTGTAACAGCAGAATACAAGCATTTACTTAGCAACGATCAGACTTTGAAGTTCTATAATGCTGATGGTGAAGAAGCTGAAGAAGTTATCAACATGGATATCGTAGCTTTCAAGAGACTCTTTAACAGTGCATATGCTGTGGTATCTGGCTTAGTTGATTCTACATTTGAATGCAATGGTTTTTCAATTAATGGTAGATCTGAATCTAAAACTGGCGGCAAAGTAGCAGGTGGTATGAATCGTAAAGTTCGTTCTACTCTTGGCTCTAAGAAGGCTGAAATGGTATCTGAAGACGATGATGAAGAAGTAGATGAAGCACCTGCAGCTAAGAAGACTGTTGGTCGTAAGTCCTCTATTGCTAGATCTGCATCTAACATGAAGTCACTTTTAGAAGATGACGATGAGGAGGATGACTGAGGACGACGAAGATATTCCTTTCTAAATCGTTAAGCACAGTTATCTAAAAATTTTTATGAGTCTGTATTTGTAACAGAATACAGACTCAACTATTTTTGACGGAGATACAGAACATGATATTTAATGACAGAGAAGTAAAACCTTATAAAATAACTGAAGACAAAGATACATTACTGAACACTAACAATACTGAAAAGAAAATTTTAGTTACAGATTTTGATGACACTTTAGCATTGACTGCAATTAAGCATTTTCATTTAGTACAGAATTCTAAGAATGTAGAAACTTACAAGAAGTACATGAACATAAATCAGACATCACAAAGGTTCTTTTATAGTAGAACAGAATACTATACTAGCAAATGGTTGAAGAGACCTGAAGTAGATGAAATTCCTAAAGAAATAGCAAATGAAATTACGGACTTGTTTAATCTTCCAGACTTTTATGATGATGTTAAGCCTACTAAATTTGCTATCGCTTTAAAGGAATATCTTAAGCAACCTTATTGTGAAAAGATTTATGTAATTTCACATTGTCTATCAGATACAGCTGCTGACGCAAAAATAAAATGGTTGGTAGATTTTTATAAGGATTGCAATCCTGAGAAGATAGAATTTATCCCTACTACTGATACAAGAAAATCAATTCCAATTATGGAAAGAGGAATTAAATGGGACATCTTTGCAGATGATCGACTTGAATGCATTTATGATATGGTTTTGTACGGTCAAGGCTTTGGTAACGAAATTTTAATTCCTGAGTTCGGTTATAATAAGCCGACAGAAAGATTTTCTAATCTAGTGGAGAAATTCAATCTACAGACATTTTATATGAACGTCCTGTAAGAAGTAAATTGAAACAGATAGTTACTAAAACTATCTGTTTCTTTTTTTTTATCTAGTTTTTATAGTCTGAAACAATCCATTATTAAAAGAAACGTACGAAAGGAGGAGTTTTCCTTTGAAAATAGATATTTGTAATCTGGACAAATTTATAAAGGTTAACAACATACAAGAAGTTACTAACCCTATACGTTTTGATGCAGATTGGTACCCAACTGATAATGGTCTTTTATCATATAGAATTTTTGGTCAAGTTGGTAGTTATGATAGACGTACTTTATTTGGTTACATCGACCTAAAAGGACACTTTTTACACCCATTATTTTATTTGAGACTCATAAAAATGAATCGTAATTTTGCTAGAGTCATTGATGGTAGTGGCTATTTTAGAATTAACGAAAAAGGTGAGTTAGTTGCTGATAATGAGAATGGAAATACTGGAATAGCTTGGCTTTATAAGAATTTCAAAAATCTTAAGTTTAAAAAATCGGGTTCAGGAGAGCGAGACAGGACTATAGACCTTCTAACTAAACTTGATCTTGATGAAATCTTTGTCAGCAAGTGGCTTGTAATTCCTGCCTTTTATCGAGATTCTAATATACAAAAACTCGATCATGGAAGAGTTTCAGAAGATGAAATCAACCCTATGTATGCAAATTTGATTTCTCTGGCAAGTTCTAAATCAGATTTCGACTTTATGGGATATATTACGGAATCTAGAATTCAAAAACAGCTTTTAGAAATCTATGATTACTTGACTGGATATATCAAGGGTAAGACTGGACTTCTCAAGAATAGTTTGCTCGGCAAGACTGTGGACTATTCAACTCGCGGTGTTATCTCAGCAGGTAGAGTCAATTCTAATACATCAGATGAACAATTGGTAAAGTTTACTTATACTGGCATTCCTTTATCTCATTTGTGTAACTTATTCTATCCTTTCTTCCAATACGAGATAGCTAGTTTTGCAGAAGAAACCTTTGCATCAGTTAATGAAATTAGGGGTTCTGATGGAAATTATTATCCATTGGTAAATCCTATGAGTAAATTTACAACTGAAAAGATAAAAGGGATGATGAACTTATATATTAAGTCACCTGATAATAGACTTGATCCAATCATGGTTCCAATTAGGCTTAAGAATGGAAGTGTTAAAGAAGTTCCTTTAAATCTCTTCCAAGATGATTTAAAGAGACACTTTACTTTACTGGACTTGATATACATTGTTGCAACTAGAGTTTGTCTTGACAAACATGTGTATGTAACTCGATTTCCGATTGAAAACTATCGTGTGTCACGTTGATCTATAACTTGAAAGAATCAAGGAAATGATCGATATAAGTATACTTATGTTAACTGTAAGTTTGATTGGTGGAATGAAATACGGCAATCAGTATGAAACACCAACATTAATACTCCTACATGCATTAAAAAATAGCTAGAATTATTTAATGTGTGAAGCTAGGTGAAGACGTATTCATAGTAATGCGGATGGTTCTATAATATGGTGAGGAACACGAATTTTCTAACGTCCAATGTTTTGGGATTAGTAGTATGATAGTGGCGAAAATCCTATTGAATGATGCTTCAATTGAAAATATTGGGAACAGAAAACACCTAAGTTATAGAAATACTAGAATTTACGGAACGTGAGAAGTTTCTATAAAAAGAAAATAGCTGATACTTTTTATAGAAATGGCAGCAGCCTGTAGTAGCGATGAAGCTTTTGTAATGAAAGTGGAGTGAAGGGGCATAGTCAATTTTTTGATTGAACTTTTTCTAACGATCAAACAATTTATTAAATACTTTTACAAAGGAGATTAATAAAATGGGTAGAAAAAGTAAATCACATGAAGATTTTGTTAAAGATGTTATGAATATTTTAGGACCAGAATATCAAGTGCTGGGAAAATATATCAAATGTTCTGAAAAAATAAAAATGAAACATTTAAAATGTGGATTAGAATATGAAACTGAACCTAGAACTGTAATGCATGGATCAGGATGTCCAATATGCAATACCGATTTTCATATGTCACATGATGAATTCGTTTCAAAAGTAAATAAAGAGGGAGATAACGAATATGAAGTCCTAACTCCTTATATCAATACAAAAACAAAAGTAACGCTAAAACATAAAGTGTGTAATGAAATTTATGAAGTTGCACCTAGAAATTTCTTTCAAGGTAAAAGATGTCCAAAATGTACTAAAGTAAAACGTGTGACAAATGAAGAATTTGATCGACGTCTGTTAAACATTTATGGAAATGAATGGACTAGAGTTTCAGAGTTTATGGCAATAAATAAGGAAATTCTAGTTAAACACGAAAATTGTGGGAACATAATTAAGAATACTCCAAAAGTTATTTTAAGTCAAAGATTTGGATGTAAATATTGTAAGATGACTAGCGGAGAATTTAGAATTAAATCTGTTTTAGAAAACTTAGATATAAAATTTACCCCACAAAAGAAGTTTGATGATTGTAAAGATCTAGGTTACTTATTTTTTGACTTTTATTTTTGTATTGACAATAAAGAGTATATCATAGAATATGATGGACGACAACATTTTCTTCCTATTTTTGGTCATAATGATAAAGAACGACAAGAACGTTTAGAATTTACGCAAAAACATGATGAGATGAAAAATTTATATTGCGAAAACCATAATATAAATTTGCTGCGTATATCATATGATACTCCCTATCAGAATATTCAATCAATAATTGAAAACTTCATAAAGAAAAATTGATGGAACGCTGTGTGAGGTGAAAGTCTCACGCACAGTGTGAAGTGGGGGAAAAAATAGAGATAACTTCAAAGTTTTACCTATCACTATAATCAATCTATCCAAGCCGTATAAAAATAATGACTACTTACAAGACTCAAAAAATAACAATTGCTAACAAGTATTATGACAATTATCCTGTAGTTACTACAGATTTTGATAGTCCTAGTTATGATGAAAACATGAACTATATCGATACCATAATTCCCCATAATACGATGTTGGAAGCCTTGGGTGCAGACTTTGACGGAGACACGGTTTCTTTAAGATCTGTCTATTCACAAGAAGCAAACTTAGAATGTGAGAAACTAATAAACTCACCTAAGTATCTTTTAGATGTAACAGGAAAAACTACTAGAGTTTTGCGTAACGAAGGTATTCAAACTCTTTATACTTTAACAAGAGAAGGTTAATTTTTTTACCGTATTATCGGAAGTTCTATCTATATATCTTGAACTAGATACTTAGGAGCTTTAAGTAAAACTAGTTTTTGACATAATGATGGATTGGACGGAATAGACAATGTTTTGTACAAAAGAAATGAACATGGAATATTGTAAACAAAAATTACACTTTCAAATACAAAAAAAAAAAAAGAAAATCGTTTAAACTTTTTTAAGAGAAGAGGTAACCCCTCTTCTCTTATTTTCTTTCTTTTGTTTTGCAAAAATTAGAGACCAAACAATAAAATAATCATGGTTTACAATAT